GCCTAAGACTATCCAGCATTACTCCAGACATGATCACATCGTTGAGAATCTTACCGCAGGCAGCCATGGGAACTCCGTTGGGGTAGAAGACCTTCTCTCGATCGTGATGATCGTATCTTCCTCCACCAACGTCATAGACAACAGCGCAAGTCTCGTTGAGATAGTCGACATCTCGAGACCTGACGATGTGTACATCGTAACCCAACGGTTTAAGTTCATGTACAAGAACAGCCGTTGCCAGTAGTTCATCTGCATGGAACTCACCGTTATGAGTACCGAGATTGATCCGTTTATACGGATGCTTGTCTCCAACTTCCATGAGCCGGAGTATTAAATCTGATTGTTGCATCGACATCTTCCTTGGTAAATAACCATAAGCGTAATATATGCCTGATGATGTACTGGAATAAACAAAAAAGAAATCCCCGCTGGATGCGGGGCTCTTTCAGCTGCAATTTGCAGCTATCCTACTTCTGCGTCTCGAACACGACATAAATCGTGTCGAAGAGATTAAGCCTCTCTTTGACTGTGATTTTGGCTTCGTTGATAAGGGCGGTGACTTCATCGCATATGCGCTTAAACTCATCACTATCCTCGTCCCACAATCCGTTGAAATACATAGTGAACTTGGACTCATTGGAGTCAATCGCGTTCATCATGTGCTCATAAGAGAACTTGACCTGAGGAATGTTTACGAGCATATTCCGTTTCTCAGGTCCAACGCGCTTGTACTGGATAGCGCTAACGCTGTCCATGTACATGATTTCGTCGAAATCGTCCTCATGGCGTACTTCTATGCAATCGCACAGTTTGCGGGTCGTGAATTCCTTAAACTTTTTAACCAGCACAGCAGCAGTTTCCTTAGTCATCATGGACTCCTTTCTGTTTTGTTTCGGTTAGACTATGCGTGTAATATACATCTAACCAAAGTTGAAATACATTTTTTCGTACATCAATTAGCCATCGTCTAGATAACAATTGGAGGTAAAACGAATGTTCTGGAAATCAGTAACACTCGACAACTACATACCTTTCACTCACAGTGGAATCAAGCATGTAGACATTGACTTCTCCAGGTGTGCAAATGCAGTAGCTATTCTCGGTGGTAACGGATCAGGTAAGAGTTCTCTGTTGAGAGCACTTACTCCTTATCCTAGCGTTAGGACTGACTTTGGACCTGGAGGCAAGATAGTCAAGGTACTTTCCCACAATGGAAAGATCTACGAACTTACCAGCGACTTCAGCAATACAGGATCTCCTCATTCGTTCAAGGTGGATGATGTTGAGCTTAATCTATCTGGAACAACGGAGACTCAGAAAGATCTGGTTGAAGAGCACTTTGGTATAACCAAGTTGATAGATGATCTTCTTATTGGCGATTTCAGCATATGTGACATGAGCAAGGCTGAGAGAAGGTCGCTGTTCTCTTCGTTATATCCTGGAGATTTGTCATTCGTAATCGACTATTACAAAAAGGTATGTTCGTCGATAAGGGCTTGTGGCAACCAGCTCAAGTTGCTCAAGAGCAGAGAAGCCACATTGAGAAGTTCTCTGATAGATGCTGATGAGAGGGTTAGACTCGATAGGTTCCGTGAGAATGCTCTTAACTTTGTCAACACGATAGATAAGGACATTCTCAGGATCGAGGAGAACATCAAGATCTACTCTGCGAACAATGTAGAGTCCGATCTGACTCCTGAGAGACTTGCTGGTCTTAAGGATGAAGTTATCAATCTCAAGAAGAAGATCCTTAGGAACTACATGATCTACGGGATCAGGCAGAAGATCAAAGACAATCCTGGTCCTGTGACTATCGAGGAGATAGGAGATGAACACGCTGTAGTTGCCAGTGTAACTAGGGAACGTATAAGTGTGTTAACTTCTCAGTTAAGTTCGATCAGAGATGAGTTGAACTCATTTATTGCTTGTCGAGAGATGAGCAAGTCGTTCGACGAGAAAGACAACCTCGAGAAGAGGTACAAACAACTTCAGTCTGACCTGAGTAGTGTGTCTGAGCTGATAGGCAAGGAAGTTCCTGTAACTGTTGATCCTAACTACATCGATGCAATCGAAGCTGAGCTTATCCCTTATCTTAAGACCTGGTGTGAAGAGATGCACGGACAAGGTGTTAGGCTCAACACATGGGAAGAGATATCTAATCTACAGTCCAAGTTGGATAATGCTACCATGACTCTCAACGGGTCTATCGGTGAGGAGTTGTCCAAGATAAGCAGTGAGATAATCTCTGTTAGGGATAGGTTGAACAAACTTCAAAGTAGACCTTATCCTAAGGACTGTCATCAAGTTTGTCCTCTCAGATCTGCCGTCAAAGACAACATCGACTCAGCAGAGAAGAGAATTAATGAGTTGGTTGAGCGTAGGAACCAACTTATCACTCAGAGAACAGAACTTGAGAAGTTCGTTTCTGAAGCTTCTCCTGTTCTTGAGACTCAGAAGAAACTGCACCAGTCTTTAACGACAGCTGTGTACGGTATACGCAAGATGTGTGTTGAGCACATAGCGTTCAATGGAGACGATCCTGTAGATGTGTGTAACAACAAGTGTTTCGAGATAGTCAATCGACTTATCCGAGCTTGTGAAAAGTCTAGGCTCGTAACTCGCAGGAACTTGATCTGCGATGAGATGAAGTCTATTCAGGACACACTTCAGGCATTAGCATCTACCAAACAAATACAGGTATCTGCAGAGATAGTCGAGAGCACTATCCGCGATAGGGAAGAGAAGCTCAATCAGGGAATCAAGGAAATCGAACGTCTAGAGGAACTTTGCAAAAGAGAAAGTCACCTAAGTCAGGATATCAACGAAACAGCCAGAGACTTCAGCGAGATGCTCGGGCTGCAGAGTGAGATAACCACTTATGTCAAGTCTGAGACGATCAAGTCTTGGATAGAGTTCTATCGTGGTGTTGCCGATGACCTCATTAAGGCCAAGAACGACATCAACGAGGAACTATTCACTATAAGCAAGGTTCTTCAGGAGCAAAACAAGTACTCCAGTATTCTGGAGGACGAGATCCTTCCAACCATCAACAACGTGACTGTGGCTAAAGCCAACTACGAGGCAGTGGCAGACGGGTTGTCACCTGTGAACGGGTTGCCATGTATCTACCTGATAAGGTTCATTAATAGACTTATAGCTAAAGCGAACAAGATCATTGGTAAGGTGTGGTTCTACAACCTTGAACTTATGTATCTGGATGAGGAGTCCGATCTGGACTTCAACATCAAGGTCATGTTCAGGAACTCCACAGAAGCCAAGGATATTAGCCTGTTGTCCAACGGCCAGAAGGCCATGGTTGATCTGGCTATGAGACTCGCTCTCTGTATAGAGAGGGGATTTTTGGAAGAGTTTGCTGTAAGGCTAGATGAGATAGATGGTCCATTGACGGAAGAACATCGCACAAAATTAGTGTGCATGCTCAGCGATCTCATGGATAAAGGGGTGATCAAACAGATGCTATTGGTCAACCATTATGCCATGCAAACTGGCATGCACCAGTGCAGTTGCATAGCTCTGAATACTGAAGGGATCATAGTCCCTGACGACGTTAATGCTTGTGCCGAAATATCGTGAACTGGGATCCTCCACGGTGTAGATTTCTCTACACCGTGGAAGGGTCTATTTTAACAAAAAAGAATCGACGGCGCTCTAACCATTGAGCCACAGACGCTTATGCGTCTGGCGGGACTCGAACCCGCAACTTCCATCGAAGCCATGTAAGTGATATATGCTTGAGACTTGATAATCTACATATTCGACGCCATCGTATGAATTTTAATTACGAAAGGAAGTTGCGATGCACTATCCGCTAGATCATGCCATTATGACCGTTTGCTCGAAAATACCGCCTGAAGTACTCGAGCTCGGCATAATAAAGGCTAATAAGAAGTTTCACATCAACAACAACCTCACTGAGTTCCTATGCAGGGACATCATCAACAAAAGGGTTCTCAAGGACTGCAACCTTGTGTCTGGTGAGGTCAAGACCATTGTCCTTAAGCCTACCTGGCTAGAATCCATGGTTGGAGACCACGGTGGCTATGCCGGAGACGACGGTCCGAATACAGTTTACCGTGTACCTCCTGAGGCTAGAGATGGCAAGTCTATCAGTCAGGTTCTTACTGTCCAGTTCCCTTATCTGACCTATCAGTCAAGCGGTATCGCTAATGCAGACATTGCATCTGGCGGCTATTCGCTAGTTGACCAGGTAGATCAGGTTCTGAACTCCTGGACCCTGGCTACTCCTAGGAACCACCCTGTTGTGACCTTGCTGTCTGGGGATCTGGTCAAGTTGACTCCTTCACAGTACACAAGGCAGAACTGGTTGCTTACCTGTCGTATCAACTACGATGAGACATTCAACAACATGAGTGACTCCTCGGTCAGGATACTGTCTGATTTGGTGCTGTATGCCACTCAGGAGTGGCTGTACACTAACCTGATCGTTGACATCGATCGTGCCGAGCAGGAGACAGGTATGGACATCAACACTATCAAGTCGATAGTGGAGAAGTTTGAGAGTGCCGGTGAGAAGTATGAGGAGACTTTCCTGAAGTTCAGGGGAGCCAGTCTGCTTACACCTGAAGTTAGACGTAGGCTTCTGTACTACCAGCTTTAAAAGAAAACGAAGATGCACTGGATGTGACCATGTGGTCACATCCAGTGCATCCAAGTGTCTGTTACACACTCACAGGTATCGAAATGGGCAGACTACCAGAACTAAGCCTGAGCGATGGTGTAGCATCGAGTATGGAGATGTAAATATCCTGACCAGGGGCAGGAAATGCCATTATTCTCTTTGCTGCATTAGCGTTAAACTTAGATCCAGTTCCAAATATGTCCTTCATGTAAATGAAGTGGTACACATGACTTGGATCATCGTTATGAACAAACCATGTGTTCCTTAAAGTTGTACTATCAGTAATTGCTCCGGATGTGTTTACACCTGTGACATTGAAAAAGATTCTGTGATAGCGTTCTGCATAGTCGATGCGGCTCCACACAGTCTCATATCTCTTGCCATCAGCTGTCTTAACTAGGTTGTTTTTGATATACTTCTGATATTCAGAAGCAGTACCCAACGAACTATAGTCGATGCCATCTTCGCCGGGGGCGAATGGTGACACGTATATGAGTCCTTTGTATCCTGTACTCTGAACTTTGAACGTGTTTGTAGCAGAATCGTAGTTACTGCTATTTGCGCTCTGTATCATCTCAACAACAAGCACAGCATTACTGTTTCTCTTCAGCTCTTCACTCGCTGAATCCAAGAACGTTAGAGGTGTAGCGTTTCTCCAAGCCTGAAGATTATCTGTGACATTGAAGTTATTAGTCAATTTGACACGTCTGCTAGCTATAACTCGTCCACACGGAACAAGTTTCGCATAAACATACGAAGACGTAGTGACTCCAATGGGGAACTTAACTGTTTCAGATTTCCCAGTCTTTGGATTTACAATTTCTCCAGTGCTAGCTGTACCCGTAGACGGATCTATCTGGTACTTGGCTATTGAACCAGTGCGATGGATCCAGCAAGTTGGATAGTTGTACTTAATGTCAGGTTCAGATCCTCCAAGTATTAATTCCTTGGACACCCACCTGTCATAAGTATTACCATCGGCTGAGTTCATCGCTTTGGCTAGTATCTTCTCAGTTCCTTTTGCAGGCCACATCGGAGAAGACAACGCACTTAAGTTGTACGGAGTGTTTGCAACATATGCTCCTGACCTTGACACTTTCAATGTGGTGTTATCAGGAACAGAGGTCTCGCTCTTTATGACGCCATCGGCTCTAGCTGCAACAAGTCGGAACGATCTGTAGGAAGACTCAGCATATACACCGATACTTTCAGCGATTGAAGCACCGTCCATGCCGACGTATTGCTTATTCGAAAGCTCACCTGCTACCAATCTGTTGATATATTTTGCAGCGATATCAAGATCGCGTTTGCGCCTGAGCATGATGGCAGATCCACGATAAGGAGCATCAGGATCAGATGTGTTGAGGCGAACGGTTATCTTCTTGACGTAGTCAAAAGACAGTTCATCTGCCACAGTGTCCTTGGAGTTGTAGTAATACCGGGCGGCATTAGTTGTCAATCCAGGTATAGTCGTCACAGTATTCGCATCAGGGTTCCACTGGGAACCCCCTGTTACAGTGGCGCTCTCAACGAAATACGGCTCAGCTACAACGATGGCTAACTGATACACTCCGTTACTTGGTATAGTCACTTCAAGTGTATTGCTAGAGAAGTTGTACCTGGTATAACCCGCATACCAGGAACTCGGAGTAAGATCCGGACCGTAGTCGACTTCAGGTGGTTCTGGAGGTCCAGGTGGTGGTTCTTCACCACCTCCACCAGGATCATCAGGGATTTCATACTGCTCGGCCACTATGTCCTGGAACTTGATGTTCGTGTCAATGGCTCTGAAGAATGTTCTGAATTCAGATGCGGCAAATGTCGCGCTGTCGGACAGAATCTTGAAGAAAATCTCTTTTCCTCTGGAAGCAGTTATGATATCAGATAAGAACAAGGCTCCTCCGCTGATAGAGCGAACGAATCCAAAATCTATCTTAGCATCGCCTAAAAGGATTTCTGACAACCTGCTTCCACCAGATACCTTAATAGCGATTCTGTATTTTCCGTATTCAAGAACACGGAACTTTTTAGTGATCTCTGTCATATCGCAGGAATCTCCATGTAGAGTTCGCTATTCTCAGGGTCAAAAGTGGCTAAATCATCATCTCCAGGCACAGACTGTTCTACGCAGGTAGATATGCCATCAATAGCGTGAGCGATATCAAGGATGGTATCGATCACACACAGAACAGCAGTTTCGATATTAGCCGCGTAACCACGCGCAGTAACGACAGACGACTTGGTGGAATCCTGCCAGGGCTTACTTGAGATGTAGCCATGCATCACTCTCAACTGAGTGATGATGTCTGTCTTAGCGATGTACTTGCCTAGCTCGTAAATACCGATATTGTCACTAACACCATCAATCTCACCAAGTCTCTCACGAGTCAGAGTGAAACCTTTCTGCGCATACGACAGCTTAGGGGTAGCAGTGTAATCCGAGGAGATCAACATCAGATATACACGGTTGTATATCGTGTTGAAATCTGAGGAATATGAAGTGATAGAAGACCCATTGAAGATCTGATCGCCGTGTTCCACCAAGATCTGGTTAAACATATACAGGGCATCAACAGCATCCATGGCGAGACTAGGAGTCAACGCCATGTTTTTCACAAGCTTGGAACCAACATTCTCATCCCACACACTATCGAACAGAGTGCCTCTGAGATCAAGGTCAATAGGAGTTCCGCCTTCAACAACAGTTATATCCCTAGCCGAGTACTCTGAAGGAAACTCTCTGAGAACGCGGCACATACGAGCCGCGACAGCTTGTATGTTCCTGGATTTGATGTTATCCAGAGCACGCTTGAAATCAGCGGCTTGTTGTGCAGCATCGAGCATTTCTACTCCTTTAGTCTAAGTCAAATGTCAAAAGAATGATGTAAACGATGAAAGCGATCTTGAGAGAAGCTAGAGTGGACTCACGCTTCGAGATCTTAGAGTCAGAGACGAACGCGTCAACAGACGACTTGATCTTCAGGATCGCAGGATCACTTATACGAGAAGACCTGTACAGATTGGAAGCTTTCATCAGGATCGCAACTTTAGACTTCAAGTTGACCTTGTCCATGATGCATGCACGATAGGTGCGCTGGATAAGGTTCTTGATCAAGATGGCATATCCCTTGTAGTTCCCCTGTTTGTCGATCTCTTCAGACTTATGCTTCTGGTACTGGTAGGTTGCCGTGGTGCTGAACTTGTACAGCAACTCTCTTAGCATCTCTACCTTGACATTGGAAGTCTGTTTGCAGGCAAGCCTGAGATAGTCGTTCTTAACGAACTGATTGACGTTGAGAACCCTGTTAGTCACAGAGGTTGTCATAGCGTCAAAGTTGTTAACCAACTCTTTGATCCTCTTGTCACCGGACTCCTTATCGTCATCAGTGAGTTCAGAATCACGTATAGCCTTGCCTTCAGCATGAAGTCTGTAATACTCTAAGCTAACATTCACCAACTTCGTACGAAGACGCGTCTGAGTATCCGTAAGGACATAGGTGACACGAGCATCATCCATGAACGTCTTGATCGTATTGAAGTGGATGTTGTTGGTCTGGATCAGCTCCTTGGCACGAGCAAGCATTAGGAGTTTCCATGTGTTTGTGTCCTTGTGCTTGATGTCGTACTTGTCGCTAAGACTATCAATCGTAGCCTCCATGATCGCCCTGTCGGCTCCATGAGGGAACAGATGTCCAACAACAGATGAGAAGAACTTGACGAGAAGCATGAAGAACAGAGTTATACACGCATCTTCACGCACATTCCTAGGAAGGTTGGAGTTGTAGAACTTGTGAACAGACCAAACTATAGCAAGGTTGTACGGATTGGAAGCTACAATGTAGTCCGTGTTGATGGACGAGTGCTCAATCGTCTCCGTGAACTCAGACACGCTTATACCGAGGATGTCGAACAGAGCGTCGGCATCCTTAGGGAGGAATCTCATCTTGTTGACTGCAAGTAGAGGTGTGTTGAGAACCTCAGGGTGTTCACCCCTAGTCTCGAACAGAGTCCTCCACCTGGCAATATCCCTAGCCATTTTGGTTGTAGGGACAAAGTCATGCTTAGCGGCGAATAGCTGCTTAAGCGGGGTTACGTTTGTAGCCATAAAAATCTCTCCAATAAAAAGACCATAAAATTGCCCCTTCTCACCAGGAAATACACCCGGTGAGAAGAGAGCAACTCTAGGTTATTTTACAACGTAGGAACGCTTGTACCGCATGTTCCAGCTGCCGAATACAGCTGCCACATCATCCACGTAATCGGTGGGTCCTTCAACACCCATCACTCTGGTAGGAGATATGTGCCCGTATGCCTTGCACCCGCATCCAAGTGTTCCAGCTGCATAGCCTCTAACTGCACTGAACACCCTACGTCCATTAACCACCTTGGTTGTAGAACGACCACCTAGTGTTAGCAATAGACTATTGTCCTCCATGTCATCTCCTATGTTGTAGCTCGGATCAGCGTCCATGTAAAACACAACTGAACCAGTCTTGAAGATACTGGTCCTGTTGTTACCAATGACGTTGAACCTCGGATAGACGAACGTGCCTTCATCAACGGTTGTTTTATACGAGATACAGACACCATTGATTTTGTGAGTGATGTTTGTGAGGCCTACAATAGTAACAGTAGGTCTTACCTCTCCAGCTTCCCATGTCAGATTGAGTGTTCCTCTAAGTCTCTGGTACTGATACTTACGAGAACCCAGCGACTGCATGTTGTCGTAGATACGTGGAACCTGGACAAACATGGTGAAGGTATACTCATCGACAATAGCTGATGAGCACACTTGTATGGCGACAAGTGCACCCAACAGAGTTAGCATTTTCCTCTTCATGTTGAACCTCCTTTCACGATTGGAATTAAGCCCAACATAGGATTGTAAAAAGAAAAAATAAAGTACACCCCAGTCCAGGGAGCCTTGCGGCTCCCTGGACCAGGATCGCTTCATCAGCGTTAGACCGTCGGAGCGTCGTCCTTGCTGGCCATGTACGTGCCAACGAAGTACGCCGTCGCAGCGACAGCAACGCCGCCGATGATCTCGCACCACGTGCGGTTGCTGAGACCGAGAGTCTCATCCTCGAGCCACGGAGTCTCCGCAACAGGAGCCGGCTCAGCCGGAGCGGCAGGAACCGCAGGGGCCGCCGGATTGGCGGGCGTGTCAGTCTTGGGCTGCTCAGCGGTAGGCTGCGCGGCCGGAGGCTGCTGGGTGGTGGAAGGCTGCGCCGCAGCGGAGCCGTTGACCTGAGTCATTTCTGTGCTCATTTTCTTTGTTCCTTTGTTTGTTGGTTTCTGGTTTTCCAGATTGGTTGACGTTTTACCGTCCAAGTCTACAAAGGTAATAAATAAGTGAACAGAAATGAACTACACTATCACATCATCATCCCAATCTTCATCCAGTCTACTGCACTGACAGGAGCATTAGCTCTTGCTTCATACACAGACTGTTTCACCTGGCTCATAGCCTTGACATCGGATTCCTTGAGAGTATCCTCCTCAACGTCTCCGACTATTGCCATAAGAGCCTGGAGTTCCCGCTTGTACGCCGACCGGATAATGTCATTCTGACAGTTCTTGATCTTGTGCTTGTACTCAAGGATCCTAGACCTCATCAGCTGTTCTTTCTTCTTCTCTTCAAGAGAGCAACCTTCACCATCGCTTCTGACATTGCAGAGTATTTCATCTAGTTCAATGCCGTAATGGCGATGCCCGCTAGCAAAGAGGATGAAGTAGCAAGCCAACAGATAGGAGATAACCAAGTCGTCATGTCCACCATCAGAGTGGTCGACACGGTTGTTCTTGGTAGTAAGACCGCTGAGTTCGTTGATCAAGTTACAGTCACAGAGTCTATCAGCAGACAACTTGAGTGCAGTCATCATGACTCTGGAATACAAGAAGTCACGGGACATACCGCTAGAGGTTGTGTTGAACCCAAAGTTCTTCCTGACAGCCCCAGACTCGTAGTTGATGTTGTCAAGCTTGATATCCGGATCATACTCCTGGAAGTACTTGTTGTAGATCTTGCGGAGAGGACTGATGCTTCTGCGGCGAAGTTCAAGTATGATGTAATCCACAAGGACTGCACCATTCTTGTTTCGTTCAGGAATAATGATTGCCCTAGGAAGATCGATCAGGAGTTTAACAACACACTTGGCTACAAACATGAAGTTAGCCGAGTTAACCCTAACCACAGCAATAGGCTTGAGATCATAAGGATCCGTAACAACTATCGACGTGAAGTCTCTGCAGACATTGTCAGAGGTATCACAACCGATGATGTACGGTTTGTTCTTCAGAGCAGCATCTGCCATGATCTTGTTAGGATCAACATACCAGCTTATCGCAACGTTCTCTATCCATGTCGTTGTAACAGGATCTGCCTTAGAAGCCTGGATCCTATCGATCATGTCTTTATCGAAGATAGAGTTGTCAGAACCATGTAGCCACTGATTAAGGTAGTCCTTGGCTATAACCTTAGGATCCTTGCCACGAGTCACTTCTTCGAACCACTCGTCGCTCATCCCCAACTGTTTGTGGCTGTACTCCATGTACACAATGTTGTTCTTGGAGTTATGCCTAAGGACTTCCATCAAGTGTGCTCTGTCCCTTAGATCATAGAGCTTCTCGTAGAACCTCATTGCATCACAAACCATGTGGTAGGCGAAGTTTCCCCATTTATCGTCAATGTCTCCAGCAGTTGTAGTGATGATGATGGCTGCAGGAAGACCAGCTGCTCTTGCGGCAGGAGCTGCCTTGTTCATGGCAGCTGTAGCAGACGACCAGCTGAGATCATTGTTGACGAAGTATGCAATTTCGTCCCACATCTCAGCAGCCAGTGTGTTACCACGACCCAGACGGTCTGCAGCCTGTTTATCCATCTGCGCAATGAATGTCTGAACCTGAGTTCCTAGCGCAGCGTATGAGATTCCTTCCTTATTGTTACTGTCAGCGGGAGATGGATGGTAGAGATACTTGGGAAGAGCGTCTCTTATTTCTTTCATGCGCTTGATGTTGTCCCACTGAAGCATACTACCTTGACAGAACATTCCGATAGACAGCTTCATTGCGGCGATGTACATGTACCAGTCGAGTATAGACAGACCGCCCAAAGTCTTACCGATCTGACGGGGTATGGTAAGGAATCCATTAATGCTGTTATGGAACAACCATGCCTGAGCTAGGTTAGCTCGATTGAGAATAAACGGAATACCGTCAGTACCAGAACTCACTATTCGTACAACTTCCCTTATGAAGTACCAATAGTTGATTTTGCATTCGTAGGCTATTCGTTGCCGCAACTCTTCCGAATCATCGTTGAGATTATGTGGGTCTTTTCCGATCAAATCTCTGTCATACAAAGACAGGAAGAACGTGTTGTTCCTTACTCCCATCTTGTTGAGTTGGATAGCCATACGAAGGAAGCTGGTATTTGGGGTCATGGTGTCTATATACACTCTATCCCGCAAAATATCATCTTTGAATAAAATCATAACTTCCTCGATTGAAGTCAAAAACAGCCTGTAAAATAGGCATAAATATCTTGTACTTACCTAAAAAACTAAGTAGGTCAGAGGTACCCCATTGATGGGTACCTCTGACCACTCAATCATGCTCTGAAGCAGGTATTGAACACCGACTTGTGAACACCTTCTGACGTTACTAAATCGTCTCCTTGGGTTAGTATACAAAGCTCATCAAGCATCTGTATAGCTCCCTTGTCAACCAGTCCGTCTATCAGGTCTAGCTTGGTCAAAGTCTTAACAACTCCCTTATCGATAACTTCACCATCGACGATAAGATCAGTCATCTCCTTAGACCAGTCGTGAATCTCTGCAGTACGATCAGACAAGTTGAGTTTGTCACCGGTGTCTAACCGAACTGTAATGATCTCGCACTCAGTGTCCTGACCTATACGCCACACTCTATTCTCCGCTTGTTCCCGATCAGCTGAACGATAAGGAAGGTTACAGAACACAACAGTGTTGGCTTCGGTCAATGTAACTCCAGTTGCCATGGTCTGGATGGTAGCAATGAGAACTCTAACAGATCTATCCTTCCTGAATCTTGTCAGGATAGCAGTAGACTCCTTAGAAGTATCACCGTACATGAGAACAGGATTAAGCCCTAATGTCTTACACCTAGCGGCAAGGAGTTTAACTGTCTCGACATAAGTCGTGAAGAAGATAACCTTCTTGATAGAGTTGTTCACAATATCAAAGATGTCGATCTTGTTCATTACCTTAGTCGTCATCTCACTCCTGATGTTCTCAAGCTTACCAAGAACCTCTCCCTGTATACACAGATCAAGGTACTTGATCTTGCTCTTGCACTCGATGAAGTTCTTCTGCATCACCTTGTTGGTTATAGCAGGGATAAGAACTGTCTTCTCGTACTCATTAGCCCAGACAACATTAGCAGCACACTCTTTGCTGTGTCTGTCATAACCGTTCTTGATCAGATCGTCTACGATATCTCTCCACTTGGCATAGTCGTCAGTAGGAGCAATCATCGCATTGTTCTCGAAGAACGAGATAACAGCTTCCCACCACTTCTGATATTCAGGCATACGCTTAGCGTGATAGGACACACGTTCCTTAGCGTAGTCCATCAACCTCTTCTTGACATTAGGGATAGTGTACTCGTTGCCACCATCTACCTTGATGTTGAGAGTTGAGTGTTTCTTCTCTGGTAGAGTGTAGACATCTTCCATCTTCCTACGATGCATCATCATGTCAAGACGAGCGTGAAGGATATCAGTAGCTAGAGTGGTATTGACTCCGAATGCCTTAATGAATACTTGCTGAGCGAACTCATCAAAGAATCCGTCGATGATCCTGAGAAGAGGAACTATCTCAACGCCTACAGCTTTAACAGGTGTTCCTGATTGAAGAAGTATGTGTTCGCAGTTCAAGATGCTCCTGAGTTCTATCAACCTCTGAGTCCTCTGACTTTTGATCTTCAAGAAGTTGTGAGACTCGTCAACAATGATTCCTAGCTTGGTCTTCTTACGAAGATACTTAAGAACATCGTCAATCTTGTCCATTGCATCATAGTTGAAGATGAAGAAATCAGCGTCCTTGGGAACATCTCTACCCGTCAAGAATACTCTCTGCTTTCTACGGTAGAAATCCTCAATGTGTTTAAGCCATACATCCTTGAGAGTTGGTTTAGGAGCGATAATGAGAACTCCATCACAACCAACAGACTTCATGGTAGCAAGAGCGGTAATTGTCTTACCTAGACCACATCCAAAGGACAGGAGTTCTCCGGACAAGTGAGCTCTCCTTCTACGAATGTCATACTGTTCGATGAACTCTCTTTGCCAATCGAACAGCTCTACCTTCATGTCCTTATCAATGCGAGTCATGTCAGTATCGCAGAGAGGATCACAATCTCCTCTAAGATCCTTGATCCAAGTAGATTCGATGATCTCATCTATCAGTGACTGTACTGATCCACCTCCACCTGCTTTAGTAAGGATGTAAACTAGCTCAGGTATGAAGAATTTGTGTATTCGAATAGATGCCTTTCCGAATACCTGCATTCCCATGAGTTCATAGATTCTCTCGATGCGATGAGAACCGTAGATTTGCATGACCCTTTTGGAGAACCAGCGGTACGGAAAATACTTGATCTGTATGAACTGTCCTTCATCTGTAACGGTCTTGCCCCACCATCCACCGAACAGTCCGCGAACAGGGACTTCCATCGGTTTATTGCCGAACAGACTCCTAATAGTTTCTAACATCATCATAAATAAGAACTCCTAGTTTATACGATGGGGCAAAAGAAAAAGAATAGGAAGAGCAAGGGATCCGAAGACCCCTTGCTCTTACCAACACTTAGGCTTTCAGATTAGAAAGACGCGCATTGAGATCATCGTAGGACAAACTTATCATAGTCTGCTCTTCGAACAGAAGCTTGACCTCTTCTTCTGTCAGAAGCCCCTTACTGACGATGAAGTCTGTAAGAGTTTTGACCTGAACAAGTACATCCTCGACACGGAACACTGTGTCTTGCAGAGTTCCGCCTCCGCATCCTGCAGGCTGTCTTACGGCTAACCATCCCATCGGACCCATCCGGCGATCCTTGCCAGTTAACCAAATGGCACAATCGCTGATCGACATCAAACATCCGGCACGAGTAATCGTTTTGGCCTTGCATCCACGCATAGCGTTGAGCAAAGAGAGTATACCGAACATATTGGAAGTCGTTCCTCCAAACTGAAGTGAATAAGTGGCGAGAGTAAGATCCACAATGTCGTTCGCAGTCGCATTGTTGATCAAACTGCAGATCACCCCAATATCGTTCCCACCTGTTTCATTGAGACCGTCAAAGATGATCGTTATCCGCGCAGCTCCTGTCTCCTTGTCGATGACCTTCGACACGAGGGGTCTACGTCTGTCGTCACTTGGACACAACACGTTCTCTTGGGCTTTTATCGTTGGGATGTCAGCCTTAGGTGCGAGACCCTCGACTGCAGCGTCAACATAATCCTTGCTCGCTCCGGCAGGGAAGAACATATCGAGAAGTGCTTCCTCACATCCTTCCAGGGAAGCTTCTCCCTGGTTAGCGAGCCCTGAAGTCAGATCCTCCGTACCGGAGGTAACTGTTAGTCCGGTCATGGAGTTAGTCTCCTTCAGTTGAAATTACCACTTGAGGAAAGCGTCAGGGGAAGCGGCCTTCTCCGGATCAACCGGATTCTCTTCCGAACCGTCACCGTCACCATCGGCAGAACCGCCATCGCTGGTGTCGTCGCCGGTCTCACCGTCGCCGTCCTCAGCCTTGACTTTCTTCTTGCCCTTCTTGACGGCCTTCTTGCCCTTCTTGCCGCACTTGCCCTCGGTGTCACCAGGCTCGCCGGCGGGATTTCCATCACCGTCGCCATCGCCATTGCCGCCACCGTTGTCACCGCCTTCATCCGTACCTGGTTCAACGCCCTCAGCGCGGAAGATAGCAGCCGGGTCGAGCTTGATCGGCTCGCCGTCTACAGGCTTCTCGGAACCACCACCGTCGGTCTCGCCGCCGTCAACCGTATCATCGGAATTCTCGTCCGGCTTGCCCTTGGGGTCCTTTTCGAAGTCAGGATCAGGGTTCTGACCATCACCCTCGTTGCGGAGAGCCAGGCCCTCCGTGGAGGCCATCTCGGCCAGCATGCGGGCGCGGATGATCGAGCCCGGAAGGAACAGGTCCTTCTTTTGACGGAAGATCCTGCTAGCTTCGTCGCTGGTCAGGATACCTGCCGCAATCATTGCTTTAACTGTCTTGTGCATATACTCCACCATTTTTTCTGATGTTTCGTGAATTGCTAACGACTTGCCTGCATCACAGTGACTTGAACTGTGAAACATGAACGTCGCCAGATCTTCTACACGGCGGTTTTTGCTAAAGAACCAAAGGAAGGTTCCAGCAGAAGCCACCAGACCACTTGCGACAGTAGTCACAGTGGCTTTACAACTGTTCATTCGCTCAAGAAGTGCTTGAGTTGTGAACACACAGCCGCCCGGGGTATCGATTCGAATGTCAATAACATCCTTCTCACTAGCACCATCCAGAACCTGGATCAACTCCAGGAACTGGTAGATGTTAGATATAACTCCGGTTATCTGTACGTCGATGTACCTACCCTCGGATCCATCCGGCTTCGGGCTGAATGTGATCACAGGGGCAGTTCCACCTCCGAACGGACGCGGCATGGTAAGGGGTTGTTCTTTGAGAATTACCATTGTCTTACCTCTGCCGATCCTTCCTTACAGCCCGAAAGCCTGGTCAAAGACAGACACTCTCGCTCCGTTAGCATCGGCGAAGCCTCCTCTAACTTTGTGTAGTACCTTATCCCTGACGATCACTTCATCGCAGCCAAACGCATCAAGGACGCGCTGATCCACGACTTTTGATTCCATACCGGAATCGGTGAACGCCTTCGTTGCTTCAAGAAATTCCTGACGGTTGCAGCTGACATCGATGCCAGCATCGTTAACGTTGAGTGATTCCGTAGCGGCATCAAGATCACGGAAGCGCTTGGAGGCTTCGACGTAACCAGGGCCGTCAACGGCGTCAAAAGTGAACAAAGCGAGCATCCTCTTGTAGGTGACTCCACCCTCACGTTTAGTGATGGCTGTAGCTGCCCTTAACGAGAAGGAGCAGTTACGGGTAGGATCCTCGAAATTGTCAATGAGACTCTGCTTGAAAGGACCAGACGGTTTCACATCTCCGTACAGGATCGTGTAACCAGACTGCTTGTCTTCCTTGGCGTAGATCCTCGTGAAGTGGTGAGACACCTTCGTCCTGTCAAGGTAAAGAAGTCTCTGAACCATCTTCTTCGGATCGACATCGAGGAGCGGGTGACCCCATTCTCCCTCAAGGTCTCCAGACTTAAGGTTCATAACGAACCTAGAACGAGGATCCGTGAGGCACTCCATAAAGGACTCACGCTCGTATACCATGTTGTTGCGCGACGCCGTCCCAATAAGGGACAGCGGTATGCCGGTATACACCCCATCTTTGTTCGGTTTTAAAGCTTTGAGCTCACGTCCACGGAATTCAAGTTCCGTGGAGATTGAGAAAATGACGTTTTCTGCCATTGAAATCTCCTATTGACGCAGCATATCTTCGATCATACTGCTTGACTGGTTCGGTCTAACAAGAGCAGCGTTAACACCATCGTTGAAGTAGGCTCCGATGATTCTAGCACTGGTCGACCTAGAAGCGTGAGCAACGTCACTGAGGTTGATGCGCTGGTAGGGACCTCTCATGTCCGTGTTGCGGTAGGCAACGGTAAGGTCGTTAATAGACCTTGAGAGATGCGCAAAGATAACCTCGTAGACAACATGGTCTACTGGAAACTGGATCCCGCACGTTGCAGACACACGGTCGAACAGAATAGCCTGATCCTCATACGACATGGCTTTCATCACATTGCCGTACTTGATGTACAGCATCCAGACGTAGTAGGCATTCTTCTCTTCAACAACAACGTTGGTTGTCCGCATGAACACATCGCCATTATGGAAAGTAAGTCTAACAATCTTCTTTCCATTCTCTTCAATGGTCTCAATGTCGGACGGAATCATCTCGATCATTCCGACTAGGAACATACCAGATGTGACTCCGTCGACTTCCATATCGAAAACTCCGATCGTCTTGACAGTATCAGTGATACTGAGACAACCGTAGGATTCAAACTTCTCCAGGATCTTGACGATGCAAGTTCCACCGGTGAAGATGACTTGTCCGCCAGGTTTGTCCTGGCGGAACTTCTTCAAGATAGAAGGGTCTCGCATAAATCACTATCCTTCAAAGATGAAATCGAGCATTGAGTAGCGCGGCCACAGAACTGTAGCGGTGCCACGAGTGTCCTTGCGATCATGCATCGAAGCATTCGCTGACATATCATTGTTATTAGACGCACATAATTCCAGTGGTTTGTCGGGTTGGATCAGTGCTCTAACACATCCAAACTTCCTGAGTTCGGGTTCACCTGGCACCCAGAAGGTCTGGTCATGGTTGTCAGCAGTGTAGTCGATAACAGACTTTGTGATCTCATCGAACAGCAATCCTCGGGACACAGATGGGAACTCTATCGAGAAAATGTTGGACATTGTCTCGAGTCCACCCAGGAACTGAGAGTCGTCGAACACAGAAGTTGAAGAGTGTTTAACTACTCTCAAACCCTTGCGATCGAAGATGATCAGGAAACTGTTGTTAGCTGTCTTGAGATCGACAGTGTCAACTGTCAGAGACCTTGACTTGGCAACTGCCAACCCAGTGTAGTCTCCTTCAGTAGTTCTTGCAGCTATCAAGTTGTCGAACTCGTTAGAGCAGCACTTCCTGTCAAGGATCATCTCTGGTTTGTAGGACTCAGCCTTGAACTTAAGGATGTTATTGCTCATCAGCTGGAACTCTTCAGGCAAATAAAGTCTTCCGTCTATTACAAGAAGATAAGACTTATCTTTACTGTACAACTTGTTGGTTGACAGGTTGTCAATAGTTCCAGGAAGATCTGCAAGTTTAACGTACTCGACTTTGCACTGACCGTCGAAGTCAACGATGACGATGCCACGACTTCTATCTGTCTGGTTCCTTAGGTACCTTGCACCATCAGTCAGCCTGGTAACAAGTCCATACTCGGCGTTAACAGTGTGAGTTGGTAAACAACACAAACCATTAACGAAGTAGAGAGAAGTTGTCTGATTGAACCACCCAGTTGTCTGATGAAGAAGCAAGTCATCAAGAACAGTCTCATGGTTCCTAAGAACAACTCTTCCAGTATCTGAGTTTAGGGAGATGTACCTTGGAGCAGTTGAGTCCCTTCTGCACAAGTACCTGAGTCTCAGGTTGTCAAGCCGAGCTCTTGTAGTCTCGTCAACCCAAGCCATTTCTGGAGGAACTTCAGGATGTTCTACTATCCAAGCAGGATTGATGTCTTCCGTGTTGGAGAACTTTGGGAAGGTGAACTCTATCACTCTTCCAAGTGTGAACATACTGGAGAGACTCCTGGTAGTCCTGATGAACTGCATGCTGTCAAGAACAACCATCGTCGGAGAGTGATCCGAAGTGGTGAACCATCCGTACAAGAGAGCATCAGTCTCCCTCAGAACAGACAGAAAATCTGTGATCGACTTGAAGTACTGCGGGGCGTAGAGGCCCGGTTGTGTACCACGAAGGCAAAAAACTCCTTCGACATGAACTGTTATGTTTGCCATGTAGGCCCCTTATTCCTTTTCTTAATGTACCCGTGTCCCGTTGACACGAATGATGACGTCCTCCACAGGAGCGTCTTCAGGAACTGGATCATTCCAGAAGCCTCTTCCGTCACAAAATGGACACTTGGCTGTGTCCGAAGCACTCCAATCCCAAGGTAATGCTATTGTGTCAACCACAAGATCACCTGGGAGACCTATGAAAGATAGGATGAAAGTGAAAGGTCCTGCGACTCTTCCACCGGAGTTCATCTTCTCATCGAAAGGTGCTTTAAGCAGATGCCACCTGATATGCAAGGACGGATAGATACACATCGGGTAGTTAGGGCAGCTCTGCCTCTCTACTACTTTAGTGACAGGTTCGAGGGTCACAGGATCGACTGAAGTCTCGTACTTGGAAGGTAGAGGTATCCTCATCACTGAGAAGCACCCTACAAAAGTGAGAAGCCAACAAGACGAAACCAGTTTACTTAGCTTTCTTAGCATTGGCAAGTTCCTCCTTGAGCTCAGCATTCTCCTTCTGGAGTCTGCATACTTCATTCTGAAGTTTGACGATGCTCCGCATCTGCAAACGGTTGTTGGTCATGCGTTCAGCATAAACAGCAATAGTTACGTTGTCACCGTAAATATCATGCTTGACATCTCTTGCTTCGTAGCGATTCTGTTTTTCTATCTCATCTGTGAGAAGAGACACAGTCTTCTTGTACTCTGATACAGGGACTGTACGAACCATAACCAGTTCTGCCGGGGAGCTAGATCTCCCATCTGAACAACAACCGGCGAGCATAACTGCAGCAATAAGACCAAATGCAAAAGTTTTCATTATGTTTCCCTCCAAAAAATGTTAAGCGGATAAGTTAGACCAAGGGTAGAGCGGATGCTGTCCGCTCTACCCGGGTTAGGTTGATCAGGCATTCTCACCAGAGTTGTCGTCAGTGTTAGCCGCACCACTGATGTCGTCAGGGTTCGGCTTGTCGACAGACTGCTGGTTGTCGTCCTGCTGTTGCTGATTGTCATCGTCAGTGTTGGCGGGAGGTGTGGCGGCAGCTACAACACCATCAAGCGCCTTACTGATAAGGGCAAACTGCTTGTTGAGAGCGTTGAAGAGGCCGGAAGCAGACCAGCTGAAGCACATGACACAGTCGATGGCACTCCAGAACTCAGAGTTCTTGACCATGACTTCGCTCTCCGTGTCGGTGTCGCGAAGCAGCGCTTCCTTAAACTTCCGCATCACAGAGACGAACTTCTTCTCGACCTTCGCAGTCTCCTTGATAACATCAGCGAGTTTCTTGGGGTCGTACCCAGTGGCAGTGAGAGTCGAGTTGATGAAGGAGTCGTCGCATGCCGTCCAGATGTGATTCTCGTTGGCATCACGGAATGCCTTGTAGGCATCCTTAAGCTCCTTGAGGAACTGCTTGTCTTCATCAGACATGTCTCCACTGTTCTTCTTGGCAATGTCCTTGATGATACCTAGGTTCATCTGATCCGAAGACAGGAACTCAGTATACTTCACAACGTCATCAAGAGCAACAAGGATGTTGTTGCACTGGAGAAGCTTGAATTCCATCTTCGTCTCGAAGAACTTGGTCTTGTCATCATCAGACAGACCCTTGATACCACTGATTATTTTCTCGCGGAGAGCGCTGTTCTCCTCGACGTAAGCGTCGTAGTCGGTAACAACACGGACGAGATCTTCACAGTAGCACTCGAGAGCAGAAGTCATCTCGGTGACAGAAGCATCGAAGCTCTTCTCGATAAGACCAAGGATCTCTGCCTTGAGCTCACGGTTCTCGGAGGGATCTTGGGAAGGAATGACTACACGACCGAGCATGCAGTCAAGTCCCCCTTGAGTCTCACCTTCATCCTTCGAGTTGAGGAAGTCGAAGAGTTCGGCTGTCAGTTCATTGCCAAGAAGCTTTTTCCTAACAAGTCCGCAGTTTCCGTACACTTCAGCACATTCCAGGATGTGTGCAGTGTCATGTTCGAGCTTATTGGCGTAGGCGTCAAGCGACTCGAACTTTGTAGTTGCATTAGGATTCATTTGTGTCCTTTGTTTGTACAAAAAATAAACACCCCAAGAAGGGTTAAGCTGAGCTCGCGTATATTAAATTACAACGTTTCACGTTGGTAAAATATACGCGAGTTCTCAATGAACTTTTACGACACGTACAGAACTTCCACAGGGACACCAAGGAGAACCTTGTAGGTGTCACCTGTCCTGTACGCAAACTCAACCACCACAGTTCCCATCTGGGACTGAGAAGGTTTCGGGAGGTAGTCGTGAGCAATGGGCGCAGCACGATTAACGTTCTCGACGGATATCCACTTACTGTGAACATCCGAGTCTGTTACAGATCTGTACCTGAAGTGCGTCGGCATCGCCGCAGCTTCTTCATCAGCAAAACTGGTGTACCATGTGTCTATTTCAGGATTAATGATCCTGTTGTAGAACATCTCTAGGAACACTTCAGTGTTGTTGAATCCGTAGCCGTTCCTAAGCGGATAGAGTTCATTCCACTCTTCCTTCCAGGTCAGCGGAATGTAGTACGTACCGTAGTCGTTACCGTTCGCGTCAGTCTTGATCTCACAGACCACATAAGGTCTGAAGACATCGGACTGAGGAGCGTGTCTGCCATAGACGTTATGTCCGTTAACAATAGTCGGATCAAGCAACTCAGTGCTACCTTCGTGCAACAGCCATTTCTCCATGACTGTGTTGAGGGAGAAGTTGCCGAGTTTCATCGCGACTGTCTTGCTGGCGGTAGCTCCACCAGAAGCATCCTTGAAGTAGCTGAGAGTCATGTTGTAAGCAGTCGTACCATCGAACACCCAGTTCTCAGGCATGTTGGCGACCAACACGTATCCGTCTTCACTCGGTTCAGAACCGATGAGTTTAGGAGTCGCATAACTCTCATCGTAAGGAAGGAACTTGAGCGTGTACTTCTCCGTGGCATGATTCCACACAGGGATGACGCACAGTTTACGGAGAGTATTGCTAGTTCCTGTTACAATGCGAACTCTCTTCCTGCAGGACATGCAGGCTCTCGAAGGACGGTTCACAGCAGCGTTCCAACCGAACTTGTTTACAGCGTAAACATAAGTCACACCATTTTCGAATGCGGTCAAGTAGCCATTGTCTCCAGCAAGAGCGTACTCGTACGACATAGTTGTCGAATTGTACGTCCTGATAAGGTACTGCTTGGTAGGAGAAGGAACCTCAGCTGTCTCAACGATGTACCTGGTATCCAGCATCGTGGAGTTGACAGGCTTAAACTCGTTCGTTGCAGACGGGAAGAACTTGAACAGAATGTCGAACTCTGTTCCGACAACCGTGCCGTTGACCTGTTCCAGACCATACTCGAAGTAGGCAATGCCCTTGTAGGCACTGATATCAAGCTCAGTTCCGTCATCGAGACGGATGAACGGCCTGATGTCAAGACCAGAAGCAGTTGTTCCCTTGGCAACATCCCACACATCGGACACGTTCTGGGCATTACCAAGGCGAGCATTGAACTCGACTATCTGTCCAGACGTACGATCGAAGTTCTTGAACGGGGTTCCGGCACGGACTGTGAGTTTAACCGTTAGCACTGTACGTTTGGTGTCACCAACCTTCTCGTATACCGTGAAGTCAACTAGTTCACCTGTCGTGAGAGGAGCCTCAGATGCTCTGAGATAGCAGGACTCAGGAAGGTGGACGTTGTTGAGAACGTTCTCACTGTCACGGTGGATGGTGATAAATTCCCCACGAACAAAACACTTTGTCAGTTCAGGAAGTAGAGTGGCTTTGTCTTCCTCCGTGATGCGAACTTCTTGTTTAGCTCCAGTCTCATCGAAGTAAACAGCCAGGCAACCAACATACAGATCATACTCACCCTCCGTCTTGATGCTTGTGCGAACAGCTCCAGCAGCAACGTAATTCACAAGCTCTTCCGCATCGGCATGCGCAGATGCGTACGAGTTAGTGCAGATCGTCGTGTTGACACCATCAACAAGTCTGCTGATAGTGTAGCAGAGTGTACCATGAGCATCTGTCTGTCCGTAGAGCATGAGCTTGCGGTCAGGAGTCAACTTCTGAATCTGCTTTCCGCTACCGAGTGTTATGTCCTCGACGAACAGCATCATCTGGTCGTTATTGTAGTCAATCGCTCTGAGGAGATTGTCAACACCGCCAGTGAAGTTGATAGGAGACAGATGTGACTTGTAGGTAGGTATACCGATATAGAGTCCTGTCTCAGGATCCACCGGAAGTGTCGATTCATCATCGACGCTATCTACAACTAGAAGCGTGTAAGTTCCGTACTCAGGAGTAGGATCGTCCACAACAACGAGAGTCTTGGCTGCAGGCACGTATTTACCATGCTCAACATTTGCTTTGTCCTCGTTGTATGTCCAGACATTGGGTTTGTCCAGGAAACGTTCATCAGGTCCAACCATCGTCGGATCAGCCATGATCTCTGCGTACGAAATCTCAGAGAATTCAATTGTCCTGTCTTTGCAGGTAGCAGTGAAGTAGGTCTGCGTCGATGACGGCGCAGTACCTCCTTTACACTGCTCGTACTCGTCCATGTCCGGATCGTACAGCTGCGAAAGCTTGATAACCTCCACGCCGTAGTCACCGAACAGTAGTACGGAGTTTTTGCCTATGTTTGCATTAGTTGCCATTGACATGCTCCCTATGCCGGATGTCATCAGACGGGGTTACCATCTTCACTAGGTGATCAACCAGCTGTTTGATTCTGCGTGTACCTACTACGATGTTGTGGTATGCAGGGTAAACATCCAAGAACCTGAGATCGTTGGCGGTAATGGACTGGTAGACAACATCGGTAGCCTTGAGACTGTTGTACGGAGTCAGAGCAGCCTGAGCCAGGAATGTCTCCTTATCCTTGTACGGAACAATATCGAGAGTACCATCGATGAGGTCTTTGACCATAGCCATCAGGTAAGTAGAGTAAACCTTATGAGACTTCGGGATGAGTGCAAGGTATGGACGCTCAGGAACTGCCTTTCCGAAGTATTCCCTGACACGATCCATCTTGCTAAGGTCTAGTTCAGACTCAGCTTCTGCCTCAGCATCAGCATTCATCACGTTCATGACCGAGATAGGAACTTGTGTACGAACCATGAAAGGTTCACCGTTCTCATGCTTCTCTCTATCAGAGATGGTCAGAGTACGATAGTCCCATGTGAAGTCATGACATACCTTACCACCAACAGACAGAACGCTCAAGCCATCGAACCAGAACGGAGCTATTCCGTCCCAGGTCACCTTGTTACCGATGATGAATCCCTTAGCACCAGTTCCACTGACTAGTTTGTCAGTAGTCGTGATAACTTCGAGAGAATTGTTCTTCTCGTTAAGGTAGCTGATATTCTGCACGTTGGGAGAAAACTCTCCTCTGTAGAATGCAAAGGACATGTAGTCGATACCACCTACAAGGATCTTACCATTAAGGAACAAGATCTCGGAGTTCTTCCTTACGACCTTATTCTTCATGTTAGCCCCAATAGGCTCGAATGCATATTCCACAGGAGTTCCGAATACTCCATGGTTATCACCCTTGTAGTCGACGATGTCGAAAATCTCAGCAGTTGTTTTAACTGCTACTTCCTCTTCATCGGCTGGGTTAGGGATGATCTCCACCGTTACGAAATCGCCTTGTTTAAGCGCATGGTCCTTAAGACAGACCTTGAGCATCCTTCTGTCGTACTCGAAGAAAGTGAACTCAGGGTTGTCAGTTATCCACTTGCCGTCTATCTTCAGGTAAGGAGAATTGGTGTAGAACCTTTCAGTAAGTCCTTTGAACTTAGCTTCGTAGGTTTCACCGATCACCTCGACATCTGCATCTGCGATCTTGATACCGTTGACGTACACCAGAGGATAGAACTTCGTGTAATCCAGATCAGCAAGAGCTGTAGGAACACGGATAGGAATGATCTGCTGCTCGTCATCGTAGACAGGATTGCCTTCTTCATCCACATTGATAAGCGGACCATGTAGGTCTGACGTTACCTCGTAGGTGGTCACCCTCTTGCAGATGATCGCCAGAGTGTGGTAGTAGCCGAAGATCTTGATGTAGTCCAACATCTTGCGATGGCTGAACTCAGGACACCTGTAGCTATTGATGATCGGAGCGTCAGCTTCTTTGATCACGCCATCCTCGGTACACTCACGATTGAGTCCGCAGTACAGACACTGGTTGGGATTGGTTATTGTAACACCAGGATGCTGTTTAGCTTCCAGTGCTCCATCTGTAACCTTATCTCCTGTAGAAGTGTTGAGCTGGATAGCAGTGAAGTTGGAGGAAGTACCTGTTTCCAGACGCATCTCCATAACTCCCTCAGGAATATCAGATCCTGCTGAGGCAGGAATCTCAACCCATTCACCTGTAACATCAAGCGAATAATACTTCTTACCAGCCAAGAATTTCTTCTCGGTTGGAGGTCTGTAGTAGACTTGAGCATCTGCTGGTTTAACGGTGGAACCTACTCGGCTAAGCATAGCTGCGGCGTAGGCACTGTTGTCTTCCAGGTGTGCTGCAGTCCAGAACTCCATGTTGTACTGGATCTTGGACTCATCGTTGATCAGGAACTTGATGATGTCGTCATCGCTATGCGACACGGAGTATAGAAGGTCGCAGTAGTTCGCATCGCGAACCAAACCCAACTTCTTCTCATGAGTCCTGACGAGAACTCTCACCGTATATTCACCAGCGATAGCTCCTGCAGCGATAGCAGTCTGATCAAGAAGATCCTTATCTATAGAAAAATCGTTGTGCGTCAACTGATGGTAGTTCTTCTCACGATCACACATGTGGAAGAGGACTCCGCTCGTTGCTGCAACGAACCCTCTGTCGATAGCATCATCTGTAACGACATTCGGGATGATGTATATGTCGCATGTGTTGTAAGTAATAAGGTGGTTCTTGCTGTTGCTGTTCCTCGGTACATGGATCAGTAACCTCTGTTGTCCGTTGTTGTTCGTGTAAACTGGAGGATTCTTACCCATATCGATCTGGATGTCAGCGATGACATCTAGGTCGATGACGTACTCGATATAACCATTGATCTTCAGGCTGTTCAAGTAGTTGCCGTACAGCATCCTTCCGTTATAGAAGGCGATAGTGGCTGCATTAGGCACAGGATCCTCACGGTAGATCTTGATGCGGTTCATCACATCGATATCCAGCTGCTTCACACCGATTCCGTTATCAGCAGTTCCATCGGAATCGATGTACTTGGAGAAGAACACGGCAGAAGGATCAGCGACAGTTGCAACAGAACCATCAGGGTTAACAACATCAAGACATTTGTGGAACATAGCTGCATCCACAGCAACTAAAACATGATCTCCCTGAGGAGCTTGCTTGATGTAGATCCCACCTCTCCAGAGGAAAATACCACTGTCGCTATACATCTGGATGTCAACCAGTGAGCCGCTGCAGTACTCGGCAAGTGATATCCAATCGAGTGCATTGAGTTTGATCGGCCTGAACTGATTCAACTCTACCGAATAGACGTAGTACTGATCTGAAGAAGGTAGATTGATCTGTTCGAACTCACCTGTCAACACACCAGCTGCTGTTGCGTACTGTTTAGTAGAGATGTCATTACCGTAACCGTCAGAAGAACCAGACGAGACCTCGACGATCCGGTTAAGGATGCGAGGTCTCGTGTTGGTTCTATATTCGGAGTACGGTTCATTCCAGACTCGATCGAAGACGTACTTCTCCAGCTTGGAGACACAACGCCTTGTCATCGAGAAAATGTTCATCTGTCAATACTCCCAAGTAGGAAGCTGGAGGAAATCAGATCCGATTCGAACTTGAAAAGTTTCCGTTTCATGTCGGAGAACTTGGTAAGTCCAGAGAAGATCGGATGTTTGAATCCATGAAGAGTTGCGAGGATGTTGTGAACGAAGTACGGCGGATAGTAGAGCGCCATGATCGTGGCGTTGCGATCCATCGAAGACCTCGACATGAACCTGACGAAGTTAGTTCCCGTGAACTTGCTCATCCGATCAGGACCGAACTTGGCGATAAGCGCACAAGCCATGTCGAAAGTCACTTCATTCTTGTCAGCAAGGGCAAGCTCCTTAGCCAGCTTCTGTCTGTACTCAGCAACAGGCTCTAGACGAGTCTGGATCTCCTGAGGAGTTCCTAGCCACCTGCAACGGAAGAGAAGAGAAGGAATCTCTTCACTGTCCTTTGTGCTCTGGAGTTGCTGAGCCATGTAAAGTGCCAAGATGGTTCTGATGAGCTTCTCTTGCTCGATGTCAAGGTTGAACATCATGCGAAGAGGAGACGTCAGAACGAAGCTGTATGCATCGAGCACAACTTCACTCATGGAGGCATTCAACCAACCATCAGAATCGTTGTACGACATGCACAAAGCACCCCTCGAAATAAGCGATGCAAGCCTCGGAGCATCCTTAATTTGTAAAAAACTATTATATGAATCACGGGAAGAGGATCTTCCCAGGATTGGGGTGAGATTTACCCATGCGTTTCTGTAGGATCGAGGCATGTTCTCGGAGATGAATCTTCCATCAATTGTGATATCATCCAGAGTGAAGATGGTCGGTACGGAGTCGTCCGCGTCGCTCAAATCAATGAGCGTAAACAATGACTCCCACTCGTCGCTTTCAATCACTTTTGAGTAGATATCTGCAAACGCGGAGGATACGGTCATCTTCACATTGGATTTGATTCCATTGAAGAAATCTTCGCCGAGGACAACACTTGGATGCTTGACCATGAATTTGGCCGCTTCAAGCGCCTGATTTTTCAGATCCAAGGCCACACCGAAAGGTGTGTCTGCTATGGTTTTCTTTTTCATTTTTCAATCCAAAAGAAGGTCCAAAAATCTGTAGTTTGAAACACAACTATAGTATCGTTTGAACCAAGAAATCAAAGGAAGTCAATATGGGCGCAGTACAACCATATCCTCATATTGAGATGCATGTCAGAGACGAAAGCATCGCAACCATCCTCGAGATGGAAGTGATGCCGCTTGACAAGCCTCTCTACTTCATGAGGACCCAGAAGGGACCCGTCGGTAAACCGGTGTGGTGCCCGACTTACACGTATGCACGTCTGATATTCGGCGCCGATACGTTCAACAAGCTCAGCAAGTACTGGAGCGAAAACTCCTACTTCCTGCTGAAGACTCTCACGATGAACGGTGCGTTCCTGATGCGCTGCTGTGAAGAGACCGCGGTCAATGCCCGTGCGTATGTTGAAGTCGGCTACAAGGAAACTGACGTTCCTCAGTGGCAGCGTAACAGCATCACTGGACTGTTCAACCTTAACCAGTTCGGAGCCAAGATCCCGATCAACGCTAAGGGCGAAGAGTGCGGAATTCTCGATCACGACATCGTTCTCACGTACAACGAGTCGACGGATACGTCGATCGTGGTCGGCAAGCAGTACTACTACCGCAAGTACGGCAAGTATATTTACACAGCATTCAAGGATGCAACTGCAAGCAGGAACCTGGTTCTCTGGAAGGGAATCGGCGACCCTGAGTTCCCTGTCAAGCTGCGTTCCGATGAGGTCACAGCCACTGACCGTGCCAAGGGTCATCTCTACGTTGAGACGTCCGAGAATGTTTGGGAGCCTGTCGAGGATGACTCGGCTTCGCTAGCTACCGACAAGTATTACGCGTTCCCGGTGTACACTGGGTACGAGGCTGTTGTGTTCAACCAGGACGCCGAAATCGCTGAGATCGGTGTTTACTACACCCGCACTGCGGATCTGACGTCCGAGTACGAGTATCCGATTCTCGACGTCGTTCAGGCTGGCGACGCTGTCGCTTCGAATGGCGATATCACCCGCACAACGACAACCGAATCGATGACTGCGGAGACTGAGTCTGCTCCTGTGGCTGGTCGTGAGTACTACACTGCTCCGGCTGAAGTCGGTGGTGAGTACACTCCCGTTGGTGAGCTTGAAGAGTTCACTGAGGGTGAGACCTACTACTACAAGGTCACGACGACCACGACTTCGTTCATTGGCAACTACGGCAACAGGCTGTATCTCGCTGGTGACAAGCTCGTCGCTGGTGTGGACATGGAGCCTCAGGCTACCATTCCTGGTCTCGAGCTCGTGTGGCGTGTTACGCTGCGCAACGCTGCAGATGAACGTGATGACGACGATCCTACCGAGGCCAACGGTTACATGTGGTATCCGGCTCTCACGATCACGGCGACCTCTCCTGGTGAATGGGGTAGCACGTACGGCTTCAAGCTGTACTACGACAAGACCCAGAACACGATCGCTGGTGTCGAGAGCAACGGCGCTGTCACGTACAGCTTTGCTCCCGTCGAGTTGTTGGAGAACGACACGGTTCCGACCGCCATCGTCGATGCGTACGGCGAGCAGGTTGTCAACGGTACTGTCCGCACGGATGTTATCGACAAGACTACCGAGCTTCCGCTCAACATCGCCAACCTCATCCCGGCGCACTACTCTGGTTCCCGTGAGCTCCCTGTCAACATTTCCTGGTTCCCGCAGAACTTCGATACGGTTGGCAAGCTGATCATCAAGAAGGAACTCGCAGCCAAGGAAGCGGCCGCTGCTCTGTTCCCGGATCTCTTCAAGGAGACGGTGAATGGTGAGACGGTCATCACTCCCAAGGCGTTCATCGAGGACCTCCTCACGGATGTAGAGACGATCGATGCGGACGTTATCGATGCGACGGCGAACTGCGGTCACATGGCGAACATCGTGTCCTGCCGTGCTCCGAACAATGTCCCGTACTTTGCGTCGTATGTTCTCGGAACGTATGATGAGGCGAAGGAGGCCGCTAACACGACTCCTGACGTCGTTGACATGAACAGCGATTCCGCGTTCTTCCTCAAGGGTGGCGTGGATGGTCCGATTGACGATGCTGATATCGAGAGGTACACGCGTCGTTACATCGATGCCGCGATTGCTGGTACTCATGACTACCTCATCGACTACCTCCGTTGCCCGTACAACAACATCATCGATACCGGTGTTTCGCTTCCCACGAAGCGGAAGTTCCTGGACTTCATGGGCGTCCGTGACAACCTCACGGTGTTCCTTACTCCTCAGCAGATCTGGAAGAATGTGGATGGTACTCGTCCGAAACAGCTCTCCAGGTTCGAGGATGAGTCCATCGGTGCTGCTCTCCGTTCGTACGGTCTTCTCATGCGTGAGGATATCGAGAACTCGACCGAGGCTAACCGTGCGGTCATCTTCTTGGCGCAGGGTCTCTGCACAGATCACGACTGGAACAACGGGCTCGTTGCTTCCACGCTCTGGATCGCCCTCAAGAATGCGCAGTACCTCAGCGGTACGTACATCAAGGCGGAGCCGGTCGAGAGGCCGAACTCTGAGATCGACTGCTACGACAAGGGTCTGACCTGGACGGCTGCGTCCGAGGAAACTCGCTCTCGCTGCTGGAATGCTGGTCTGAACTACGCGCAGTACTTCGATATGAACGGTATCCACTACGCGTCGGTCCGTTCGATCTACAAGTACGACACGTCGGTGCTTTGTGATCTCGGCACGGTTCGTGCTGTCACGTTCTGTAAGGATATCATCCGCTCGGAATGGACGGTGTGGGCTGGTTCGAAGCGTAAGGCTGATGACCTCAACGCACGTATCCAGAAGAAACTCAACGATCGTCTCGCGGCTATGCTCAACGGCAAGTACACGGCGTCGGTCCGCGTGTATCAGACGGATATGGACAAGAAGTACGGTTACGTCCGCCATGTCGACCTCGAACTCGAGTCGCCGGCGCAGAACCGTGTGTGGTTGGCGACCATCATCTGCAAGCGCGAAGGTTTCGACCCGAACGCTGAGGACTAATCTGAGAAGAGAAAGGATGGTTAGTTAACTATGCAAAACTTTAACAAAGCAGAAAACCTGGCGCTCTCGAACGGGCCCAGTCTCGTTGGCAGTATGGAGCAGGTCGGCCAGCTCGGCCTCGGCATCAAGCCCGGTGCACTTGACGGTGCTACCCCGCTGGTGCTTCCTCCTGCTGTCGTTTACGTCACGCATCTTCCCTCCATGTGGAACAACCCGCGTGACGGAGCGCTCGCTCGTGTTGTGAAGTCTCTCTTCGAGACCCACGCGAAGAGCGTTTCTGGCGTCGAGATCGGTTACACGATGGAGTACGGTCAGCAGCCCGTCGGACACGACGGACAGCAGATGGATGCTCCCACCGTGTCGAAGCGTACGGCTGTCCAGCCCTCGTTCACTTATCCTGAAGTCACCGGTAACCTCTGTTTCCGTTGTCATCAGCAGTGGATTTGGGATATGGCTGATCCGGACACGCAGATTTCGTTCGCGAGGTTGGATGCGAACCAGATTCCTCCGTACACCATGTCGGCCTACTCGGCGAGCCTTATCGTCCTGCAGTTCGACCAGACGTACGCTGCTCACCGTTTGCTCGGTGCGCTCTATGTCTGCAACGTGATGCCTCAGGGAACTGGTGAGTTCGGCGTGAAGCGTGAAATCGGTCAGGCCAACGTTGTTGACCGTGCCATCACGTACACGGGTCTCGGTATCGAGAACGCGAACATCTACAACCTCGGCAAGACGATTGCTGCTGGTCTGGCTCTCCGCCAGGGCACGTACCTCAATCCTACTGATCCGTATGGTGACGGACTCGGTGAACCTGACATGTACACGGACAACGGATTCCATGGAGACTCCTTCTCCGGATTCGCCCGTGCACCCGGTAACGCTTGGGCTGGCAAGTCTGGTCCTAGTACCATCTCCGGAGCAGACGGCACTGAGAACGTCTAATACGATGACCGTATCCAGTCGGAACCTGAGTCCATCCCTTGCGGATGGACTCAGGTCCTTCTTCTTTTTTCTTTTGTCTTGTGGTTGTTCGACGACAATCCTATGATTTAATTAAAAAGAAAGGTTTACACAATGTTCAAGTGTGATTCCCTTATCCTCGACAATCCTCAGTACAATCCCGCACAGGAAGGATTGTGGGACAGTATAGTCTACTTCTTCACCACGGACAAATCAATTTCCGAGAAAATAGGAAATATGCTTTACCAGATGAGCAAGATGGACGATGATGAAAAGAGAGCAATTGAATCTACCCACATCGATTACAAGATGGCTTCTTGCTCTGACTTGAAGAAAGTTATGTCATTCTCTGGTTCTGCAGTTGACTTCGTCATGGCTAAATGTCAGAAGTATGAAGGTAAGTCATACGCTCTTCTCGAAGACGATCGTCAACAGATGCAGGAAGAGATTGAGGGTGAAGTGAGTTCGTTCAAAGCTTCTCATGACTTTACTGCTATTGGTGACATCGTCAAGAACGTGAATGCTCAGGAAAACAAGACTTACGCTACTCTCGGATACACCTTCAACAATCTGTACGATGTTGCCAAGCAGTTCAAGGATGCTCAGTCCGGAAGGCTTGCTCGTATGAAGAAGATGAAGTTCATCTCCAACGTACTTGGGTTCAAACCTAAGGATGGAGCGCTCAAAGTTGTTCACGCTGCATCCATCGACATGGCGAATGTTCTCAACTTCGCTATGACCTGTTACAAGTACACGGACAAGTTCTTGTTCATGACTTACAGAGAACTCGAAAGACAAAAATTAATTTGATCTGTTGTATCCCACCGTAGGGTGATGGCAAGAAGCCATCACCCTACGGCAGGTATTTTTTATCGCTTGATCAGCCACCCGTCTTCTGGACGGCCTCCTGTGAACGACACCAGCTGGTACTCGTGGAACCGAGAAGCTAACTTGGCAACTGGGCCAGGTACTTCATCGGCATCCATGGAATACGCAATCCTGTCTTCGTTGATTTCCATTGTCATCGGCTCTAGTTTTGACCTAGAGTCGTTAACCATGGAATTCAATGCTGACGGGATATGGATCCCTAGCACAGTGGTCATTGTATCCTCACCCTCTCGTAATGTCCGGGTTGGCGGACATACGAAACCGAACCATCGGGATTAGTCACCGGTACGAGCTGACCAGGAACCCAGACTTGCTGGTATGCCTCAACAGGACGAACCACTGTATCCAGTGGATAGTACGTGTAAGGCGCAGCTGTCACAGCAGCCGGAGCTACAACCGTTGTCGTGGCAGGAACCACGGTGGTAGCAGGTACAACCGCAGGAGCAGCAACTACGGTAGTTCCACCGTAACAGTACCCTCCGACCATACTGCCCACAACTCCACCGGCGAACGCCGGCCAGAAGTTGCGACCTCCGCGCCCCCACCATGAACCGTGGTGATGATGGTGGTAGCCACCGTGATGCATGGGAGGACCAGGACGGAATCCACCGTGAGGCCCTCCATGAGGACGGGCGAAAGCGGTGACAGCCGCGATAGCGACTACAGCGAGAATCATTATCTTCTTCATTGTTTGTTTCCTTTCATGAGTTTAGTATTGGTTACTATTCTCGTAATATATAAGCGACGAGTATTCATGTCCATACAAAAAGAACAGAAGGTAAGCAGGGTAGGATTGCCCCACCCTGCTTACCAACCGTAGACACCTTACATAGGTTCTTCTTCCTCTTCACCAGTCTCCTCAGGATTAGGGTTCTCTGCGGATGTCGGAATATCTCCTTTAACGAGATGTCCGATGTTCGCAATCCTCCTCTTGAGGTTCTGCAGGTACAGGAAGATTCCCTTAGCATAGTCAGCATCAATCGCCGTAGGTTCAGGTATGTCAGCGATTGCCTGTACACCAAGCTTGGGAAGGAACTCACGAAGGAGTTTGGACGTGATCGTCGCTCTGATAACAGGCATGCTGCCCTTAAGCTCATCATCAATGACAATGTCATCAGAGTAGATGATAGTCACGAGTTTCTCAATCATCTCGGCGAACGACTGGATCTCCTCGAAGTGAGCCTTCTTAGCAGCCATCTGCGGAGGAGGCAGATCTACTTCAAGAGACCTGATGACGTCGTTAACCTGACGCTGTAGCGCCTCGTTCTCAACATCCTCAGTCGTGTTCTCATCGAGGTTCTCAGGTTCACCGTCCTTATCCTTACGGATAGTTGTCCTGATGAGGTTAAGGAGTTTGGTGTTGGAACTGATATACAGCGAGATGAACTTCTTGTTCGTGGGTTTAATGGCAAGCTGCCAACCTGCAATCGTGTTAGCGAAGTACATGTTGGTTGTGGCCACAGACCTAGAGAACTCGTTCTCACTTAGCTGATTGAGCACAGATGCCGGTAGACCACCGAGACCCATACCGATCCAGTTGTTCAGCTTATCCAGGAGGTCAGTGTCAGGAGACTGTGCATTGCCATACACCTTCTCGTAGTTTACGGAAAGGTTGTCTGTAGTACCAGCCATCGACTTAGGAACAACTTGAATGTTCCTGTTGACCATGGATTCAGCTGCAGTCTGCACCTCAGTAGAGAACGAAGGTGCATACTTGGACAATGCCTGACGAACAACTGCTTGTATCGTCTGGATAGGGTTGTTCTCTTTGTCGTCGATATCGACTTCGATCTTCCTACGTACAGTAGCATTCTCAACAGCAGCCATAAGGCGTGCTGTAACTAGCGTTGTACGAAGGGCAAGCATCTGAGCAACATCCTCAAGGAACGTCTTGCCTGTTCCATTCTCACGATGGTCGAAGCAGTAGTAGACCATCATTGGTTCCGGAACGAAGATCATAGTGATCCTGTTGTTGGCAAGGAGGTTGGAGAACAGAGCTTTACCAACAGCATTATGCATGTTGATGTCAAGTCCAGTCAAACCATCCTTGCTGAGACGGGATTCGAGAAGCTTATTAACTGCAACAGTGAAGACTTCTGTCATCTGCTGCAACATGAACTCAGGATTAGACGTCAGTTCGGAGAAAGAAGTAAGGGTAGCGTTACCGTACACTGCCTTGGCTGCTGACATTGCGAGTCTGTTGGTGACGTCAGTTGATCCTGTTTTGAAGAAGTTGTTTCTTCCTCTGATAGGTTGTCCGTTTTCATCGACAAGTACAAAGTATCCGATGTGGTTCTTGTTGTCTCCAGGAGCACATACAGGAATGACAGAATCAGAAGGGAGCTCCAGTACGATAGGAAGATCATCCTCACCTACCTTGATGTTGTCAGAGATTGTCAAACATCTAACAGGAGTCGTCTGGAATCCACCAGACCTCTCAGGATCAAAGCCAGTAATCTGGGCTTTAGCATCCTTCAGGAGATCCTTCAGTTTGTCTGAGTTGTTCAAGTAGCCCTTGGAAATGTGCGACAAATCTCGGGTAACGATGACAGATCCATCATCGTGCTGCTTGAGGAGTTTGAACGTTCCGTTAACCAACTGCTTGACTAGATCTTGCTTGGAGGAAATCGTAACCGTCTTGTTGGACTCAGTAGAACCGTCGGTGTACTTGTGGGTTTCGAACCACTTGTCTGCACCGAGACTCTCGAGAGAGGATTCCAACTCAGCTTCAAGACGTTCAGCAATAAGGTTACGCTTGTCCTTAGGAGGTTCAATGTACAGAGCCTCAGTACTAGAGACGATGCTGTCACGAGACTGCCTCAGATCCTCGTGTGCTGCAAGCACATCTGCAACTGCATTCTGAACATCGAGCTCGTGTTTAGGAAGAATGAGCATAGCCCTAGCACCTTCCTCGAAGCCTGCAGTAGCAAGCCAGGCATACAGACGCTGAGCCAGATGGAACTCATTGTTGAAGAAGTTGTTGAGCTTCTCCAGAAGGTCACTCTTGATCTCAGGAGCAAGACCTTCGTAGTTCATCGTGATGTTGATCTTGTTAGTCTGCAGATCCTGAGGAGACATGATCGTCGAAACGATAACACGCTTCGACATCTTGATCTCAGGTGCAACTATCGTGAGGTTCTTGAGCTCTTCGATCTTGGTGTGCGTGTCGTCAGCGACTGACTCAAGATACGAACCAACCGAAGCTTCTGTAGGGACAGTCTTCTTAGGCGGTTTACCTGTCACTACAGGCGAAATACCAGCCATGTGGCGAAGCTCGTCAGTCGAGAAAACTCCGTAAGTGGTGGAGTCTGCCGGGGTCTTAGTACCCACATCCTGAATCTCAGAAGAACTCACGATGCCGAGTATTCTAAGGAACCTGGCAAGAGACCTCTTACGAGGTTTATTTTCATCACTATTTGCCATGATATGTCCTTAAATTTTTAGGCCAAATTCTACAGGAGGAAAGCATATGCTTCTCACCAAATTGGCGAACCAGGAGGTTGTAAACTTCCTGAGAACCGTTACAATAAAGAATGGTTATTTCGCCGACCAACTCCTCCAAGTGTTAGTTAGACCTCCGTATAGGGAAGGGCTTCCGATCGAGCGTAATCCGTACTACATGCATCTCACTGGCCAATACATCCTCAGGGATGAGGTCAATGCGACTCTCACGGATCCGCAGACTGGAGTGAAGTACACTCAGACTTACGGTACCACCTTCTACATCACCAATGAAGACGGTGTGCAGGTGAAAGTCAAGAACAAGCAAGTCTACACAGACGATGCGTTCGATGAAATGATGTACGTCACATCTCTCGATACCCAGGAAGAGATCCCGTTTACTAGAGAGAATCTGCACGGTGATGCGGCTAACGCAGCATCAACCGTACATAAGAAGACACTTGAGGCTTACAAGGTTCCTGGTAGGTATTTTGACATGCTCTGCAAGAAATACCCGAAACAGGTAGATTTGATAAAATCTATAGTATATCTTGTAGATCCGATCAAATTATCTTCAGAGGAGATCGCTGCTTATGGCAGTGATCTTCCTACCACTAACGATCTTCGTATGCGGGCTGCAATAGAGGCAGAGCATCTTACTCTTCTGCAGTACGACGACAAGATCCTTGAAGACCGCGAACGCTACGACATTCTCGACACTGTACGTGCAACACTCAACATCCTCCGTCTGAGGTGGGATGTTAAGGAGTATACCTTCGAAGAGAACTACGCCAATGTCCACTGGGCAATGATGTGGAGCCTACTTCCGTTGGCTATAGTTGCACAGCGCTACAGCAACATCCGTAGTCCTAGCGTTCATTCCAGTCATGTCTGGGATTACCTTACTTCTAAGGGACTCGACTCGTATAGAGGTTATCTTACTCCTGCACAGGAGTTCTTCCTTTACAAGAATTTCCAGTTCTTGAAGGATAACAGTGGTCAGCACAGGGTTCTCAACATCCTGATTGACAACCTTCTTACCGAGTACAATCTACACATCGAGTCCAAGACTGTGGTGATGGATAAGACCGGTATCACCAATGAGACGGATATTGGTACCAACTACTCTGAGCAGTGCGAGCATTGCTCGAGAAGGTCTATTTGCTACAAGAACATTACCAAGTATGCTTGTAATGAGTTCGTCGGTATTTCAGAGACTCTAAAGCCGATACCGATTATCCTCAGTGAAGACCTTGCAGGTGTTCGTAAGAAGAAAGTACTTGAGTTGCTCAAGACCAGGTACGACTGCGAGGGTGAGGAAGCTGAACAGAGGTATGACCGTTCGTTCATGTGGCACGATGCGGCTATCGACAGCATAACTGCCGAGTTGGATCGCGAGCAGACGATCGATACCACAGGAACAGTCGAAGAGCTTGAAGACGTTATTCTCCGTGAACATGAGTCTGGTCTAGAACCAGTCTTCAATGATGGAGTAGTAGAGTCGCAGAGGACAGATCTTCGTCATGTACGCAGTTCCTACCTCCCGACTAAACTCCTCGAGATCATTGAGGATCCTGTTGAGCCGACATACGACGAGATGTTCACTAGGTTCGTCACGGACACGTTCCTCCATCTTGCACCTCAGATCATCAACGGCTCTGTTAGTACCAAGGTGTTCGAGTCTTACTCGATGATGATTGGTCAGGATGCTCTATCGTTTATCTTCAGCTACGGAGAAATGCTGGCGGCTATGTATCTCGGGTTCATCCGTGAACAGTCGCCTGATATCGTCGTGGACTATCCTGATGAGAAAGGCGAGTACACCCAAAGGTCGTTCATCTCCAACTTCAAGGAATATAAGTCCTTTGAGTTCAAGATTCCCTCTACTGCTATCCTTAACACCACATTCAAGCTAGGCAAGCCTGTTAAACAGCAGGATCTTGTTGATGCCTGGAGCAACATCGACGAATCACTCAACGAGCTGGGGAACTTTGTCACAACGGAAGACGAGTCTCCTGTCGATACCAAGAAGTACTACATCATCTCTGGTGGTGGTTATGTGCTTGCTGGTAACAAGGGATACGTTGCTGAGTGGGAAGATGGAGTCGAGTACTTCGAGTTCAAGACTCTCAAGGATCTTGCAGTTAACAAAGACGACTCTACTGAGCTCATCACTATCAACGGTGAAATTTATGCCGTTAGTGTCAGGGACAAGATCTCTGATGAGGACATCGCCAACTGGGAAGGATTCTCCAATGCTTACACCGTACTCGGAAAGTATACGTACAAGAACAACGCGTACATCTATTACGAGAACAACGGTGAAATAGCGATCGTTCCCAAGTACTTCAGGTGGCACTCCGATCACTTGAGTGTTCCTTCCTACAGGACGTATGACGAGATGATTGCTGGTAATCCAGATCCTAAGCTTGGTGACTTAGCAGTCATCTGGGGAGTTTCTGATGATCCTGCTACCACAAGCGTTGATGAGCGTGTTTACATTTATGCCCTCGACAATGTCGGATCAGGCAAGTCCTGGAGACCAGTGATAGCAACCGACCAGTGCGAAGTCATTCAGGTTCCGTTTGAGTATACCTACAACGAAGCCTCTGGTGACTACAGCATCAAGGTTATGAAGACGACGATTCATGCGCAGAACGATGTTCTCAGTTTTACAGATATAACCTTCCTCACTCCTGAGGATGAGGTTACCACTGAGGAACTCACTGAGTATCAGAACTTCGTCGCATTTGCTGACTCTGCCAAGGCAACCAAATACGATCTCTGTGAACTGGAGCATTACGTCAACGTTGACTGGATCATCAACAACTTGTACGTTGAGATGCTAGGACAGATCGACAGCCAGGCTCAGCTTGGAGAGTACATCGAGAAGATGTTCACCATCCTCGAGAGACTCGACATGATCAGAGCCAGTGCTGGTGATATCAGAACCAAGCTTGCTGTTACTGAATTCCTAAAGGTCATCCTCGTGGACAATAGCAAGAGGGAGTTCAAGCTTGTTAACGTTGGAGACAACGCATCTCCTACATACGAGGACTGGTTCCAGTACAACCAGGAGATTGGTAACTCGATCCGCAAGATCGACTCTGCTATCAACTCCACGGAGCTCTGGAACGAATTCTCGATCAAGCTGTACGGTGCTCTACTCAAGGGATGCGGACTTGCTTATGCCAACATCTCTACAGACAAGACCAAGTACAACAAACTTAAGGCACTCATCAAGAGTCTGAGCAGTTATCTGATCAACTTCACAGACGGCAATTCAATCAGTCGAGTGAGCACTGAACTGCCCCACATTGCCGAAGATACACACGATCATGCTCTGTCGTTCAAGTCGTTCATCGACATGTCCGTCGTGACTGAAACAACTGACAGACCCAAGACCGGAGACATCAATGGTGATGAGTATGGTAGGTTGTTCATACCAGTAAGAGAGAGGTTTGCTGTTGACGACGACGTGATTTACTTCCATCGTCGGTTCCACACTGACATGGACAGCAACGGTCAGATCATTCCGTACACCGACGACGAGTTCAACGGTAGCGGAGTTGAGTTCGTGAGAGACGGCACTATCATCAAGGGAAGTGACCTTAGCAAGCATCCTTACTACTTCTTCGTCAATATGAAGGATCTGGTTGGTGCTTCCGAAGACCAGCTGGTAAGAGCTATCCGCATGGAGAACGATGATCCCAGCAGGACTTACAACTGGTACTACCAGATCGGTACTAAGGTTACTAAGACAAAGATGGTTCCAACGTATCCTGCAGATCCCGAGGCAAGTGCATCAGAAGCAGCTGTCTACGAGAGTGTTGCTAAGATGACAACATCTTCTGAGGTTGTCAACTCTGTTTCTTACAATAAGGAGATAGAGTATGAGGATATCGAGTGGAGTGATCCTGATTTCACACTTAGCAGCACAATTGCTGTTCTTGAGAAACTGTCTGCATATCTCAATCTCTACACTAGGAAGTGGGCTTTGACTTGCAGGTCTGACGTAGAACTGCAGGAGATAGGCTACCTGCTTACCGAAGACGAGAATGGGAATCTCGTGAGAGACAGTGCTCAGAAAGATCATGTCTACGAAACACAGTTATAACTAAGGAACACAAATGAGCGAAGTCGCATACAAAACATCAATCGTCACGACTACAGAGTTGGGGAGAATCAATCAGCTCTCCGCTACGGTTGCGACGAAGTTTCTTGTTCTCCCTGACACTACTCTCAACAAGAAGTACAATGTCCTTACGGAGGCAAGCATAACGACGTTCCCTCGTATTCGATACTTCGGTATCGGCATCAAGGGTTACGCCAACATCTCCTCGGAGAACAACATCGCACAGCCGTATCAGCCTTCACCGTCTGACATGGATCTGTACGAACCCATTCCGTTCAGATGTGTACCAACACCACTCAGTCAGACTGAAGCTGCCAAGTACCGTATGGTGACCAAGGTTACACTCAACGGTAGGACGTACTATCAGTACTGGTTGAAGTTGCTGGAGTTCGAAACCGATCAGCCCAAGTTGACTACTGTCACTGGTAACCGTGAGGTTGCGCATATACTCAATACCTCGAACCTCTATCCGACTCCTACCAACCTTACTGGTACGGACGTTAGTAGCTCCATCGGTTCACGCAGCGAAGTGTCGGTAACGGCCATTCGCCGTGTGACTGGTGAAGAGGTCTGCGAGGTTATCGGTGTTATGTATGGCGGTGATCTCCGTCGTGCACGGATCTCAGAGTTCGGTCTGTACTCTGGCATTGAGAAGGCTCAGTGCACTCTCGATGGTATCCCATACACCTACAATGAGGCCGCGTATGTTCAGCTCGCTTCTCACATGTGCATGATCGGTCACGATCTGTCCAGTGTGAACTCGAGCATCGACGAACGCTGCGTCATCCAGACCGGTGCTGTGATTCAGATCTAAAAAGACTGAAAAAGAATAGGCAGACTGGGTGGCTCGAAGCCACCCAGTCTGCTTCTCTTTTTTGTTTTGAATCAGTAGTACCTTCTCGATCCAACCCAGAGTTTACCGTCGGTGGTATTCCCATAGTTGAGCGAGATAGCACCATCTTGAACTTCGCAAATCAGTCCATAAGGGACAAGCGCAAAGTTGCTGGCATTGGACGCTTTGGTCCTGGCTATCGCCCGCATCAGGAAGTATGCGGTGTCATTGTTCACGGACCCATTGTCATAACAGCACGACACGATCTTGCCATCGCTGCTCCAAGAAGCTGCGTCGCTGACAGGCTGGTTACACCAGGTGATGATGCGTGGAACCTGGATAACTGCAAAATTCCTGTCAACAAGCTGCAGTTTAGAGGAGAGCTGCTGCTCAACCGTAGTCGCAGTTGTCGTCTTGGATCCATTGATCGTCTTCTGAGTGGCCAGATACTTCGCGAAGAAGTTATCAGTGGCTTCCCAAGTACCAGACACGTCGTTCTTCCATATCGGCGGAATCGCGCGGCTATAGATGTCCATAACAGACGGATCGGATATCGGATCAAGGATCCTCGTAACCGTTCCGTTGATAACGACAGTGTCCAGAACTTTCTGAACGACCGACTTCAGCGCCTGATCGAAATCTTTGATCTGATGCAGGGCGTCTCTTGTGTTCTTATCCATGTTACCTGTTACCAGGTCATAGATACCACTCAGGCTGGAAGCCGAGAGTTTCCATTCCAGATAATGACTAGGTGTCGAGTCAATCAGTTCACCGGACAGAACGTGCTCATTGAACTCATCAACGATCATCTGGTGAAACGCATTAACTGCGCCAGACGGATGGTCACCAGACACGGTCATGATCGCTTTGAGACGATCACCTACCCTGTCATCGCTGATGTTGGTCACAGGACCGACCACAGCCTTGATGAGATTCTTAAAAGCATTACGGTCCACATTCTTCAGGACCTTAAGCTGACGATAGCAGACAGTGATGAACTTCTTGACGTTGTCCTCAGCAGGGAGCAATCCCTTGAACGCGTTGACTGCTTCTGTTGGAGACAGATACCTAGGACGATCATCTATCACATACGCTTCTGCAATCGGAGAACCATCGGAGCTCATGAACTCCTGAATGCTGAATCCAGTATTGTTGAGCGTGTGGTTAATCGTCTTGGTCTGATCGAGACCGGGCTCTGCCCATTTCGGCTTCTCCTTAGGTTCAGGAGATTTGGCAGTCTTATCGCTTGTGCGTCCTCTCGGAGTAGGCGCAATAGTCTCAGGCTGATATCTTCCGGCTACAGGTCCACGTTGGAATGCAGGTGCTCCTGCTCCACGATTCCCGGCATACCAGCTGCTACCACCTGCTGCAAATCCACCTCTCTGGACATAGCCACCAGCACCCATCATCGGTCGATACCCAGGAGCTCCAGGATTGACTATCATTCCACCACAATATCCGCCACCAACCTGATATGCTGCTTGCTGACGAATATACTGGACCATAGGACCGATCAGGTTATCGTAAATCAACTTCTCCATGTGCTGCTCACCCTGTATCGAGGGGAGCGACGCAATGGCATTCTGGACGAACTGAGCGAACTCAGGTCCGTTCACCTTACTCATGATGAAGTTTGCCTCCACCTGAGTTATCCGCTGCTGAGCCAGAAGGTTGTTGACAACCTTAGGATACATCTGACATGCTAGCTGATAATAAGGATGACTTTGATCAATCATGATGCGTTACTCTTCCTTTAGTCGAACACATGTTCCAAGATCTTGGAGTGTTCTTTGTTTTCAATGATGTTGCCTTCGTCGTCTATCTGCAGATACGGATTGATGGATCCTGTAGACACCGGAGTACTTGCAGGGATGTCCAGAATACTTGTTACCGCAATATGCGAAGGATGCGACTTCAACAGATGCGGCGGAATCCTTGTAGTTGTCCGTTTCTTCTTTCTTCCATAACCATACTGAGACTCGACAGAGTCCAAAGACAAGAATCGTTTACCTGCAACCGTGAGAAGGAGATTGTCTCCATACACAGATGGCTCAGGCCTGAAGATGGAAGTCATGCTTATCCAAGACGGACGTTGCGATGCCTTCCTACAGAACGTCTTCACTACCTCTGGCGTCAAGGACGCCCCGCGTTTTGAGTTGATGATTCCGTACTGCTGTGTTGTGATCCCACGGATGACTCCACCCATGAGTTGATCGAGACTACCGATCATTTTGTCATACAGGTTGATCGGATTGTAACTCACAATCAACTTGTCGATGTTGAAGAACATGTGGTGCAGCAAGTCATAAGTGTCCGTCACATCAATACCAACAGACGCTAGCTTCTTCTGCGCCACACCATCAAGCATCAGGTCGGTCATGTCCAAATGTGTCCAAGCGTTCTTGAGCACTAGTGCGTTCATCGGGACATTACGGTTCTTAGAACAGATATACCGACCGAGTGTGGTGCAGTAATACTCTGTATCATCTCCGATTACGTCGGCTGGAGTGAAGACTGTATTCTCCAGATAGATCTTGAACAGTGACAAGACCATTCTCTTAAAGAAGATGTCATTCTCCAGAAGCTTCTTGTTGGCCTTGAGGAACAACCCGTTAGGCAGCATGAAGTACTCATTAGCTTTGTCATCAACCAGTCCTTCGTGGACTACAGAGATAGAACCTTCGGGGATGTTGTACCACTTCATCGTCCCTCGGAATCCTTTTCGACATAGAGGATACAAAACCAGGGGGATGCGTTCCCCTTTCTTGCTTACTTGCCCCATGTAGATCTTAACTGTAACCAGGATGTCCCAGTAATGATTACCACTGATGGCTTCTAGCTGAACCTTGTCGGTTGACCTTCTACCAAAGGTTATCGGAACTCGCATCACCTTGACGATGATGGTTCCAGAATCAGTCACGTTAACACTACCGCGCTCAACGATTGGGAAGAGCGGGTAATATTCCGTGTCGTTATAGACAACGCACTCGTTCTGAAGATACGGGATCTCAACGTAGATGTAATACGGATCTCCCTGGAACGAAAATTCAAACCGTACTGTTGAAGTCTCTGTCCGTCGGATAGACACTTGGCCTTTGTGGATACTGTTCTCAATCAAGTAGTCCAGACGTTCTTCGGGTGTCAGAGTTCTGTACCCGATATACTGGAGCTGGTTGTTGAAGAACGTAACCGTCTGCCTGAACGCTGAGTCCAGGTACTCCGGTATACTTGCTATCTTACGCTTCCTGAATCCGTAGATCAGGTCGTCGTTGAAAGGCCGCATGGCAGATGAGATCCGTTGGGAAACCTCATTCAAGATATTCATTTTGTCCTTTCATTTCTTTTTGGCTTGTAGAGCTAGTGCGGCACTGGTCACGGTGGTTATCGCTGTCAGAACTGCGATGGCGAACTTGAACAAGGACTCTCTACGTTCATGATCGTTCTTCATTTCAGTTATCCTGCGATCCTCTCGCTGAGCCGCAAGCTTATCCTCTTTCGCATATCTCTCGACGTTCGCTGCATTGACTGAACTCCAGTATTCGTTCAGTCGTTTGAATTCATCACGTTCACGGATGCTGTCCGCTAGCTTGGCCTTAAGATCTGCGACGGTAGCGTCCTTGGTTGCGATCTGAGACCTCAACCTGTTGTCCGCTGTCTTCCTATCCTCTGCTATTTGAGCTTGCAGATTAGCAACTGTTTGATCGTGAACCTCTTTAGATATCATACCAGTTACTTGAATAGCCGAAGAGTTAACTCCAGCATCTTTCTTGGCAATGACTCTCTGCAGAGATTCAATCGAACTGGCAACACAGACAATGTCTCCAGATTGGACACGATAAGGTTCCTCGAGATCAATGTCTTTCAAGTTGATCGTGAAGACTGGAACAGTCGCACGTTCTTCTTGAAGATGATTACTCGGATACCTTAGGTAACAAGAGAGCGTAGTGGCTTCAGTGGTTACTTCACCACCTTCACCATCTATCAACGGAACCAATCGGTTGGAATGTCTACATCTGATGCATATGGTTTGACCCAATGCCTGGACATAGAGAACCTCGAATCGGTTCATCGGATCCTTCACCTCGAATACGAATCGAGGATCAGTTAGCTCAAAGTCTGAAGCAGACTCCTGGAGATCTGGACAATACTCAGATTCTGCCAGCATGTTCTTGGCGACTAGGGAATGCTCCGCAGTCGACACTGTCAATCCAAACTCTTCCAGCTTAATCGGATAGAGCATAAAGTCATCGTACGGGATCTGAATCCGTTTTGTCGGAATCGGAATGTCCTTGGGAGCTCCACCTAGCGTATCTTTAGACCGTCTTCCATTGAACTCTCTTTGATAGATTTCAACGAACGGTTTCTGTGCAGCTAAAGCTCTTGGCCATTTTGGTATGACTGTTTGTCTTCCCGTATGGTCTGTGATTACTACATCAACTGGACCCCAGTTGTGTATCTGCATCTCCTTATAGTAGGCAGGATAGAGAGTGGACAGTGCAAGACTGTCCACCTCTTGGGTAGTATAACCCATCTTAATCCTCCACTTGGGTTGCACGCACTGTAGTAATATATGCGTAGAATCCAAATGGGCACTGGTATAATTTAGGAGGAATATGTAATAAAAGAACAAGGCACCACTCAGGGCCAAAAGCCCTGAGTGGTGCCTGTAGTTATGCGATGTATCTGTAGCCCGACGGCGTTCCAGAGTAGGTCTTGTACTTGCTATCACTGAAGAGCGCATCAGTGACAGACGAGAACGTACTGACCTTGGTGTCTTTCGGCAAACTTCTTCCAGTATTAAGGAAATCCAGAGCGAAACCACGTTTGTACGTACCCATTGGAGTGGAGTTGCCAGGAAGCATAGACAACTGAGACGAGGTATATCTACCTCTTGTTCTCATGTTGTTCGTCTTCATGGTATCCTTAAGCACGAATGCCGAGTTGGCAGCATTCGATGCAGTGGAAAGAAGCGCTTTGTTCTCAGACGTATTGAACACGAGAACACGATTACCCTTAGAGTCAACCATGTGTGTTCCGTTCGTCTGGAACTTGGACAAACCTTGCTTAGAAGTAGGCGTTAAATTGCCCCAAGGCCCGGGATATTTATCGCCATAAGAGTTCCAGATCTTTCCGAGTTCAGCGGGACCACCTCTGGAGATGGCTGTACCTGCTTTCATCAGTCCGTCTGCTGTCGCAGAGACAGTGACCATGGCTTTCTTAATATCCGCTAATCCTGTCTTACCAGAAGTGTTCTTCAATCCGGCAAGCAAGCTGTCAGGACCAGTCATGCTCTCAGGAAGAAGTCCTTCAACAGCATTGAACACTGCAGGAGCACCCATCTTGAGAGCTGTGTCTCCAAGGGCAGAAAGTCCTTGGTTGAGAGCAGCCTTCTGGATACCTTCGAAATCACCGTTGACGATACCCTGAGCCAAGCCAGGGCAGCCGAGCATATCGTTGAGAGCAGATGTTAAACCATCCTTGAGTCCCTTGATAGCCCCATCGATGATTCCGAGAATATCAGGAATTGCAAATCCCTTCGATCCGGCAGTATTAGGACGTTTGGGGCATCCTCGACACTGCGGGAACGGTTCGCCAGAACAAAATGAATTACAGAATTGATCAATTGCACCCTGAACCATTGGACTGTTCATGGTGTCCTTGATCGAATCAAGCCAAGAACTTTCCGTAGGCACGCCTTCTGCATCGGCCATGGTCTGCAGGTCTGCATCTGTAGGATGCGTCTGCTTTGAAACGTTCTCGATCTTGTTGGCCAGATCAACTGCCTCTGCTGGAGTTGCACCAGCAGCTATTGCTGCCTGATAAGCATCTCTAGCTTTCTTCTCCGCAATACGTTCAATGAGGTCTTGCTTCTCACTGTCCGTCAAGTCAGCTACTGTTTTGACGGATTTAGCATCCTTAACATCATCGGCAGTAGCTTCACCTTTAGCGGCAGCAGCCTCAGCAGCTGCTACATCAGGAACACCTTCCTTACTTACAGGAACAGAGGTTGTCTTCTTATCGTTGAACTGGCCTATCGTGTATTCATGAAGTTTACTGGTAACCGTCTTGGTGTCAAGCGCTTTCTTGACGGATTCCTCAACCTTCTTGGAGTTGAGTTCAGAAACCCGTTTGAGAGCACCAGACAAACTTCCAAATTCAAACATGATAGGTTCTCCTGTTAGACGTTACAGTCGATGTGCATCCCTCGGAACAGCACTTTGACCATGTCTGCAGACCTTACTCTTGTACGAGGATCTAGAGACTGAAGAGTAACTCGGCCGTTCTCCTGCATCTGACGCTTGAAATCACCGTAAGCAGTTACGTCACCACCACGAACCTTCACTACTTCAAGCATAGTGTTCTTGAGACCACGAACACCAAGAGACTGAATCTCAGGTGCAGAGATAGAGCAAGCCTTATCCTCGCCTACAACCTGCCCTGACAAAGCATCAACTGTCTTGTCACGTGCAGGGACTGCAAGCTTCTTGTCCCATTCCTGCTGAGCACGGCGAATAGGAAGAGTAAGGACAAGATGCTCATCGTTGGTAAGATACTTGCGACCAGTGACTTTGTCCCTGAGCCACAGACGATGAGCCAACTTGAGCCCAACTACCTTGGAAGCATTCACGAGATCAGAGATCTTGAGAACCTTCTTCATGTTGGGAGCAATGAGGTTAAGCTGGTACTCTTTCTTTCGTATAAGTTCCATGAACTCAGCAAACTTGGTATCAGACATACCTCCAAGAAATTCTTTCCACCTCTTGGTATTGTCACCAGATGGATCCATGGCCGTCATCACCTTCAAGATGTATTCAGTAATCTTCTGACGCTTCTTCTTGGGATCTTTGACAGCCTCTGTAGCAGCTACAACTTCTTCGGACATTAGAAACCTCTTTCTGACATAAGCCCTCTCCTTTAGTGCCGATACTCTACGTGGATAGCCCTTCCGTCACTAGTAACAGTATCGTACTCCTTGACGTTGTGAGAATGTTCGGTAATTGCTCTCTTCTTACGTTGCTTGATAGCATCGTCAATAATGACGTAGCACTTACAACTTTCCGACTGAGCTATAAGCTGATCTACGCGTTTCCGCTGAGAACGGGTTAGACTAGCTTCCCATTCCTCCGGAGTAAGATATTTCATAAACAACACCTTAATTTTAAGTTACAAATGCATAAGATAGAACCCAAAAAATAACGAGCCGGGTTGTGCCCTAAGGCACACACCCGACCCAGTCATTTTATCAGCCAAGTTGGCGCTTCCTCTTCCAAGACATGAGCTTGAGAGTAGGAATGTCCGAGGAGAACGAGGTAAGCACCACGTTCTTGTAACGGATCTCAACGTTGATCACCGGGCGACCGTTGTCGGTCACGTTGGCTACAACGCTGTAATCCGTGAGATCGAGACGATCTGACAAGTCATGATCGAACTCCGACATAGCGGTTTCGATCCCATCAAGCAGATCATATTCGTTTTCATCAAACATTTCTACTGTCTGCAGCATCAGACTGTAGAGGGACGCTGACAACTTGGCTACACCTTGGGCAGGCGCTGCCGACTCAATGTCTCCTGCCAGTTCCGCAACGGCTCTAGCACGAAGTTCTTGAGCGAATTCGTCATTCAATTTCGTCATCGTTTTCCTCCTCTAAATCTTTTTCTGCGTCTTCTGCCTCTTCGAGGGCGCGGACCCCTTCAGGGTCATCGTCTGTTTCCTCCGGAGTGTCCTCCTCTTCATCGTCATCCACCGCAGTGTTGCGGAGACATTCGATGCAGAGCTCCGGATCAAACTCGATGCCTTCCGGGTACTCGGACGGGTCGTTGTACCGACCGCATCTTTTGCACTTCATCATGTTTTTGATCCTTTCTGGTTATGGTAGATTCACTAGTGTAATATAGATTTGAAATGATTTTAAGAATTAACAAAAAGAAAAGGAACGCGGGAAGGATCTACCCGCGTTCCAAAACCCTCTCAGTACAACATCCGACGAACTCTATCACACACGTGTCTACCTGTGCGCTTCATCAGACAGCTATGCAAGAAGATTTTTTGGTAAACAGATTGGATCTGTTGCCCATAACCACATAAGTAATACATACTTGAAATAGCACTGAATATTCTATAAATGTGGAATAGTATTTGATATTTTGCACTAATATCATTATGTCAAATAAACCCACTGTTAGGAGGAATCTATGGGAAGTGTAACTTATAGGGTTAAGGTTCCAAGCAAAGAATCTCTTGAACACCTGATGGCCACTTGGAATAGAGCTAGGATGCCGGTCATCAATGGTGAATGCGAATTGCCCGGTGGAACAGACCCGAAGCGCGCGCAGACGATTGACTTTGACAAGATGTCGCACGCAATCACAGATATTAAACCAGAGACTTTCGATCCGAAGACAAGCAGTGTCGCTATCGACGTTGTGTTCACAGGAAGGATGTCTCCTGTTATTGCAGATGCTCATGTTCGTGGAGACCTTAGGTTCGTTCCGCGATTCGTGACAATGGTACCGGACAACGGAGGTCCTGTACTCCAGCGCATCATCACTTGGGATGCCGTTACCCGTCCACCTGAAAGCAAGCTCTTCGATCGTCGACTTGAAGTCGAACGGCAGAAGATGCGGGACGAAGAGAACGCCAAAGACAAAGCAACTGAACTGAGAAAAAAGAAGGGTAAGTGATTACCTAACCTCACCTCTGCTGAGCGAAAGCTCAGCAGAGGTGATCTCGGTTGTTCTTTTTACTTCTCGAACACGATATCGATCAGATCATCTGTCGGAACCGGACTGTTATTGTCCATCTTGTCAATGATAGACGTCAAGTTGAACGACATCAGACGAATCGGCACTTTCGACATAACATTCAGAACCTTGCTCAAGCAAGCAACATCTCCGTAAGTGAACTTGCCGTCACCTACGATATCGTAACTCAACTGGCTATTGATAATGGTAGACAGTAGACCCCATCTGGTGTTGTATCCATCAGGAAGATCAACTGTGTCCCACACCTTCATAGCACGAGCAACGATCTTGGCCATGTGACTCATCTTGAGAACATTCATAGCCTCATCATTGGGATAGGTTAGCTTATCCAAGTTCTCGAGGTACTTCTTAGCTTCCTCTTCCTCCTTGGCCTGCTCAGCAGCTTCTCTGATAGCAGCTTCCCTTTCCTCTTTAGCTTCACGGATCTTTGCATTCTCTTCATCGTTGAAATACTTCTGCTCATCCAGAAGCTCAAAGGTAATAGGAGACTCAGTCGGAAGCTTAGCTGTCATCGAGTACAGAGATTCGGAAATCTCACCATCTGGTTTAATAAGGAGATACATCCCGTGGAGTATCCCAGACAGGGCAAGATCGAATACGATCAGTGCCCTAGGGAAGTCCACTGGCTGTGACCTTTTCTTTAGTGAGACATTGCACCTGAAATCCGTATCGATCAGCTCAGACAGGGCCTGCAGATCGAGTATACAGCGGGCATCGAATTTACGGTCATCTTCGTCAGGAGTGCCTTCAAATGTGCGAAGACATTGCTCCATTTCGGCATGCAACTTCTTGAGGTCATCAAGAGTAGCAGGTTCAAATGGCTCGTTCTGGAACAGAAGAAGTTGCTTGGTGTACTCAGCAACTGTATTGCCCAGAGTGGTCAGATGGCAGATGTTCGTAAGTCCGGATATCTGGGTAGTAGCTTCGATCCTGTTGAAGATCCTCCCAGCGGTTGAGATCATACGCAGTTCGTAATGATACTGCCTGAACGTATCCATTAGTTTCATTTGTGTTCCTTTCAGTTTTTGGTTGATGGACACAAAAGTAATGTATAAATAAAAGGATCATGACGGTTCTCCCCAGACAAAGGGAGAACCGTCATACTGGTCACATTCTCTGTTTGTTGTGATTAAACACTTGTGGATGCGTCCTTAGGCCTCTAAGTAGCAATCTTCACATTCGTTGTCAGGAAGTGTAACCTCCTCGCCCGCTTCAAGCTTGCGCATGATGCGAATACCCTCACGGAGTTGACGAAGCCACTTTAATGCATTCTCCCGACGAGCGCTCTCGATCTTGTCGTCCAGAGCACGGGCAATTGCTATATCCACGACCTTCCTGAGAACCTTGAGGACTGTGACCTGCTTCTTGTCGAGTCCCTTGGCCTGAATAAGCGCATCGAAGTGATCAGCGATGCGGGTGTACACGTTGAAGAGATCCTGGTTCGTATCGATCTTGTCGATGTCTGCCCAAAGAGCTTCAACCGTCTGCTTGAAAGCATCACTCTGCTTCTCAGCGATCTTGGTGTAACTCTGGTGGATGGTCATACCGGCATAGTAGCCAGTCGTTCCTTTGGGTGCAGTGATGCAACCAGTGAGTACTGCTGCAGCGGTAGCTGCAATTGCGATGAGTTTCTTCATTTCTTTTCCTTTCTACATTGAGTAGTTTGCATACTACTGTTTTGTCCGTTTAAATTATTACACAAAGTCATTGAGTTAGCAAAGACAGAATACTTGTCGTACTTGATCTCGGACGAGGCTATCGTAGAGAATATAGTCTTTGAGATATCTGCAATGACTTCTCTCCTCCACCTGTTGTGGAGCAGACCAACCAGGTCAGGTCCATAGGTAGTCTTGAGGCACATCTTGTCTCTGATGTCCTTGTACTTGACTAGATGGGTGTAAGGCAGGTTATGGTAGATACCTGTACCAAGTGCGATAGTGATGTCGAACACCTTCAGGATATCTTCACCATCTCTACGTTCTTTGGCACCAACGAACATGACATGGTCGTCACGTTTGTCGATGAACCAACAGAACACAGGATAGTCGTAGTCCGATATTCTACACATTCTGCTGGCGAACGTCTGAAGCTCTCTTTGTGACGGATGGATAAGAATCTCCTCGGCCTTGAGAGTCCGATTCATCACCTTATGGAAATACCTCTGGCAATCCTTGTAGGAGTAGATGATCTGCTTGTCAAGATCAGCATCATAAAGGTTGCGGTGATCCTTGTTCTTGTTGTAATCTGCCAATCTGATAAGGTAGCATTCATCATCAGATGTGGCATAGATGAAGTAGAGATCCTCGAAACTCGGGTTCTCATTGAACGCAACTAGGTCGAATGTCCTAAGTCTTGTGGCTTCCCGGATCAGATCTAAGGTGGACGATTTCCACCACATCTTGATCGCGGTAAAAAATCGCTTGAGCATAGAGCCCTCCTTATGTTATTGGATAAAAATGTAAAACCAGATCTGGGCTTTGTGCCCAGATCTGGCCTACAGTCATCACTTTACGTCTTCTTTGGCACTGACGACCTGATTGTAGTTGCTGAGCAACTCATGCAGTCTCGTCATGTACTTGATCACGAGCTCAGTGTACGGGACGATCTTGGCTCCAGCGGTCTCGAGGATCTTGGGGTTGTCCTTGACCTCTGGATGATCAGTCACATACCACTTGGTACCTAGAGCAGCAACTATTCCTTCCATAAGAGCTTTGCTTATTTGAAGCGCAGTGTCATCGTTGAACCATTTGAACAGGTCCACAATGATTCCCATGGAGATAGTCACTGTCCTGAGGTAATCCATCTCGTCAGGAGACCTAACCTTGTCGTTGTAGAGAGCAGTTGCCTCCTCTTTCCACTTGACATAGGTCTCGTAGACTTCCTTGGAAGATCCGTCAAACCTGAACCAGAATCTTGTTTCAGGTTTGTCATCGACACCAAGAAGGATCTGTGGTTCACCACCGTGTTCCTCAACACAAACGATTGTCCACAGAGGCTCTGTGTCTTTCAATTTAGGAAGGTCGGCCAGTTTGACTGTCTTAGCTTCCTGGAATCTGATATTCAGGTCTGAAGTAGTTGACTCTTGTGGCATGATTGCCTTCCTTCTCCCATACAGCAGATGGGTCGTAACCCTCGATAACACCAGTTGTAACCTTGAAGGTGTATACAGGGACATCCACGTACGCATCCGGATCAACGTAGATCCGCATCTTGGTCATACAGTAGACATCAAACTTGTCCTTCAGGTAGGAGTGCCACCGAGGAAAGAGTTTTACCATAAGCCGTGCAAACCTGCCAGCTACAAGTGTTGAAGCCATCACACTGAACACCTGAGCGTAGAACCGCTCTCCAGCATGTTCTACAACAAGGGACATGTACGGATTGCCTAGAGTATCGACTCCGTTCCTAGTAACTTCAAGTCTGAACCTAGGATAATGGACATTGCACTTGATCCTCTTGAACCAATAATCCACGTTCTTGAGAACGCGCTTGGTCATGCTTGTACGGCTTCCTCTGAGTCGTCCAGTGTAGAGACGCTCATTCTTCTCATTGATCAGACTAGCCACAAGTACAGCAGCGTATCGGAGCTTCTTGTAGTTACTGAGAATGAGAGCGGACTCAGGTCCCTCAAGGGTTAGGTCATCACCTACTTTCCTTGGGAACCATCGTCCGTATAGATCAGTTATCTGGTTCATTTCGCCCCAGCTATTGTGAACAACTGAGAATGCTGACCGAACGTAACGATTGCCTGATCCTTAGATGTCCTGCGCTTGGTGAGCAGAAGTTTTAGCGTTTCACCTGTCGCTACAAACTCAGTAAGATCCTTGAAGTAGAAGTGTCTGATCGTTGTACGAGACACAACCTCGTTAGGAACCGTGAACATCAGAGGACCGCCAATACGAAACACGCCGATAACCATCGTTGTCCCGATAGGAACACGTGACAGTTTACCGTTGCCCTTGATTCGGTCAATGTTGACTACGCTAGGCACCTTAGTGTTGCAGTGAATAACAAACACCTCTTCATCAGTAACAGGAGAGACATGGATAATGTCCTTGATCGAAGGTGTGGACACATTGATCGTCTGCCGAACAGCTCTCTTGTCGACATCGATAAGTTTCCTACCTTCTATCCTGTGGATGACAGTGCACTTCTCCCCAACAGGGAGAACTGGCATCTGGATGAGACCAGGTTGTCCAGGTTTAGGGCCGAAGGAGCAGCCATCCTTGATATTCACGGCAAGATGCTTCACAGCCCTGCCGATCCTACCGACATAGGAGGCTTTCATGTACTTCGGAACATCGATGGAAGGATCGAACTCAGGATCATCTGTCCCTATAACCTCTATCTTTCCACCTTCCTGGAACAGAGTGAACTCCAGATCCTCAGACGGGAACCGCTTGAGTATCTCGTTAGCTTCCTTGACAGATTCCAGCATGATCCAGCCAGTCTTCTTGTAGCACGCTGTGCCGATGTAATCGGGCATAGTGCACTTGGCAGGATACTTGTCGGAATACTTCTTGTCGAAGTAGTCAATGTCAGCTATCATCTCTTCAGGGACGTGCTTGAAGCGTTCCTGGAGAGCACGATTCTCTTCCTTGACATCCTCGATCTCCTTGAGGAGTTCGGCTTTTCCCTTGGCGGTTAGACGCTTGAGAGGAAGTGACTGAAGATACCTGGCCTGGAATGCCGTTAGATGGAACGATTTGAATCTCTCCATCAAGACTTTCACAGTAGACTCTTCATCCTTAGCATTACGGAAGATGTCGCATACTTCCTTAGCATGATCGACAACAATGACGAGAGCCATGAGTCGATGGTGCTGTTGCTTCAGGCTGATGAGTTTCTGCTTGAGTCCACCAAGTACCACGTTGAACCTGGCATCGCTCCACTTATCCAGTAGAGATAGAGGATTCTCCCTACCAAGACCAGTCTCGTTGTCGTAATACAACATCGAGGGTCTCCAGGAGGAAGTGAACTGAACCTCGTTCTTGAACCTTGTCAGGACATCGAACGGGTTCTCACCTCTACGGAGCTGACACACAAACTTGCCTTTGACACAGCCCTGCTCACGACCAGTGAAGTCGGACATGTCGATAAAGTGTTCGTGGAACCAGCTTGTTTTCTCTCGGATAGTCTTGACACCAACATCAGTGGTTACCTTGCCGAAAGACCTGTCAGGTGGAAGAGTTGTTATCGTGATGGAGTCCTTATCAATCTCCATTATGCCGTCCAGTACGAACGGGCAATCCCACTCTCCTTTCCTGTACGATGCTACTATCTGCCGAGAATTCCTCAGGTGACAGTACGTAGGAAAGTCAGGGATGAAGTACGGAGCCAAATTGTAAGCTTGCTTGTATAGCAAATCTTTGTGCTCGTACTTAAGCTCAATGAACTTCCTTGCAGCAATACAAAGGTTCTTGAGCGAGATTGCAGAAGTCTGCGTTTTGAACCCACACGCAATGCCCAACACAGGGAAACACAACGCGTGAGGAATGGTCGGTGCAAAGTTGGCAGGTTCAACACCTTTCTCAGATTCACAAGGAACAGTCCTAAGACAGGACGAGTCTGTGTGTCTGAAGAATATGTCTTCTGCCGACTCTGCATGTGCTACGTCGACATATCGAGCAGCAGCCGGATCGTCACCCACATAGGTGCCCAAGTTAGACTGGGATTCCACCAGCGGGATGATGTTAGAGAACGGCTGTGCAAGACTCGAGATAGCGGCAGCAATAGATGCATCACCATGCGGATGCATCTTCATGACCTCTCCTGCTACAGTTGCTTCCTTAGGAACATCGTCGTGTTTGTGCATGGTGAGCAAGATACGCCTGTGGATGGGTTTAAGTCCATCCACAGAATTCGGCATCTTGGTCATCACCGTATACTCAGAGAACGACTTCATGTTCATGAGGACGCACTCAGAAGCGGTCATCTGCTCTTGGAATAGACTCATTGAGTTAGATCCTTAATTGCATTTCCCTACAAGGATGAGACGCACTTCATGTTCAGGGACTTCACCAGCAACTTCCTTGATGCAATCATCAATGTTGTAGCCGTTCCATTTCTCAACAACTCGTCTGTAAGCATCCTCAGGGACAGACAGGTTGTGCACCTTATTGCATACGGCGCAGAACACCTGTCTCTCTATCATAGTCGCCATTTTCGAACTCCTTTTTAAGAGTTTGTATTCCTTATAAAAGTTAATCGGTACGTTGTTTAGAGTGTATCAAATTGTCAAGAATTGTTACAAAATACCTTCCTGAGGTCTGCATTGAGCAGGCTTCTCAGAATGTCACTAGCGAGACTCCTAGCTATTAGGAAGGCTGCTATTGCCTTCTTTTAGCTCTTGTCTCAACTTCTCTTTCCTCTCTTCTTCAGAAAGATAAGCGTCGTGTTTCCTACGGAGTTCTTTCTTAAGAGCTCTGTAGATATCCATGCAACTATCCACCACCCAAAGAGGAACAGACGGAACAAGTCGACTGTAGTCGATGTTAACAGTCTGCCTCATGCGTTTGACGTTGGAGATTTTTATCGTGACCTCGAATTCTTTGTTGATCTCCTCGGTTATGAAATCTCCAGATAGATCCTCGAGGAACTTCTTGTATACAAGTCCCTCGTTACTTGTCCTTACGGAATCATTGTCATCGTACTCTAGATTGACGAAGGCTCCAAGCCTGTTACTCTGATTCGTACGACGCCCCATCACAAAATGAACAATCATAACGTCCTCACTAATACGTCTGCTGCACACGCAATTGCAAATGGCACAAGCGCGTTCTTAAACGATAGTGAAGTGTTAGACATAAACACTAGGAACCTTCCAGGACCAAGACCTTTGTCATCGTAGAAGTAGATAGTCTCCGTACGCATCTTGGTTATCAGGAAATACAAAAAGAGAATTACGAACGCTATGAGTTTTCCGCACCACTGAAACATACCGTACGTTGCAGCGGAAATCATAAGCGTTGTGCACAATGATCCCAACTCGATCATGAACTTCTCGAGATTAGGATGTCTATACGACTTGTACACCGGTTGTCTGAGTTGATCCATTAAGACCTCCAAAACATGATGAACCCTTGTCTGTAGGCAATGCACCTACAGACAAGGATCCGTTGATCATCTGATATCAGCGGTCTCCTGCACACTGAACTTTTCGTCAGCTCCGTGAGACGACTTAACCGTGACTTGCATGTCTGCAAGTGTCATTCCCAAGACGTTCAACGCCTCGAGAAACCTGTTGATCGTAATGTTCCCCTTTACCAACGTCCTCATCAGGTTGGACCCGAATGTGTTTGCCTGGAGGGGAAGAGTACCTTGTGAAAGCGCATACTCATGGCACTTGGCACTGAAGAAGTCCTTCGATATCCTCTTAGACACGAATACACTTCTCAGAATGATGTCTAGGCAGTGCTGAGTCGAATGGACATCCTCCTCTGTAAACATTGGAGAACCTGCACTCATCTGAGCATCTTCAACCGTAGACACCTTCTGCTGACCATAGAGACGCTTACGAGTTTCTTTGTCGATGTCGGCTATAGAAAACATCTTTAAACTCCAATTGTCTTTATTTGGTTGTTGTTGCGGTTTGTAACCACTCTACCTCGTTGAGCAGGAAACTCTGCAGAGGGCCGGACCCCTGCATTCTGCTAGCAATCACCAACGATGCGAAGCACCCTAGATAAGAGACCTCTCGCAGAATCTCATTAGTAGGATACCGCTGACCACATAGTCGGTCTATTTCACCAGCTATCCATGCTGCACAACTAAGTCTGTCTGATGTAAACTCATCTGCGATCCTGCTGTCTGGGACAGTGAGTTTGTGCTTGGAATACAGACGAAGACATGCGTGTTGTGTACACCCGTCGTAGCTTCTAATGTCCCTTGTGAAGAGCCATGTTGAAATCAACAGAATAGGCAGTTCTCCTCCATAAGACCAATCACACTTCTTACCGGTGCCTAGATCTGTAAGCAGTATCATGGTTGGAAACGGATTAACAACTGCCCTTCTGTTGAAGAGAAGCTTTTCGTTTATACGTCCTATCGCACCTCTAAGCATCTCAACCCTTTCAGGTATCTTGACACTTGCTGGTGGTGGATGTTCGTACTCGACAAGTTCATCAGTGCTTGGCAGGCGTCTAAGTAATAAATACCTCAACACCGCTCGAGCGTAGTCCTGGATGTCGTCATCTTGCTGTCTGGCATCATCAAGACTAAATATCTCAGTTACAGCCGAAACGAATGCCGATGAATCACGATGATACTTCGGCATTAAAGTGGGATCCTTGAGCCACTCTAACGTTTCGATCATTTCTATTCCTCCAAGAAACCGTTTTCAACGAGTCTCCCGTGAACACTTCGACTGTTAAGCTGCTTGCGGGCTTCGCTGTCCACACCAAGCATGTTGTAGATGACATTGACGTCACCCATACCACAGATTCTAGACACGCATCTTCCAGCGTCAATACAGGTTCCCTTGATTGCAGCTTCGTCCATTTCACCTAACCCTTTGAATCGGGTAATGGCAAAGTACTTGCTGTTGTCGGTATCTGTTATGTTCTTAAAGATGGCATAAAGCATCATGATGGAACATGGTGCAAATGCATAGAGGTCTGTGTACCTGGTAGAGACATACAAGTTCCACGTTGTCCAATTGATGTCCTCGTACAACGGGATGATCTGATTTTTTATCGTCTCCTTAAGGTGAGCCAACGAAACCAAGCTGTCCAAACCCTGCTCAACAAGTATGAGTGTGCTAGAAGTCTTATCCCACTGGACATCTTCGACTCCTGCCTTCGACATGATCGAGGCAATCATCTTGATGTTAGGACTCTTCTCGTCCAGATAATCTGCACAATGCATCAGCTGCTCAAGCAAGAACCTGTCGATATTCAACTGGTCTGCTATGAAGCCGACACGATCACCGATCTTCTCGACGATGGCACAGAACGACACATACTCCTCTTTACTGAGCAGTTTGGGTTTGTTATTGCCGATCTCAATGAACACATCGAGCAGAGTCCTGTAGATCTCAGTCTTCGCTTCGATGAGTGCTCCCTGATCACGAAGATACAGAGGGCGCTTCTGTCCCTGCACACGCAGCGAATACAGAGGAGGATTGGCAATGTAAATTCTACCTTCCTCTAGGATCAGAGGATTGATCTCCTTGAAGATTCCTATCAGGAGAGCGACGATGTGATAACCGTCAGCATCGGCATCTGCCAGGAGTATGATCTTGGAGAACCGCATGTTGCTCAGGTCTTTGTCTGTCGGTCTAACACCTATCAACTCCATCAGATCCTGATAGATAAGGTTCTTCAGAAGCTTCTTGGCATCTGCACGAACCGCATTGATCGGTTTACCGGACAACTTGAACAGTGCTTGGATACGTTCGTCGCGAACAGTCTTTACACGACCAGCAGCTGAATCGCCTTCTGTGATGAATAGTTCAATCTCACTGCTGTCCCTAGAGCGACACGGGAAGTACGAACCTGTACGGTTGAGCAGATACCCAATACCATTAAGGCTCTTGTTCATCTTGTACTGAGACTTACTGTACCTGGCGAACGCCATCTCAAAGTTCTCAGTGATGAGTTCTACAAGTCTTTCCCAGACAGATTCAGGAATCTTGTTCAGGATCCTGCGCAAGAACACACGATAGAACTCACCGAACTTGACATCAGTGAACTTGGATTTGTCCTGGCCATCGAACCCAGCACCTTTCCACGTCACTGACACACATCCACTTAGAGGAATCTGATACTTGGTTTCGAAGAACAGTTTCTTATCCTTGTCCAAGACATAGTCAGTCAGATACAACTTCAATGTGCTCTGCAGCATAGTGAAGTGTGTCGAGTTCAGATCGGAAATAGGAGTTGCGTTGACAGCACCGATGAGTCCACCTTCACCCTTGAGTGTCTTAGGATCGATGAACACATCAACATCGAATCCTAGACGATCGTCAGGATTGTTTATATCGTGTTCTTTCTTAAGTTCTACTCCAGGTTCCCAAACGATTTCCTTGAGATCGAACTTGTTAATCACGTACTCTCTAGGAGACAGAGGGTTGAACACAACATCCGACGAATACGTGAAGTTGGACGAATCAGTGAGATACCTCCACAAATCTTCAGGGGGCATCTTGAATGTAGACTGTTTGAGTAGTCCGTCCACAACTCTAACATGAATCCTAATGTTCTTCTTGAAGAGCATGTAGAATTCAATCTGGTTGAGATTCTCGGAATACCCTTTAGCCTCTTCACCTAATTCATTCTTGCCAAAGAAGTCTTTTGTTGCGACTAGGATCGTAGGATCTGGCTGGAACAGAACAGTCGTACCAACTGTATCCTTATTACGATCAATCGTTTTCTTCATCACCTGAGAATCTCTGACTTCACCTCTCTCAACCTTGAGAAACGCAAAGCCATCCATCCTCTTGGTAAATGCGTAGAACTGATCTGACAGAGCAGCAACGACTTTAGATCCGATGCCGTTAGTTCCGATACTAGACGATTGATATCCGTGAGACTCCTCGTACTTGCCAGAAGTGAATTCCTTTGTGAAGCAGTCAAGAAGTTTCTCTTTCGGAATACCAAGACCAAAGTCCTGAACGAGAACCTGATATGTCGACTTGTCCTTAGCAACAAAGTACGTGACGAAGATGTCATACATCCTAGATTGGTCACGAGCCTCGTCGATAGAGTTGTCAACGATTTCTTTTATCTGAATCAGGTTACCGTCTACTGATGATGTCTTAAAGCCGTACATCGAACTCTTCTTGCGCATGTGCTGAAGAGCCGTGTAATGCTTAATTGACTCAGCATTATAATCCATCATGTTGCTCCTTCTTTACAACGTTAAACCTAGCCAGATGTGTAATATATTTCCATATCAAACATGAGACAAGAGTCCAACTTTTAGAGCGTTTCTCTGAGAAAAAGACAGAGTCATAAACTGATAGTGAAAGTTAAAAAATAACAAAAAGAAAACCACCCTGCAGCCGGGATTTCTCCCGAGCTGCAAGGCGGAATTTCTCAGGCGCACCAATACGACACTTCGGTCGCACGACGCTTTACCAATCCCTTCAACGGAACAGGAATCTTCTTCCCATTCGCATCCAGGACGAACTGGCCGTTCTTGTCTTTCTTGTACAATCCGCCGTACACCCAGCGATTGAATTCCTTGGTGATCACATCGTCCTTGGAACCGTCGTTGATGCGTTTGAGCAGAGTAGAAGACTGGAACTTCGGAAGACCAAAGTTGTAGACGAAGCTTATCAGAGCGACCTGCTGACCAACAGTCAGCTCACGCTTGACAAGTCCCTTCACCTGCTTTTGGATCTTCCTGACCTCACGGCCAAGTATGCGGTCTGCTGTCTTACGATCCATCTTCGTAAGCTTCTGTTCAGCTTCCGTCAAGACGCATTTTGTAAATCCATATCCGATGGTTTTTACACCAGCGGAACAGGAATACCAGTTCGAGCGAAATCCCTCGAACTGAGCAATCTTAGCGATAGCCTTCACTTCAGCCTGCTGATCAGCCGTAAGCGCGGCATTTGTGTCGCATCCCATCATGAAACCTCCGATGAGTAAGAGTGCAATAACTTTCTTCATAGCATTTATCCTTTCTTTGCTTTAGTTGTTGGTTATGGCTAGTTAGTGATAAATGCTTGAATTAAGTCGATATACACAAAATAAAAGAAATGTTCTCCAACCCCCAGGGCGCGGACCCTAGGAGTTGGAGTTTGATCTGAGTAACGCATCATGATCAAAAGGAAGGAGGTGGAGATGTCTTTCTTCCACAGATCTGTTGAACACCAAGAAGGGTTAGTTTGTAGACATCACACTTCACAAGCGTAGAAACAGATCGGCAGATCAGCCGAACATATCCACCAGTGTCCAGCAAAAGCTTGTTCCGGCGGCTTAGGAGGGACACGAAATCGAAGTGTCCTGTCGCTAATTCAAGTGAGGTCCATCTAGGAACCGAAGCACCTGATGGTCTGGCACACAAGAACTTACCAGGCCATATATTTCGATTGACAAAGCTACAAGTGTAATAAACTGGAGCTTAAAAGCCTGCGCGACAGGACATAATATGTTAAATTGGGTAGTTTTTAATTACACCCGATCTAACAGAAAGGAAAGGTTATACCCTATGGCTGACGAGAAACCTAAATCCCAACTTGATGCAGCTCTGGAATCGTTCGAAGCGGAAGTGTCGGAGTGCAAAGCTATCCGCAAAGAGCTGGTCACTCAGCTTCGTGAAGACGCCAAGAGAATGAGAATTTCTCCGGAAGACAAAGCGATGATGGTTCAGTCTAAACTGGCCATCGTCAATACTCTTGGCTCTATGCTCAAGGACATTGAAGACTCTTCTCTCAAGGCTGTCAAGCTTCGTCTTGCTCGTAAGGAGCAGGAAAACAATGGAGAGTACTCCAAGGCTATTGTCGAGATGCTCAAGATGATCCGTGCCGATGGCAAGGACACCAACAACGCAGACAAACCGATGCAGAGCGAGGAAGATGTTCAGAAGAGTATCGAAAATCGTGGCAAGGATCTCAAGATCGAGATCACTCCAGGTGAGATCGAAGAATGCGCAGGTGCTCCAGGAGCACCACCTCCTCCAGAAGAGAAACCACAAGAAGAAAAGAAGTCTGAAGAGACGAAATGAGACATCCCTAGAGCGGCGCACACAAGTTGCGCCGCTCTAGGTAGTTTCTCGCTTTTTTCGCATTATTTGCCTTCGAGACGACGACGCAGGCTGACAATTGCATTCAGTGCCGAAGTAGACGCCAGCACTTTGCCAACAGCGTTGTTGTTGAAGGTGATCGGTGCACCAGTCTTGGCGTAAGAGACAAGCTGATACATAGCCGTGTAGAACGTATCGAACTTCAGCGAATCCGTGGGAGTCGGAAGACGATAGTCCATACGGAATAGAGTGCTGTCCTTGAACAGGCTGCCGTAACCCTGCGTCAGTTTCTTGAAGACGATGTTGATCAACTCAGCGTAGTAGGCAGCATTCTTGTTTCCATTGCGCGGGCAGCAGATAACCATGATGTCGTACAGCTTGTAAGCTGCCTTTATCATGGACTGCTCATCGTCTTTGCGAGCCTTGGCGCATATCTCCTTGTACTCATCGAACATGCGGATGAGCTGACGACCAGCTGGAGTGTGCATGTGGAGGTCATCTGAGATACCAGAGTTGATCGTGTTGACCTTGTTCTTGATCGCATCAGCCGTAGCAGACGATGTACGAAGTTTGGTCTTGATGATCACCTTCGGGGCAGTCTTCACAGGTTCCACAGGCTTCTCGAGATCAACAGCTTTCGCTGCAGGTGTCGGTGCAGGAGCAGCGACAGGTTTCGGAGGAGGCGGAGGTGTAACCGGTTTCGGCTGTTCCACATGTTTGGGAACCTCCTGAGGTGCAGGCTGAGGAGGAGGAATCTTTTCCTTCACCTCTGCCGGTTGTTCCTGTCGGGGTGGAGGAGGAACTTCCTCTTTCGGCTGCTCTTCAGCGACAGGAGCGGGTTCCGGTGTAGTGGCAGCTTCAGCGGGAGCCTGATGCTCACCGTTATCCGCACTTTCGGTACCGGTTGTGTCTTCTGCATCATCACCAGCGTCATCCGCAGGTACTGCAGCGTCACCGCTCAAAGCACTGGCAAGGGCAGCATCATTGAGTTCAGCGTTTTCTTCACTCATTGACTGGTTTCCTTGTCTGTTTCTGTTTTTGTGACGATTTTTCTTGCTCATTGGGTAAGATCCTTCGTTCGCAACGTGAAAGTATAAGATATCAAAGAATGATATTCTCGAGCTCGTAGTTCTTAACCTTGAGCGCGGTACCGTGCATGTTCTTCATCGAGATCATCAAGAACTTCGATGTCAGCTTGACCGTCTGAATTCCGAGACGCTTAGCGTTGAGATCTTGAGCCTTGACACCACAGCACTTGTAGCAGAAGTTGTCCTTCGTCGCACAAGTGAGAGGCGAGTACAAGCGAATGACCTTACCAGTCACGTACTTGGCCAAGTTCTCTTCGGTGATGACAACATCTTCACTTCCGACCTGGATGGTTCTGCCGATGAACTTGCGTCCGTCGTAGACAGAGCAGTCAACTGCAATGGTTCTCTTGGTTCCGCAATCAAGCTCAGACACAGTTGCGTCCTGGAACGCACGCATAACAAGCTTGGTCTCAGCACCACCCTTAGCAGTTTCGATACCGCGGTCATAAGAACCTTTACGCACTTCATTCACGATGGACGGGAATGCTTCCTTGGTCCAACCTTCAACAAGCGCGTTCGGGATGAACGTCATCTTACCAGCATCTGTTCCGAACGACGGAATGCCTCCAACAGTCAGGAACATCTTCTTGCGCTGAACGTCAAAAGACTTGGAACCGAGACCTGTGAAGAACACAAGTGACGGATCGTCCTTCAAGTATTCCTTGTCCATCGATATCAGAACTTTTTCGAGCTGCTGAATGACCAGAGGATCATCCATCTGGTCTTTGTGCTCTTCGATGAACTTGCGCTTAACCTCAGCGACATTAGGATCAGTCTCTAGAGACTTGACTGTCATGCTGGGAACACTGAGTTCTGTGATGTGTCCGATGAAGTACACATGATCCATGAACGATGTGAACTGATCAACAGTGACTTCTTTCTTGAGAACTTTGTCACGAACGAGACCAACGAGAAAATCAGGTGTGAACCTCTTGTTCTGGTAAGCGTAGATCTTCCAGTCGAACGGATACTGAAGCGTGATAATGTTCCAGATGAACCTACCAACGCTAGTGTCATGCCACTCTTCGCTCAATATCGGTCCAGTAAGAACTGAAGTGTCGCTCTTGGAAGCCTCGAACACGTCATCCGACAAGAAGCAAGCTTTGTTGGACTCGTTGATGATGCTCAGAGTCAGAAGATCATTCTCGTCGGTGATGACTATGCCAACGAACCTCCTGTTGACACGAACGACATCTCCACGCTCTATTCCAGGATACTTGAGTTTTTCAAGCTGGATATCACTGTCCACTTTGACCATGGTGTCACCATACTCGATCTCGTTGGTGTAGTCAGAACAAACCGTCATGGCGTCAAGCAGCCACGAACGGTGTTTGAGCTTCCCACAAGCCGCTGCTACCATGAGGCAGCGTATCTGACGTGTATTAAGCCTCATTGTAGTTCAACTCCATAGGTTCCACCATGTTTGTCAACATGGATTTAAAGACTTCGACGATCTGCTTAACTGCATCCGTACCAAGCCGATCTTCATAGCTCATGATCTTGTCTGTAATTTCAGATTCGAGGTTGAGCCTGTTGGTAACATCGGCGATGAGAGTAGCGACCATAATCACCTGGATACTTGTTGGGCACTTGCGTTCTTCTTCGACGCAGTAGTACTCCAAGCAGTGGTTCCAACGCTTTAGGTACGGAGTTCTTGCAGCAGCGATGAACTCACGAACCTTGTTAGCATCGTTCAGGTCAAGCGCTTCGAGTTTAGCTGAATTGCGCTTGAGGTTCTCACGAGAACCAAGTTCAACTTCGAACTTCCCATCGAGTGCGTTGTTGATCATCGCACGACGGGCCGTTCTCTTAAACTCATCCTCGGCAGCGTTAGCCCACAGTGAGTCAGCAATCTTCCGAATAAATTCAACACGCTTACCTAGGATCCCAACGAACTTGAACATCATCTCCTCGTCAACCTCGGAAGTTACATCGGGAATACCGAGATCGTCAACACGATCACAAGCCAGTTTGATGTGTTCGACAAACTCACGGCTGTCTCCTTCGAAAAGTCCCTCGTAGAGTTCCTCCATCTGACGAATCAACTCCCAGCCTTCATCAAGCTGAAGCCACTCGATGCACCAATCCAAGTACTTGCGAAAAGGATCATCGTCCAGAGAACAAGCGATCGTCTCGAAAAGATCACGATGATCCTTCATCGTCTCGAACATGACGTCGTCGTCGAGTTTACGCCTCAAAGCCAGCAAACCGTACACTACGACTGGCTGATCACACAGCTCATCGACATCACGATTGATCGTGACACCAAAACCATTGAGTTCTTCGCAGATCTTGATGATGCATCTGTTCCTGAACCACAAAGGAGTCAGGCTCTCCTCGAGAGCCTCGGACAAGTATCGCTGTTCGACGAACCAAGCATCGATCTCAGGACTGCGCTCCCGCGCCAGTCTGATGACTTCAGCCGAGTAATCGTCCTCGATGCTTGGTTGATAGTTTATCGCTCCCATACCAAAACCTTTGTTTGAAAATAAAACAATTACAAAAAATGGTGTCAATGTGTAATTGCCAGAATAAAATGTGATTTATTTAACTCAGTGTTCACTCATCCCCTCATGCTCTGCATCTCGGGGGATGAGTGAACCTGTGAGTTACAAACTTTCTTTTATATATTTTCTTTGTTTAAGAATAATACTTACTTTATTTTAAAAATATTAATAATTATTTTAAGAATAATTAATAAATTCCTTTAGTTTTCTCTTTATGTTACTTTCTCTTTGTCTGTCTGAGTAATCTTTGACAAATTGAACTACTGCTCTGCAAGATATTCTGTTACTAGATGCTTAACATTTTTTGTTCAATTGGAGAATACCATCATGGCAAAATGGATACTTACTGATCACAGAATCATTTCGAGTGAGCTGACTCCCAATGTTCCTGTGGCTGTAGTCATCGACAAGTCCTACAGCAAACTGATACTCGACGGAATGAATAAAGGCCGTGACGCGATCCTCAAGATCGAGCAGCTTAAAGACGAACGTCGTCAGCTCAAGCTCAAAATCGTTCAGCTTGAAGCTAAGCTAGCTCGCTGGGCTAAACACTGCGAGGATACTGGAGTTGGAGTTCCTCATCCTGGATGCAAGAGGAAGAGCAAAGTTACGACTTCAACTAATGAAACTCAGATCGTCGATGTTCCTGTTCGCAAGAACTACAGGAAAAAAGAGTGTCCTGGTTGTGGTACTAGACCTCCTCACATGTTCACTCCCAAGTCTTGTCGACAGGTGATGTGCGATGAGTGCAAGAGAGAACTTGCTGAGATCAAGAAACGTACTGGAACTAAACTCAAGGGCAGAGACACTGTCAGAATTTCGTGGAGAGGTCAGGGACCTTACCTCGGTGTTCCGAAGAGTGAATCTCCGAAAGAGGGAGTTATTACCGACAAGGATCTTGTTATCAAGAAGAACAAACCTGTTGTTGAAGAACCTCCCAAGAGACTTTCAGTCGAAGAAGTTCTCAGACTTCCTGACGGACCCGAGAAGAAACAACTCGAGTCTCAGTTCACTGTCGCTGAGAAGATGGAAGCTGCTAAAGTCAGGTACAAGATACAGAGAGAACAGATGCGTGATATGCGCAATAAGGGATTTTCTCTTGATAACCCAATCGTTGGAGTTAATGCTCCGGCGATGTGAGTACAATGTTATAAACTACATCGTAGCACTTGGTTATGACCAGTTGGGATTTGGACGGGTCTGTAGCTTGAGTGGTTAGGTCAACGCGTTTAATCGTAAATTCACGCTAAGTGCGAGAGTCTCACGATTCACGAGAACCGTCATGCTTTCTCAGTCTCTATCTGAGATGGCATCCTGGTCTCGATAGAGCGCAAGCGACTGTCCTGGTAGACTCTCGTGAACATGTTCGTGTGCGCACCTAGTGTGACACATGGCCTTACCAACCACTACATTACAGGCAACCCGTCCTCCTACTGTTGGTTACAACTTAAACAAATCTGGTGATAACTTTAGGAGCTGCGAATCATGTATGACCCTGATATTCATGATCACAACTACCGACCGATAAATGACTCAGCGATGCAGCAGCAATGCGATATGCCGCAGGTCACGATCTACTCGGACGGAAGTTATAAGCCGCAGATCAACTTTGGTGGTTATGGCACTCTCATGGAGTGCAATGGACACAGAGCTTTACTCTACGGCGGATCTCCATCGGACTCCAACAACAGAATGGAAATTACAGGAGTGTTGGCTGGACTTCGATTGCTGAACAGACCATGTGTTGTCACTGTTATCTCCGACTCGAGGTACGTTGTTGATGCCATCAACGGCTACATCTGGTCATGGGTGTCGAACGACTGGATGACTTCTCAGAAGAAGCCAGTCGCCAACCGCGACCTTTGGGAAGAGATGCTGCAGTACATACAGATCCACAGGATCCATGGTGTATGGATCAAGGGCCATACTGGTCATCCGGAAAATGAACGTTGTGATAGGCTTGCAACAATGGGCGCTTATCACTCGGCCAGTTTGCCGGTACCCGCTAGTAAGCAGTTACTGTACGACCTGTCGAAAGGAAAGTTTCCAGGTTCTGAGGATGACGACACGATTGAAAGTTACGATCTTCCCTAACAGCACTCTAGGCTCCCGGCGGTTCTTACCGTCAGGAGTCTAGAGCTAACTGTTATCTTGGGTGGGTCTGGGGTACAGTACAGAGTATCTCAAATTTGAGATGACTGAGAGCAGTTCACGCAAGTAATGTGTGATGATTTTTGGGATTTAGAACTTGATCAAAAAAGAAACACTCTTTGAATTTAGCAAAAAAGAAAGGACCGCGTTAGCGATCCAGTCTCCGTAACCGGATTTCTCCGGTTACTTCTCGACGACCTTGACCAGGTCGTTCTCGAGCAGCTTCCTGATCTGGTCGATGTCAAGAGTGCAGTCGATCCCACAGAAGGTACGGAAGAGCGTGATCGTCGTCTCGTACTTGTTCGAGAGAGCGTCCACGTTCGTGACCTCCAGGATCTCACCGATGTTCACCGTGTCAGCGCTAGCACGCTTGTCCGGATCGACATCACCAGAAGGAAGGTTGAAGTCGCCGATCACCTCGAGCTTGTCACCCTTGTGGGCAACGAAGCAACGAGCGATATCACGCTTCCTGTACGCATCGTGCTCATCCTTACGAGACTCCTTCTCGGCAATTTCCTTGTCGATAAGAGCACGGAAGTGATGCAGATCATCTGCGATCGACTTCATCGTGTCGTTGAAGGCAGCGAGGCGGTTTTCGAGTACTGTCAGGTTCATTTCTTATTTCTCCTTGTTTGGTTGTTTGTGGAAAGGGTTGCAGACAGTAAAGCGTTATGTGAGTCGCTAGCTCACTTGCTCTCCACGGGCTTCCTGCTTCTGCCTGCATGATTGTAATTAGTACATGAAAAAAGAAGAACTACACCAGGTGGAGGGATCAATCCCTCCACCTGGTGAGTATGTTCCAGTCGATCTTAACGACGGCTGTTGAGCAGACGACTCATCTCACGATCCTGGATATCGCCAATCTTGAACCAGCGATCAGGTTCGTTGTGAGTGTTGAGCCAGCTACCCTCGGTGCCACGCTCCATGTCGGTGTGTGCAACCCAAACGCGATAGTACGCACCGTTCTTCATCTTGACGATGGAGAATGTGTAGTCCTCGAATGCAATCATGCGCTCGATGGTGTCCGTACCGGTCAGCTCGTACTCATCGCCGCCAGCGCACTTCTTTAGCATGTTGACGACATGGAGGATAGACGGATTCGGAGTGCCGAACAGCATGTTCATGTATTCGCTCTGGGTATGCTCTTCCGAGCATTTCTTCGTGTTCGGCTCTTCGCCGATCGGCTTCATGTTCGTCTGCGGCACAGCGACTTCCGTCTTGATCTCATCGAACCACTCGGTGGGCATGATTCCCTTGTTGTTCACGACCATCTCCTGCGTGATCTTGCGGTTGGCCTTGAACTTCTTGCCGGGGGCCTGAGGGAACTCAGCCTCATCACCCTCGTTGTAGATGACGATTTCTTCCATGATGTTTCCTTTCGTTAGAGATTCCTGGATTGGGCTGTCCTTCTCTTTGACCTCCATCAGGAGATCGAACAGAGTTCCGTTCTTGGTAGCCTCAGCGACCTCGACGTCAGTGAGATCCTTGGTGAGGCAGACGAACTCCTTACCAGGATATTCATCAAGAGTGACGAGTTCGCCCTTCTTGATAACGACGACAGGTTCCTTGACCTCAGCCTGATGATCAATGTCTGCCACAACAGAGGCAGGCTTCTCAGCATCAGGCTCAGCATCGCTCATCTCGAAGGCTTCTTCCTTGAACGCTTCTGCGATTTCGCTCGCCGGTGCGTCAAAGGAATCGTTCCAGAGATCGTAGTCGACGATGTAGATCTTCTCAGGATTGACGAAGTTCTTGAACTCGATGTCCGTGAACTCGTGAAGCACTGCCGCCTCCTCACCGTCCTTCTCAGGAACCGAGAGAATCCGGACAACGCCTTCATCGCTGATATCGAACTTGACCCTAGTGGACATGAGGAGAACACGCTCGTTCTGAACTTCCTTAGCAGCCGGAGTGTCTGGCTTCTGTTTCTCAACAGGATTTTCCTGAGTGGTGTTCTCAGCACGCTGCACACGTTCGAACTTCTCGAGGAATGTATCGAGCATGCTCTCAGTGGAGCACTCGAACACATCGTCGATAGCGACGTACGTTGCGGCAGAAGCAACCTTGTTCTCAGGATCCTTGAAAGACCAGACATCGACCTTCTGACCTTCCTCATCTTCCACGAAGATGGTGGCATCACCGTCCTTGGAGATCGTCGTGACGATATCACCCTTGTGGAAGACGAGGTTCTTTGGAGGCTCATTCTCTTGCTGCTCCTCGGCAGGAGCGTCTCCAGGCTCAGGCATAGGCGGCTGTTCCTGGTTGATCGGCTTAAGATCTTCCTCCTTCACAGGTTTCGGAAGATCCTCCTCTATGCACATGTCCTGAATGAGACGAAACACGGGAACGTTCTTACCGTCCTTGAGCTCATTGGCGATCGTGCCAACAAGACGAGTCCAGCGCTTCAGGTTCTTCTGGTCTGTGACGACGAAGACGAAGTTGATAACCGTTCCTTTGCCTTCAGGGATAGGTTCCCTGATGACCTTGAACTGAGCCCATGAGGGATCAGGTCCGATGTCGAACGAGATCACCTCCCCCGTGAACTTGTTGGAGATGACGTTCGACGAGAACTCCTTGAGCTTGCCCATCAGTGTGGCATGCCGCTGGAGGCTCTTCATAACCTCGCTTGTGTCCACCCGCTCACCCAAACCGAGAATACGACGGAAGACGACGATAGGGCTCATCGACTTGACCGTGGACTTGTCCTTGGCGAGTGCGTCCAGGAAGACGCTAGTGAAGGTACTGTTGATGTTATTCATCTTGTTGTTTCCTTGTTGTGTTTACCAAACGTGAGAGGATCCGGTGATCACCGTACACCTCGTTGAAGAGAAGTTTTGCGTTATCGTCATCGACGAACCCACAAGTTACACCGAGTTGCTGAAGGATTAGCCTAATCGGTCTCGTGTTTTCGTGAACGATGTCACGCACCATTACGAGAGGCATCAGTTCCTTGGGAATGACTGCCACCGTAGGAGCCAGAGCAATCTTGCTTGGCGGTTTCTTGTTCGCTAGGATAAATCCTTCGAACAGCTTTGCTACTTTAGGACTCGATTTCCTCAGGTCATCGAAATACTCCCTAGTCGGCTCTGCTATAGGAACAACGACGCACTTGGTAGGGATCTGGATATCGCCATACTTCCATGCAAAGATTTCCTGCCATGCGTAGTAGTAATAGTACGGACTAGACATGGGTTTAGCATAACCGTCTTTAGATTTGATCGACTGTGGCTGACACCACGTGATACTGCCCTTAACAACTTCGCTGTAGATCTTGAGTTCCCACTCCATTGCTTTCTTGATGAGCTCGTGACCAGAGATCTTCTGGTTGAGCGAACCCAGCAGAATGTCCTGTACAATGAAGTTCTCACCGTACTGAGTTGCTGCCTTACAGATATCAGAACCCTTGAGCTGAACACCTTTTATGTCGGTGGATGGATTAGGCAGGATAACTCCTTCCTGCACAGTAATAACACCAGCGTAGGTTTTCTTGATATCTGCGAGACACATGGTCGGATAGAGGAACTCGTTCTTCATCGCCATGTCTTTAACTCGATCTCCCTTAGCTCCGTGGCAGATGCTGTACAGCTTGAGAACATGGGCAACAGCCAGAGTTATCCAGTAGATCATGAGACAGGCGATGTGGTAAGTGCCGGGAGAGATCTTGTAGATGTCTCCGGTGTACCACTGAACCCAATCCTTGACAGTGAAGATAACCGAGTCTGTGTCGGAAATAACCGAGGAGTTGCGTTGCATGAACTTACGGTTGAGAACATCCGGGACACAGAGATCTGTGAAGATGAACGTGTCGAAGATGTCTTCCATTTTCTTCAGCTCACTCTCCACATGTCTGGCGATGTTGACGAACTTGACCGCTTTGTCAGGCATGTGTTTAGGCAGATCGTACACCTGGATCTCAGGATCTCCAGAACCCACAACGTCGTTGAATGCAACGTTGACCATGGTTACAAGAGCACCGTCGAGTTTGAACAAGTCATCTGCAACAACTCCATGTTCATCCTTGACAGAGCTCAGATCGAACATAGCCTCTGCCCACGGACGGAAGATGCCGTCGTTGCCCATGATGATGTGCCGTAGATTCTGGTAGTACCAGAAGAATTGCACTTCCTCATCGGTCAGATGGCTTACTAGGTCGTCGACCCTTGAAAGTTCCTGTTCTTTATACCTGTGATAAATACACAACATGTCCTTGAAGAACTTGGAAAGCTCAGCCTTGCTGACGAATCTCATACCGTGATTCTGCAGACAGTTAAGAACTTTCTCAGGATCGATGCTACCTTGCAGGTGTATAGTCACATGGTTGATAAGCTGATCCAGAGAGAACCAGCCGAAGTTTCCTCCGAGAACATGCTCGATACAGGTATTGGCATAACCGATCAAAGCTCGACCAGCACTGGTGATGCTATTGTAGTTAGCCTTGTCATAGAAGATCGAATAAGAAGAGCCGTAATTCCCAGGCAGGGAGTTGACGCCGATTTTGATAACAGTCTGCAAGTAGTAGCAGATCAGCTGGTTGACAGTGTCGCCGATTGCTTTGTATTTGAGCATGTCTTTCTTGAACTTCTTCCTGAGCTTCAGTCGGTTCAAGATCATTTGAATCGTCTTACCAGTCTTCTTATCGTGTTGGCAGTAGAAACTGCCGTTGGGAGACAGGATGTCATCCGCATGTTTGTCAAGGTAAGTTACTAAGTCAACAGCTTTGAGCTGAGGTAGTCCCTCTGTAAGAGTATCCACCACCACAGCCGTCATCGGGCTGTAGCGGTCTTTACAGGCCAGACGGAATCGCCGATCTGCCTCCTCTTCAGAGAAACCAAACTTCCGTTGCAAATGGGTGACCATCGTGTCCCTGTACGTTTGTAATATCCTAGGACGTGACATGGTTCAGTTTCCTTGTTTATAGTCTAGGTGACCAATTTAGTAATTTATATACGTTCAGGTATTGGGAATTGCAATTTTATGAATTGTTTCATCCTAAAAATAAGGAGTTCAAATGCTTATTCCTACAAAAGTCCTTCGCGACGAGAAGCAGACGGACAACAAAGTGAAACCCGATGACCAGATGTCGGCAGCAGCCATTTTCAAGGCACGTTGCTCAGTTGTCACTGGTATTGTGCGTTCTCTCGTACTTTACCTGTACCAGAACAATATCGATTCCGATACCGTCGAGAACAAGATAACAACAGTTATCAACGCTTTTGCCTCCACCAAGGAGATTCAGTCCAACGATCTCACCTGGCTGCGCAACTGCTACGTTCCATCGCTTGCCTCCATGCGGTGTGCGATTGACTCGGAGTGCCCGTACGTCTCCATCTCGAATCAGGCTTACCTCTACTGGTACACGATCGTAGGTAACACCCTCGATGATACGTCTGCGTTCGAGTACATGTACGAGTCGGAGAACAACGGCCCGAAGCTCAACGACAACGAGAAGTCTATTGTGTCGTCCTACCGTGAGGCTCAGAAAGCCTACTACGAGGCTCGTCGTAAGTTTGAGGATTATTTCCGCAAAGTTACTATCACGGCTCTCCGTGAAGTCCTTCTCCGTCACGGAACAATGTTCCAGCAGGTTGCTCCCGATTGGTACAAGTACGTTTCCAAGAGCGCAGGCTGCGATGCAGGTGAAGAGTCGGAGGGATAAATGCAAACTCAGGCATCCGCAACAAAGCAGATCGATAGCCGTCTTGATGAGTTAGAACGTCAGGACATAACGATTCAGCATGAAGTTTCGATGCTGCGAATGCATGTCACCCAGAACATAATCAATGTCGTCCCTGTCAGAACTGGCATACGAGCAGCGATGAATCTGGCGACATCTAAAACGTTACAACTTGTCCCTATGAAATGACAACCTTCAAGGAGGTTCTTTCATGGACAAAGAAGCGAAACAGAAGTTTGCAGAGCAGTTCAACATCGTGAAGTTGGTTACCTCGTCGATATTTGCGAGGAAACAGAAGTTCTTGATCTTGAACGGCAACAAGCCCGATACGTTCTACTACACGAACATTCCTCATGAGAGGATGGCATTGTATCGGGCTGCCCCAGACGATGTCATAAGCAAAGTGACTGTTAAGTCACCTGATGTGATGAATGCTCTCTACGATGCATTTCCGACGTTGAAGTCGGTTATAGCTGAAGTAGATGTTCAGGATTTGAGTACGAATCTGAACAAAGCCAAAAAAGAATACGGCGATTCGTTTCCTCCGATTGACATTGGCAAACTTAATGAAAACAGTTTGTCGATGAATGTTGGTGGAGTGGATAAACCGATAGGAAGACTGTTACCTGAACACGGTCCAGTGTACTATGAAGAAGTCCTGGACAACTTCAACAGATTCAGCGACAATGTTGTCAAGCGTCAGTTTAAAGCATCAGAGCAGATTGGTGATGACAAACTTGTTCTGGAGATAGTTGATCTTGAGATGGGCGACGGATCGAAGTGTGAGTTCGGTATTCCGGTTAAGGATGGAGTAGCGATGGTGTCTACGAAGGAATATGTCAACAAGCGGAATTTGGAGCCTGTGTACGACATCCTTCTTCGTGTGAATCCAGAGACAAGAACATCCAGGTCGGCGATATTGTATTCGGATGATTGGCTTGACTCAATGACAATTATGCCAGGATTACTCTGGTTCATGACAAAAATGTGACGTTTCTTGGTAGGAGAGAGGTGCCAGTTTGTGGCACCTCTCTCCCAACTTTTTATTTATTTGATACTACCTACCATAATACGTTTATCGCATTAAAACATAGGAGATAATCATGAGTGAAAATCCCAGTGCAGTCGATCTTGACAACTCTGCAGTTGAGCAGGTGGCAGCAGAACCTGTAACAAGTGAGACTAAAGCTGATCCAGTTGTTCCTGCACCTGGATCAGTTCTTCGTGCTGCTGGAGCCGACCCTACTGCTCAGGCTCCTGATGAATCGGCACTTGCTGCTGCTTTGGCTGGTGAATCCGAACAACCTCTTCCCGCAGAGCAAGAGCTCGCTGATCCCGATGATGATGAGGATGATGAAGGACAGTGGAAGGATCCTGCTGCGGAGTACGTGGACGACAAGTCTCGTGCATCCATCCTCGACAAAGACCTTTACCTCAACCAGGTGACTACTGGCAACCGTGATCCTAGGAAGGTTGCTGCAGTTCTCCGCAAGTTCTATCCTACTAAGGAAGCCCAGGAGAAAGCAGCTCAGGATCCTGTGTCTCTGTACAACCTTCTCTTGATTGCATTCAAGCAGGGTTGGGGAACTAACCAGGCTGCTTCGTACAGCAGTGCTCTTACTGCCAAGCAGGAAGACGGTTCTGCAGCTATCGACCATCTCGTTGATGTGAAATCTGTTGGTCTTGAGGACAAGACCGCCAAGCGTATCAAGCACACCGAAGTCAACCTCACAGGAGATGCTGCGTACAACGCGTTCATGTCCAGGATGTGCGGTTATCGCAAGATCAACCTTCTCAACTCTGGATTCTGGGTATCTGTTCGTCGTCCTGTGATTGACGAACTACAGGACATGTACGACATTATCGACATGGAGCAGAAGGAACTCGGTTATGCGATAGGTTCACACTTCGCTCTGTGCACCGACATGTACGTCAAGATGAAGTTCTGCGAACTCTGCATCAAGTTCAAGATCATCGTGGATTCCAACCTGAAGGGTCTGTACAAGGATGACAACTTCATTCGTGCTCTGTCGATCCATGACTACGATGTTCTGATGCATGGGGTTCTGTCGCTGATGTCTCGCAAAGGACTTCGTCTCAGGATGGTCTGCCCTGACTGCTTCAAGTCTTCTGTTGTGGACAACATCGATCTGTCGTCTGCACGTTATGTGAACCTAAACCTCCTCACTCCTGCTGTTCGCGAATGGTGGAACAAACCTGGCGTGACTCCGGATGGCAAGAGAGTTCTCTACACTCTCAAGGATCTTGAGAACTACCGTGAGAACATCCTCAACTTCAAGATGACGTTTGAGACGACGATCGGTGAAGCCAAGATCAGGTTCAACATGCGTGTGCCCACCATGTACGAGTTCATTGAGGACGGTCGTATCCTTCTTGGACGTCTGCAGGAGATCATCGAGAACAGTTCGGATACTGATACTCGTAGGTCTCAGCAGCTGATGTCCAACATCGATGCCCACTTCGTCAAGATGATTTCTCCGTGGGTAAAGAACACAGAGGAACTTGACGATGACGGTAACGTCGTCACTCGTACAGAAGACTCCAACACTATTCTCAGCATCCTTGATATTGCCACGCAAGAACAGACGGATGTTCCGTTTGACAAGTTCACGGAATTCCTTGGCAGAAGCAAGATCACTTACATTGGAACCTACTCTCTCGAGTGTCCTCATTGCCACGCCAAGCCGGACGTCGGCCTTAAGAATCAGTTTTATCCTCTAGAGGTGCAGACGATTTTTTTCGGCCAAATGTTCCGTCTCTTGCCTGCGGAGCTTACTCAGTCGGCACGCTGAACCAACTTCAAGCAATAGCAACGTCTGCGCTGCTTAAGAACTTCGAGCGTATCTCTAATGAACCAGATGGTAGAGTGAGAGATCTTCTCATTCGCTTCTGTAACTGCAGCGATATGTTCTGGTTCAAGAATCTAGCTACACCGTGGAAACTACACCAAGTTCATGCGTGGGCTCCAAAGGTTGAGGTAGAAGACCCTGTTACGCACAAGATCGTTCTGGATGATCCAATACTTCCTAACGACTGGCGTGAGAGGGTCCTCAACCTTTGTGAGTATGAGTTCACGCATCAGAACTTCGGTCTAGGGTACAAAGATCTCATGGCGATGGATGTGGCAACATTCGAGGAAATCGAAGACAGGGTCCACGCCATGGCATCCAGACGAGCTGACGAGATGAAGAAACTTTCAAAGCCGGTCGAACAAGGATCTGGTGAAGACATATTGAAAGGAATTAAACAGAAATGACAAGGACCGAAATGCCTCCTGCCCAGAGGATGATCCTTAACAGTAATCAGGGGATTGTCAACATCATCGAGAGCGAAACTATCCGCAAGGACATGTGGAGAATCGTTGATGAGATCTTCTCCAAGCTCAAGGATCACTATGGACCGTACAGTATGTTCGCTGGTCTTGACGACAACACACCTTTGTCTGACTCTGTGTTCACAAAGGACGGTGCAAATATTGTCAAGAACATCAGCTACTCCAGTCCTCTTGAAGACTGGATGAGGAGAGCGATCCTGTACATCGGTACGAACATCGAGAAGTCTGCTGGAGACGGAACCACGTCTTCGATGATGTTCGCATGCTCTATGTTGAAGCACATGAACTCCAGCATAGATGCACTCAAACCAATCAACTACTCGCAGTTCAGGGATGCCTGGGCTGAGTTCGTCAAGGAAGTTGAAGAGCGTACCAAGAAATACATCTTCTCTGCCAAGAACTCCAATGGTGAGTACGATCCCAAGAAGGTAAGGGATATTGTATACATGCAGGCTTACACGTCATCCCACGGTGACAAGGAGCTTGCTGAGGCGGTAGCAACTATCTTCGAGGATACTCCTTCTCACATGTGGGCGAAGATGGGATTTGGTCGCCGTCGCTATGAATCCAAGAAACGGTTCGAGGTTATCGAGCAGGAACAGCAGTACCTGATGGAAACCGAGATCATGTCCAAGACTGTGTTCAACAAGGACATGGGTCGTTACTTGGAGTACGAGAATGCAACTCTCATCGTCATAAACGGATCGATCAGTATAGACTCTGTCTGGTGGCCGAAGATCAAGGAAGTTCTCGAGAAGTCGACAAAAGAAAAACCTGCAGTTATTCTGTGCTACAACGACTTCGACAATGCGACGTTCGCTGAACTCATGAGGATGACTTCCGTCAACACGGAAGAGGAGCATTACTGTTTCGCAGTGTTCGGTAACAAACCGGTTCACCCGACTGTTAACGACTTCACTGTCATTCAGGCTATCGCTGGTGCCAATGTCCTTGAGTACACCAACGGTGAGTTCACCGAGAAGCCGATGTTCATTGACAACGTGTACGTCAAGTACGAGTTCAAGAGACTTGAGCTTGGTAACTTGTACGATGATCCTCGTCCTAAAGCAAGGATGATTCGTGAACGTCCGTTCTACAATGATCCGGCTAAAGCTTTCTACCGTGAGTTTGCTGACACCATTCAGAAGTTCATCGAGTCTTACGAGATGGCTGACCTTGATGCTCTCAAGCAGAAGGAGCTCAGTAACCACAAGGAGATGTACAACAGGCTCCGTTACGACAAGACTATAACGCTGATCATTGGTGGCAACACCTTCGATAACCTTGCGATGTTTGATGTCGTTGACGATGTCATCCGTGCTTCTATCCGTACGCTCGAGAATGGAGCAGTCCTGTCTAACAACAAGACTACCTATCGGGTTATGGAGGAGATGCTGGAAGACTACTCCAAGAAGGAGGAGCTTACTCCGCAGGAGAGGACTATCCGTTGGTTCGCTGCCAACACTAAAGCTGCATTCGAAGAGTTCGCTGCTGTTGTGATGGAACAGCTGTATCCTCATGGTACTCAGGGAGTTAGTGGTGCTGTACCAGCATCGCTCTTCTCTCGTCTCGGTGGGTTCTTCAGTACTGACATTGATCCTATCACTGGACTTCCCAAGAACAACTACGAATCTTGCTGCATGAGTGAATTCTTCATGTCTGACAAGGTGAAGTATGCGTTCAGCGAGAAGGACAAACGCGATTTCTGCGACTGGTGGTTCCACCATGCTGTTGACTTGCTCAAGTACGACAGCAAGCAGTTGTGGGATTGTCAGGACTGGCAGAACGCTGTTGATGTCCGTGATCCGATGGCTAACCTTGAGTTCGGTCCCTTCTGGTTCATCATACAGCCGGCCAACGCCGACATTGTTATGCTAGACAGATTCGGCGAGATCGCTCTTAAGTTCATCCTTACCGAGCGCATCATCGTTAAAGATGCAGCATACATCAACAAGAAGGGCTCTAAGAAATGATTACCGCACTCAACAACGTACAGCTCAACATCAACATTGAAGTCAAGTTCACCCTCAAGAGCTTGGTGGATAAGCAGGTGTGGAGAGGTCGTATCATCGGCGTCTGCGGCTTTGATGTCGCGATGCAGTACAACGATGTTGTCGCTACTCACAACAACATGCCCGCAGCAGTTGCCAAACAGGAACCTGTGTCTCTTACATACATCCTGGTCAAGTGCACTGATGGTCAGATTAGACCGTTCGCTACTGCGTGGATCAATGAGTCTGAGTTCGAGCGCACAGACAACGTTACGGATGTGACTGTTATCATCCACAACGTGACAGACACGTCCAAGGCAAAGATACTCACTGAGATCCGTGATCTCGGATTCGAGGTTACTGTGGTGTAAAAGAAACAAACAAGTTGACCAGATGGGGCTCCCTTGCGGGAGCCCCATCTGGTTACCTGTTCTTTTTATTTCTTATTTGCAGCATCGTTGATCTTGGTAACGATCCTGTTACACAGAGTGCGGATACGTTCCATGTCAGTGACGCAGTAGCTGATGTGCATGACAACCTCAGCCACCCACTGTCCTTGTTTCTGGAGACCACGTTCAAGATTGGTGTCAGCTCCAGTTCCCATCTCACGGGAAGTCTTCAGGTTGTTTGCGTGCGCACGAGCAATTTCGCCTACCTGAGTCAGGAACACCTTGGACTCATTAATGTACTTGATGATACCATCCTGGTTCTCCATGCCAGAGCGGAGAAGAACCGATTTACAAGCGATGAGAAGGTTCTTGTAGTCTTCCTCATTCTTGAACACGGTGGTGTAATCAATGGCAGCAATGCTGGTATCCAGAACACCCTTGTTGAAGAAGATCGTCCCACCATTGTTCGTGATAGAATAACCAGCTTTCTCAAGCATTGACTTGAGAGGACGAGGATTGTCCAAGAACCGAGTTCCGATGAATCCAACGATCGGGCTGGTCTTGATGACCTCAGCAGGATTGGACTCAATGTTCTCCATGAGTTTCTTCATAATGGCGTTGGGTGGGTTACGACCCTCACCACAGTACTCAAGGAACTTGCTGTCGACCAGATCAGAAGGACCATTGACAGGAGACTTGGTTCCGCACACCTGAGGTGTCGTACGGCAGAGAGAGGTTGCAATGTTCATGTCAATGCAGAACCTGCTGATGAGCTCACGGATATCTAAGTTTAGACCTCCGCGACTACCAGCATCATTGACGGCTTTACCGATACGAAGTATACGTTCTTCAGTCGTTTCACCAGAATTGACAATCTGGAGAGTCTTGATGCACTTGTCGATGATGTGAGTGTCACCTCTCCAAACACGGATAAGGCGGCTGAGGAATCCGACGATACGGTTGAACATATCGACGATCCAGTCCCAGATCTTCTTGAGGATGGTTCCGATGGTGGCGAAGAGACCTTCCATGCAGACAGCACCCTTTTCCTCGTCAGTACCGAGAAGGTTAACGAGCTCGACATTGGTGTTCTCAAGGAACGAACCGTCTTCGTTGACGAGGTTGAACCACTCGTCGGAGTAACCGTTGGCTTCTAGCGAACCCTTGATGGTGTCAAGAGCCTCAAGAGTAGCTACGAGCTGCTTGCCCATGAGGACGTTCTCGGCAAGCTGTTCTCTCGCCTCAGCGATCTGAACCTTGAGTTCGTCACAGTCCGGAAGTGAGTTGAGCAGCTGAGATGTTCTCTGGTTGATTGAACTCAGAGAAGTTCTGATTGATAGATTCATGATTTGTTTCCTGAAAGTTGTTTGAACTTAGCCTCAAAGTATCCGAGGAGGTTATCACTCAGCTGATGGATATCAGTCATGAGTTCCTCCAGTTCCTGTTCGGCCCTACCGTTGGTGAACCAAGCGATGAACGACGGCAGTGAGCAGTACTTCATGAAGAGTCGATACTTCTTCTGCATCAACTCGAAGTACTTGTCACTTCTGGATACGTTGTCAATGGTCGTGAGTATCGTCTCTATGTCCTTGATGTACTTGTCGACATACTCAGCCGAAGCTCCGTGGATCTTGAGCTGCTTGACAGAATGGTTGAGGATCTCTCTGTAACGCTCACTCGTTGGAGGATACGACCTGAAGGTATAATCACCGAAAGACTGCTGTACCCAAAACAGAAGTCTGAGTTTAGCATACAGACCGAGAGCTTTACCTTGAGCCTCTTCCTTGAGTAGAGCGGCAATATCTTTCTCAGACTTGCCTATCATTCCATAGAACTTCGTGATCTTCTCCAGAGCCGTAACTTGGTCTGCGCCGAATCCATGAGTGAATGCGTATTCATCTGCTTTGCGCTCCTGCCAAGTCCACATACGTTCACTTACAGGAAGATCAGCCAGCTTCTTCTTCTGTCCGTCACGAAGTCTAAGTAAAAAACGCGTTCTGTCAGTAATAAGTAGATCCAGTGCTCCAGACAGGACAACCGACAACAGATAGAAAGCAGAACCTATCGTGCTACCGATGAACGAAGCACGTGTAGGAGCAGGCATCCTCTGACCAGATGACTGATAGTCTTTCTCAGCCTGAGTTACAGCCTTAAGTAATCCAGCAGCTTCCTTGGTGTAGCCATTGGAAGAAGCAATGTTCGCAACTCTCTTGCCAAGTTCAATCGACTTCTCTACAGTAGCAGTCTTCTTGAAGTAGGCTTCAAGAGTCCTGAATGTAGCAGCACGAGCATACAGATCAGCAGCGTGTTCGACGAGGGTTAGGTTGTGTCCGATCTCGTGAAGCATGATAGCGGTAAGCTCACGGGCAGTGAGGTACTCAGCTCCACTGTTCTTGGGAAGATAGTCAACACTCAGAAATCCGAGAGACAGATCGAAACCGATTGCACAACGAACGATCTTCTTGATCTGTTCACGATGCTCAGGTTTGATGATGCCCTTCTCGACATCATAGCTCTTAGCGAGAGCGATCAACTCATCCACAGTGAATTCCTCACCACGGAGAGAAGTGAACCAATCACTAGCCTGACCATTGAGGCTGTCAACGATCTGACTTGTACCACGTGCAGTGAGCTCGTCACCCTTCTGTATGCAGATCCACGTGCAGAAGCTGACCTCAAAATTCGGTTTGAAGAACACGGCTTCTATATTCAGTCCAGTGTTCTTGTAGACGATGTCGATGAAGCGCTTGGCTATCTTCTTAGCGAAGAAGTTCTGAATCGAAGTCAGTCTTCCCTGGAAAGACACACCGTTCAGATCGTTATCCCGGTAGTCTATAACTTCCTGGAATAGAGCTGTCAGCTCATCACCGATCTTGGATCGGGTGACGGCCGACATAGCTTCTAAAGATGGTGAAAAACGCATAAATGCTCTTTCTTAAAGTTGTTGATTTTAGTTATATTATCGTCTATTTAGTAGGCACTTTTACCAAAAATGACAGCAAAAAATGAAGAGATGAATAGAGGTACACACGGGGCACCGAAATGCCCCGTGTGTACCGGTTGACTTGGACGGAGGGACTCCTTAGATACATGCTACGAGCATGCACCTGGAGACCATGAGTTTACTTACACCGAAGTGCATGATCAAGGGCGTTGACTCAACGCTACCTATCAACATGCTCCCCAACAGTGCCGGTAGACTAATCATGTTTAACCTCCATTCTTCAATCGCTTTGCCATCATGGCTTAGCAAATTAGTGATATATACTCAACCGTTAATCATCTTCATTGGGGATCTGACCCTTCTGAAGAGTAGCGGCATCGCGAGCAGCTCTACCGATAACAGTGTCGATAGTAGCCACACGCTTGGTAAGTATCACCAGACCTGCTTGCGTGAAATTGAGAACTTTGGTCTTGAACACGAGTTTCTTCTGAGTTTCAGAAAGAGTGACGTCATCTGCTCCATCGGAGACCTTGTTGTTGATCTGCCGTTTCAGTTCATTGATATCACTCTCCAGTTCGCGTTCAATGTTCTTGAGTTTGACAGCTGCTCCGCAGAGGTTGACATATGCAACACATACAGAGTTAGCCTTCTTTAGAGACCACCCGCATGTGCCGTACGTACCAGAGATAACCTCAATGTTCTCGCTATCAGCATCAAGGAACTGTGTACCGTTGAACTTGATTCCGCATCGTTCAGATTCACGAGTGATGTACATATCGACCCCCTCTGAGTCTCTGAACTCATTTGCGTCCCTAAGCATAAGTACGATTTGGTGTGTGTGAGATATGTACTTATCAAGATCTTCCGGATTGACAGTGTCGAATACCTCAAGGTTAGCGAACTTGTCCGCTACTCCAGAAGTGGAGTCGGCCAACATGAACATCTGCCTGTACTTGACAGCTGTCGACGCTGCGCGGTACTGGGAGTTGAACATCCACCTGAAACAGTGCTTAACACCGTCCCAAAGCTTGAGAAGCATACGCCAGAGTTCAGAGATGACGCGCTTGACGATCTCCCACGCAGACTCTTCAGCTGCGCTGATCTCAATCACGTTCTCAGAGAACATGGAGCAGATATCCTCGTAGTCCTTGATGTAGTCAAGAACTTCAGTAGCAACAGGATCGTTCATCTTGTACTGCTTGGATAACCTGTCCGTAATGTCAATGCCTCTGTTGATCGCTTGTACAAGGATGTTAGAGCGACGGAACTCCTCGTCTATCTCTGCAGCATTGATGCGCAGATAACCGTTGGTTGTGTAGGAAAGTGTCATCACTTAGCTCCTTCCCTGAAACGCTTGATACGCTCGACAGCAGTTCTCTTCTGTCCGTACTGGAACTCGGCTTCACACTTGAGGAACTGACCTACGATGATGGAAGGTTTAGCACGACGAGCCGTCAGGTACTCTGACAACCTCGTAAGCCTGTACTCCCACGTGATGTAGGTCGAGTTACCGCACATGTTGCCTATGCACAGCGCAGCATCAGGTGTTACTCCCATATAGGTTCCGACGATCTTGGATAGATCGGAATTGCCGTTGTAGTCGCAGCTGTTGAACACGCGTTCGCGATCAACTCCATCCTTGAAGCGCAACATGTTGATGTTGTAATTCTCTCCGGAGTGGATGAACGCAAACTTGGCGTAAGACCTGCTACCGCTGATCAGAGAGTTGATGTACACCAACACACCGATAATAGCAACGATAGCTTCCCTGAGCTGATTGCATAGAGGAACGTCACGAGACATAACAGCTTTGCGCATGTCATCAAGCAAACGATCCCTGAGTAAATCAAGGATGTAGCGATGACACTTGGCGAAGGAGTTGCCGATGACGTAGTCGTCCTTGTCCTGACTGTAGAACGTAGTGTTCCGCGATGGGTCGTACTTGAGTATCGAGTCCGTGTTCTTGCTGAACTTGCTGTACTCTCTACCGATGACCTCAGGTATCGCAGCAGCATAAAGCGCTTTGCAGTTCTCAACTATGGAGTTGAGACTGCTAACAACTGGGTTGAATCCGGATACTGCATTGATGACTGCCTTAGGCAGCCTTATCCCTACAGGGATGGCCTGACCGATCTCGCTGTAGCAAGCTACGTAGATGATCCTCTCGATAAATTCGATGGTTCTTCCAACACGGTAGTTATCCGCCATCTTGATCAGTTCCTTGGGGAACGGATGGTCGATGAGATCGGCAACACCGATATCGGTAACAGGGCAGTTGATTGGTGATACGGCTTTAACTCCCTCAGGGGATCCGTTACACCATCTAGACATGACCTTGTACAGCGGCTCGTCCTTGTTCCAGCCGTAGTAACAGAACGGATCAAGATCAAAACTGCATTTGCTGCACAGATAAGTGTAGACTGTGTCGTCCTTGGTTACGAAATCCAACTCTTTAAAGAGCATGAACCAGGACGCGTACCTAGTCCAGTCACTCCAACCTAGAGTGTCATTGGACGAGTACGGTCCTGGATCCATGGGAGCTTCACAACACCTGTCACACCCACCTGCTTGATCGTCTACCCAATTGTAGCCTCTTAAGTAGGTGAGCATGGTGTTAGTCCTCGTTGTAGTACTTGTCGATCTTCTGGTTCAGACGATCGATCATGTCGTTGTAGTTCTTGATGATCTTGACGATGCGCTTGTAACGCTCGCTGTTCGGATCCTCGCCCTCAAGCGCCATCTGGAGGAACTCTACGCGTGCTTTGTGCTGATCGCGCATCGCACGGTTCTGACGAGCCTGGTCATCGAAGAAGTCAGTGATGAAATCACCGATGATGCGGAAGATCCTCAGACCACGACAGCCAGAGCTGATGTCTGATTCGTTGATCTGCCCGCCGATCTTGGCGAACTTCGTGTTCGACGTGTTGTCAGCGGTAACCAGGGCAACATCGCTACCAGACTTGCGGTAGTTGATAACACCCTGCGTGAAGATCTTGCGGAGACGACCGTTGATCATCTTGCAACAGATACCGGAAACCGCGTCAACATGGTTGGCAAGGTACTTTACCTGATAGGCAGGAACCTTGAACGTGTCAGGTTTCTTGTCGGCGATGATCGCGGCGATGAACGCCTCAGCGAACTTGGAGAGAATACGAGCGTCATCGACGATGCCGTACACAGCAACGTGACTGATCTTCGTGTTGTACAAGTTGAAGGACTTGTCGTCACCGAACAGGTCGTTGACGTTGGCAACGATCTCGCCAATAACGGCGGAAGAAGCCTGCATTGACTCGACAAGAGCACCGAGATAGTTGCTCTCCTGACGATGCTTGGCGATGCCAGTGAGTCCAGCGTTCATCTTGCTCCAGATGACCGTCGTGAGGTTCTTGTTGTTAGCCTTAGCTCCGGCGACAAGATCGCCCTGAAGTTTGGAGGTGGCAGTACCGAGATCGGTGAAGAACTGAAGGTGAGTGTTGAGTGCCGCAGCAATAGCCGTAGCATAATCAACGAACTGTTCCTTCGACATGTTCTTGGATGCAGTTCCGTTCTTGACGTCTTCCGCCACGGCTACATCGAGTTTATCCAAAGCTTTGCTCATGTGATACCTTCTCTTTCTTAGAAGCGAGGAGCCTGGCCTGCAGCGAACACCGACATGAGCGTCTTCATGTCAACGGAGTCCTTGCTGCCTTTACCGACAGATTCTTTAATCTGCTCGACGGAATACTTTCCAGGGTTCTGCAACCCGTTGAAGTAGATGTCGACGGTTTCGTAGTTCGGATCGAATACGACAAGCATCATTGCCATGCAGCCAGTCATGATCTTCTGACGAACGTCATAACGACGATAGTCGAGACCTTCATCCTTCATGATCCTGTCGATTGTACGACGAGAGATAACGATGATGGACGAAGCCGAGTTGTGGTTCCTCTTGGCTATCGGAGCCATAGCAGCGGCAGCCTTTGTGATCTGGGTTTTCTTGCGATCTTCCATCTCACGGAGGATACCTTCCTTATCGGCCTTCAGTGCTTTAGCACGCTTGGCCACCAAGTCTGCTTCGAAAATGAAGTCTTTCCAGAAAGAGATCTCACCGGCCTTGAACTTGGCCCAACGAGAAGACATCGACGGCGGGAAGTTCTTGCTGATGAACACTTCGAGAACGCTCGTCGGAGTCGTGAACGGAGCCAGCTGGACATAGAAGTACAGCGGGACAGATCCGCCCTTGCCGTCAGCAACCTTAACCTCAACCAGACGACCTGTGAACAGAGCCTGCTCAAGCTTGGTCTCCTTAACAGTGTTGCCCTTGTCGTGACCCTTCTCAGTGTTATCGTCCTCAAGGTTGTCTTTGACGTCACGAGCGATCTGCACGACATCTTCCATGCCAGCGATCACTTTAACGTTCTTGTCGCCGAACTTCTCCTTGATGACATCGAGGAACTGATGGAAGTCCTCAGTTGAGATCATCGCAGCCATGTCACGAACAGTACGGCCACCGGCAACCATGTTGCTGAGACCAACAGCCGTGAACACAAATCCACCGAGAAGGTGATTGACGAACTTCATGATTGGAAGCATGCCGTCTTCACGGACGATGCTGTCCTCAATGTACGCACGGGAGGAGATCAAGGTCTTCTTCGTGTACTCAGTCAGAGATGTGACCGAACGGTCTTTCATCTCGCAAATGAAGTCAACGACTTCCTTGATACTTCCAACTGTATCACTTGCTACATCACTCATAATAGCACCTTTGTTACTTGTTTTTAGTTGAAATAAGCTATCAAACCATAGTATAGTTTTGAGATTTGACCCCTATTTTCAGCGTGTTTTCAGGGGGATTTTCTAAAGAAGAAAGGAGGTTCTCAATGAGTCTAGGATTCGTCGAAATTGACGGTCGGCGATACCGGATCAAGTACAAAGATCCGGACGAATCTGACATAGATTCGGAGTTTAAGAAACTCAAGAACTCAGCGGGACCGAATTACAACCCAGAACTTGACAAAGAACGCTTCATGGCTAGAGCTAGAACTCTTGCCGCAAGTAAGAAATACGAGGAGGCAAGTCGTGAAGCGTACGGATACGCTACGAAAATTGTCGCCAAATTGGATGAGCTTAAAGCAGAACCTGGTATCTCACAACGCCGTACCGCAACACTTTCAGTTGAAGGTGTGTCGAATGGAGTTCTCAAGTCTATCGAACTCGTGTCTACCAATGATTCCGATCCTCCGAATGTCATTACTGATGAGAAGGTGAAGAAGTCGCTTGAGACTCTTGTTGCCAAACTCAACAAAGAGAACTACGATCATCAGCAGAGCAGCAAGACTCCTAAGGAAGATACATACCTCAAGATTCCGACTCCTGATTACAGCAAACCCATTCCAGATCAGATCGAAGACCTGGCTTACTGGTTTGCTGGTGCTGGAGACAAGGATCATCAGTTCGCGTTGGAGATGACTCGGATCAATCGATTCAACAAATCGTTCCTTCCTGCCAACAGGGAGCTTGTCGGGTACACGTTCATCACCAGACCGCACTGCAACCTTGCCAATGAGAACCTTGCGAATGTAAGAGATTTCGCACCGCTTCTGTTCTGCCATCCTAACAGCATCCAGATGGCCATCAGACAGAGCCTCGACACCGAGTTCGCTTATCGGCATGGTGGAGAGGACAAGTTCAAGTGTCCTCTTATTGACACACAGAACCCGTTCTTCGTCATGTGCTGCAATAGTCTGAGGTCGTGCAACGGCTTCCCTGACCCTACTCTTGCTATCGAAACTACAGAAGGAGGATTCTTCTCGGAACAGCAGTCTGGAGTTATCGGTTATGATCGTATGGCCAAGGGACAGGATCTTCAGTTGACATTCCGTGACTACATCGGTGCTCCGGTGATGAGTGCGATCGATTTTTGGGTCAAGTACATGGGCTACGTCCAGGACGGAACCATGCATCAGTACAAAGAAGACATCGAGCACAATCTCTTTGGTTATTCGGTATCGATCTACCGATTTTTGCTCGACTACTCTGGAAGGAGAATAACTCGCTGGGCTAAGGCTACTGGCTGCTGGCCCAAGATGTCTCCGATGGGAACTATCTTCAATGTGTCTGAAGGCGAAACTGTCGTAAATGCTGCTAAGGATAACTTCTCGGTTCCATTCCAGGCAAGTGTCTTCGAGTACAATGATCCTGAGATCTTGAGAGACTTCAACATTCTGGTAAGACGCTACTGCGCCAGCATAGCCGACGGTGAACCTACCGGAGGCAAGGGTGATGGCAATGAGCTCCTTCCCGATCTTCGTACACACATAACGAACAACAGAGCAGGCATTCCGTATGTGACATTCAGATACGGTGCACCTGAGTTGATCTGGAAAGTTCCTGTTGGCCACTCTAGTGGTAACGGAACTGCAGTCAACACTCCAGTTGTCAGTAATTCAGACTACAAGGAGCCGAAGGATCCTGATAGCGATTACTTGAGATTTCCTCACTAACTAAATAGAAGGGACATTCATGTCTACGAGTATTGACGATTGGACACTTGACGGTATCAAGAACCCACAAGTGCTCCAGAGTTACATACTGGATAAGTTCAGTGAGAGCACAGGTGGGAAGCAGGTGATTGTTGACGGCAATAATCCAACCAGCTTCCTCATCGAAGGCTTTTCTAGCTTGACTTCCAAGCTTATCCAGAAGATCGATGATACTGTTCTTCCTGCCATCTATCCTAGCAGAGCACAGAGTATCACCGACCTTTACAAACATCTGAGCGACTACGACTACCTCGGTCTGTTCGCGTCCCCTGCATCGTGCACAATCGTGCTGATAGTTGAGCAGGGCTACCTAATGCGCAATGCAGTTGAAGTGGGAACTGTAGATGGCGTTACTGTAAAGCAGGTCGTTATTCCACAGACCACTCGGTTCAAGATCGGTAATTATGTCTTCGGACTCTACTATCCGATCAGGATCCGTGTGTCTTCAGAGACAGGCATGTTCGTCGTGGAATACGACAACACTGTCAACAACCCGCTTCACATCCTCAGCCAGAACATCCTCGAACACTCGTTCTACAGGAACGAAGGGTTGAACCTGGCCTACATCAAGATTCCTGTGTACCAGTTCGATACCCAGACGACTGAAGAGCCTCTGGTTGACTCGACTGGTTACCGCAGAGTTATCGAGTACACCGACAAGTTCTATGCACTCAAGTGCACTGCGGACGTTCGTGATCCTGAGACCGACACCTGGTCTAACCAGGAACTTGCACTTGCTCTGTCTGGCAGAACATACAACCCAGAGAAACCCACAGTTGTGTTCTCGATTGATCCTGCCAACAAGCAGTGTATCGTGGAGATTCCGTACATCTATTTCACGCAGAACCTTATCCGTGGAAACATCCGTGTTGACATCTACACGACCGCTGGTTACTTGAACTACCAGATCCCGACTGGAACTAATGATACTGTCGGAATCGACATGTTCACTGTTCCTCTGGACACGGAAGTCCGCAAGTACACAGAACCTTTCCGCAAGATGCCTGCCCTTACAGCTATTCCTGTTACTACACAAGTGGTTGGTGGAACTAACGGGTATTCCTACTCGGATCTTCGCAAGAAGGTTATCGCTGATGCGTTCGGTGACGCTACTCTGCAGACTCCTGCGGATATCGATGCGTACTTCTCCAACATCGGCTATGTGACGTCGCTGTTCAAGGACGGTATAACCGACCGTATCTTCAACGCCCATGCCACACTGCGTGACACGGACGATGCGATTATTGCGGCTGGTTGTGTGGATACTCTCATTACCTTGGATACGCTGAAGTCGAGCAACTCCTCGACTATTATCACGACTGGTGAGAACGTGTACACGATCCTCCCGTCTACAAGGTACAAGTTTGACTCGGACAAGGGAATCTGTGTTCCTCTGACTGACAATGAACTAAACGCTCTTAATGGTCTTGGAGCTGCCGATAAGGTTAATGCGTTCAACAACGCGACCTACACTCTCTGCCCGTTCCACATCCAGCTATCGCTCAAAGATCGTTATCCTACATCTGCAACATTCGACATGACTGACTCGGCTATTGAGTCGAGAACATCTGTCCGTACTCGTACAGACGTGGCTCAGCACCTGGCTATCAACTCTGCGTTGCTTAGCATTGTTCCTGTTGATGCCACACGTGATGATGACATGATCACGGATAAGTACAGGATCACCCTGAACATTATCCGTTCTGGTATGAACAATGTGGAAGCGATCATTTCGAACGGTGAGTCACAGGGAATTGCCAACATCAGGTGTATCGTCGGTATCAAGACACTTGACGGAAGTTATGTGTTCGCTGACGCTGAGTACCTTGGTCGTGAGTCCGAGATCGATACCTATCAGTTGCTCGTATCTGCTACTGCAGCGTTCACCAGTACTGAGGAAGGTCGTGCTGTGCGTATTAAAGCTCCGTTCTCTGTTAACGGAGTTGATGTGCTTCTCACAACTGAAATCCGCATTATCCTCTGTGTACGCAACACAGTCAACGGTATCGCTGAGACGGTTAGCGGCAGTAAGTACAACTCGACCAAGATCCTTGACACCGACTTCACGATGGCAGAACTCGATGACATCGGTTCCTACATCGCCCTGTCTGAACATCAGCTGGTAGTTCGCTTCGGCAAGATGGTCAATGAAGTTGACCAGCGTATTGCTCTGAGCTACAGTGGCATCCAGTATAAGAAGTATGCTACGACAGAGATGGCAACTCTGGATTATCCGGTCTACGTGACTGATGAGAACGGAGTGCCGATTCTGTCGCATGGTGAACTTCAGGTAAAGTATGCTGCTGGCACACTCAAGGCTGCGACTATAGCCGTGACTGAAGACAAGCCTATCTCATACTTCCTCAGGAAGAACTTGGCTGGCTGTGAAGCAATCTACAACAACAATAGAGTAACTCTGCCCTCGGTAAACAACTGGGTGATCGCAGATGGCAAATACTCTGGAACAGATGCTGCCATGCTCACTGATGTGGATGGCACAGCTATTCCTGTGGATGGATTTATTGTTCCGAGTTTTGAGATAACGGCTGCAAGACTTACCCTTGCCGGTATCAACCCGATCATCGGTACGTACGAGGTAGCAGATGCCAAGAACACTGGCCCTCTGTCCTCGGCTTCCGATGAGTGGTACCGTGTGTTCAAGACTTCTGAGGTCAACACTTCAGGTGGTACCGATAGTGTGACTAATGTTTACAAGATCGGTGCTATGGACGCACTCAAGTTCGTTGTCAACTACATCCTTACCAGGAACGGAGCTAAATCTCCTGTTCATGTTGTTGATGCTGCTGAGTATGTGACTGACCTGGTGACAGGTGAAGTTTCCATCATCGGTTATGTGGACAACAAGATCAATACTCTCACAGAGTACACTGACGGAATGTTTGTGCTTGTTGAACACGACACTGGGGATGAACTCTCTCATCCTGCAAGGCTGTACCTTCGTAAGAACAACACTTGGAACGTTGTCAAGACGTTCGAGGTTGAAACCTACGACGGAGTAGTTGGGCTTATAGCAGCAGACGAACTTGGTATGATCAAGCCTACAGAGACGACATATCTGTCCACGAGGAAATACTTCCACATGGAAGGTAACATCTGGGCCAAGATGACAGTTGTTCCTGGCGAACCTGTTGCAAACGATGCCTACGTGTACTCTCCGCAGTCCAACGGTTACGTCTATCTCCTTCGTCGTATTAAACCGATGGATCCTAACGGAGTAGACTACGAGTGGAAGTCCACGGAAACCAAGGTTCAGTACGTCGCATTTCTCACTCAGACAGAGGGCGGTATTCCTGATTTCACAAGGAGACCTACTTCTTCTGATGCACTTATCTTTGCTGCAGACGATAACTCCATCCTGGATGGAACGTTCAAGAAGGATGAGTTCTGGAAGAGCTACGTCAACAAGTGGCCTTGGGAAGTTACAGAGTGGAACAGACTTGACACCTCGTTGTCTATAGACAACGTTCCTGTCAACGCCTACAAGGTTGACGATCAGGTAGTTACCGAGTTTGATGTTGCGCGCATGGAGAAATACTGCGTGCACACCTCCGGACAAGTCATTCTGACCAATGGGCAACCCACTCCTGTTGAAGGTAGTGGAAGAGAGGTTCAGTACCTCGTCAACGTGCTTCATGTTGATGCCAAGTTGGCTGAGACTACGACTAACAAAGTGATCAGGACCTATCCTGGTTCTGTTGTGGAAACCATGAGATCTCACTTCAACAACTTGGGTGCGGTCAAGAACAGGTTGTACACAAGCACCAAGCTCTACTTCGAGCCGATGCGTTCACTTGGGTTCGGAAGGTTCTACACTGACGGTGAGACAGTTGCGACTTACCCGTTGGATATCTCGATGGCATTCAGGCTGCACGTCAGCCCTGATATCGCCGATGATTCAACGATGCTCGAGTCGCTCAGGGAATCGGTTATTAGGTTGATCGATGACCACATGGCTGAAGGCTCTACCAACATGGCTGTTATTGCGCAGCTCATCAAAGACAACAACTCTGACTCTGTCAGGTACGTTGACGTCCTTGGCATCAATGGCGACGAATCTCTCCAGACGATGCGTTGTGTTGATCCTGAAGTCAGACCTCACCTAAAGCATGAACTCAGACTGCTGGACGACAATGCGACTATTGACCTGACTCGTGGATTATCACTCGAGTTCGTCATAGCCGACGTGTAACACTTCCTACCGTGTGAAGGTAACAAAAAAGAAGACACCACCTCGGTGCGGGCTAACCGCACCGAGGTGGTAAGTCTTTTATTTTTGGTCACTGCTCCAGTACACTGCTTGGATGAGACAGTTGCAGTTTCGATTTATTGTTCTTGCCTTTAATTGCTAGTACGTCGTACGGCCAACAGACCGTGTCGACGACAGCTTCAAGACAAGTGTCGACAGCTGGTACAAGTGCCAACGGGATGGTGATGATGTTGATCGGATAGAACTTGTCACTGGCGCCAGGGGACATGACCTGTGGCCAAGCGACAATGTAAGTCCACGCAATCATTTCCTGAGTGCACTGATAAGTGTCAACGATCTCTTTATCTGTTCCAGGACACCTGGTATACAGATTCATGCAGCCACATGTAGCAGCAAGCAAGATAAGACAGATGAGTTTCTTCATGATCAGTCCTTTATGCTGCATTTGATTTTCAGTGGTTCCTGACGGATATCCACCGAGACAATGTCCTCGAGAACGTGTTCGATGTGAAGGTCTTCGATTTCATGCCAAATGGAAGCGGGGTTCTCCTTGGCAGTTTTGTCGATTCCCCACATAGTGCTATTCGCAGCGTTAAAGCTATGGAACCTGTAGGCGTCCACGAGACGATCTACTAGAACACTAGTGGAGTTAGTGTGGTAGAGTTTCTTACCGTTCTTGACACCGGCAATCACGTAGCATACGGCAGTGGTGTCATGATCAGCAACTTTCCAGAGAATAGCATCTCCACCAGCTTCAGGACGCTCTGCAAGATGGTAGACGCAGAACTCACGGTCATCCCAACGTTTCTTGAGTTCCTCGATAGTGGACTGAGCAAACGCTGGAGTTACAAACACCATAGTGTCCGAGTTGATGTCAACTGTACTTCCAGCGTTCGCAACGACACGGTACTCATCGCCCTTCTTGGAGACGATCAGATACACGTTCATTTCTTCTTGCCCTTCTTGGCTTTCTTCCTGGTCGGACGGTTCTTCTTGCGAGCCGCCTTGGCAACCTTACGAGCCTTATCGCTCTTGGCTTTCACATTGCTGTCGTGATTAGCGACGTCTTTCGGCTTGTAGCAGAAGGCAGGCTGAAGGTCACGGATCCGTTCCCTTAGCCTCTGCTCTTCAGTGACGGCTTCCACCATTTCGGGGAAGGTCGTTATTCCTTCAGGTATGTGCATTGTGTTTGTTCCTTGTTGAGGGTTGTTGTGTGTACACATTTAGATAATAAATACTTGACCTCTAGTCGAGATCTTAAGCGTGGAGGAAGATTCCTTTGGACTGTAGGAACTCTCCTGTGATAGCAAGACCAACCCTGGACCCGAATTCCTTAGCAGTAGGTGAGTCATTGACAAGAGTGTAATCTACTTCAATCTTGTCGATGTAGGCTTCAGACTCATGCTTCTGCCAGTCTGCAGTCTCGAGTCCTTCACGCTTGACTCTGACGAGGAATCCTCCGTGCTTCTTGATCATCTCAGCTTCATTAGGGAACCGGACATCGGTAATGATCCTGACATGAGTTGGATTTCCATTAGGTTCGATCTCGTTCTTCGCCTCTTCGATATCGTCAAGGAGAACCTTCTCCACGATCTTGACCCAACAATCCTTGTCAAGGTGGTTGCGGAACATCTCGGAACCGACAAGCTGCATGAACTTTCGAGGTGTAACCATCGGGAACATTGGATTGCAAAATGTCTCCTTGAGAGACTGATCCGACATCTGCTCTTTCGTGTAGCCGAACAGTAAACCTATCTTTCTAATAGTGTCTGCAAATGCAAGATTGCTAACAGGTATCTTGAATAGATCCCAAACACATGTCTGAATGCCACGTGCAGCAGTGTCTTTTCCGGACTTTGCGTACCCGACAAGACCGATGAAAACAGGATAGTTTTTAGGACGATTTTCCATGGATTACTCCTTAGTTTTGTGCTATTTTATGTGTTCAAAACCATACAAAAATAAATAGGAGTTTACCCTATGCCAGGTTGTATAACGAAGCGGCAGGTTCTGGCTTTCCTTGCCGTCTATGCTATCACCAGAGGCGTGATAGATGAAATCAAGCCTGTCGATGACGGGACGACAGAATCGTCCACCTTCGACAAAACCGCGTTCGACGCCACTATGGGCGCAATCGAAGCTAAGACAAACTGCGAAGGAAAGTAAAGGTTAAGCTATGGCAGATCTTACTGGATTTCGGCAGATGCTTGCCGATAGGGCTGAGGCCGATAAGGGTCTCCCCAAAGTGTGCCTGAAGTGCACGACTGACTTGGATTTGGCTCTCGCTCGTCTGATCACTGTTGACAGCCGGTCGGAGGACGAGACGGATGGGCAGGTTGCTGCCCGTTACCTCGATGAGATATGTGCAGAACTGGCTAAGCCGGAGAATGAAGATGTGGTGAAGCACATCAATGCTGTCATTGCAGCTTTCAAGGAGAAGATCTCCGCAGCCACATCTGCTCTTGGAGACATCAAGACTGCGGCCAACCAACTGGCTGGCTACATGGAGACGTACAAGAACGACGCACTTGCTCGCGATCCGTTCGTGTCTACGCACGCCAACTTCACCAAACTCTCGGTCGACTATCCGACCTGGGATTGGTCTGGTCCGGCGATCGTTGGTACGCCTACCTACATCAAGGAGCGCGTCGGCGCTATGCTTGTGGCCAAGGATGCTTCGGTTCCTACCGAGTACGACTACAGGCTGTTCATCCTTGGTGTATCCAACATCTCACGCAAGGTCAATTTCCAACAGGTTGAGCTCAGTGAAGAGCATCGTACGACGATCGTTGACTCCGCTATCGACATCCTGGTCGATAACACCAAGGAAGACATCACCGACGTCGTTGACGTGCTAGTTGGCACCAAGAGTATCAACGGGATTGTGGCGGATCTTTCTAGGCTGCAGAACATGGATCCCGCCGATCTGTTCGACAGGATCAAGGAGTACGATGCGTTCATTCACAAGTACTACTCGGTCGCTGCCGCCATCATCGACGAGAAGATCCCGCTCCCGGAGATTGAGGGTAGAGACACTATCAAGAGCAACGCGGAGTGTGTCAAGCTCCTCTGCGAGTTCATGGCCTACTTCGAATTGATGGAACGCGAATCAGTGTTCAACAAGGCAGTTCTCCTCCAGGGAGGACTCATCAACTCGGATGAGAAAACCGCGTACGAGAGTGCTGGTGGAACGACGCTTATGATCGCCCACTACATTCGCTACATGTACAAAGACGATGTCTCGAAGATTCCTGCGCGTGGTATCTCTAGCAAGGTGATAATTGAATCGGCCGCACATAACGAGAAAGTTGTTAAGGCGGATATCAGCAACGTCGCCAATCGCATAGCGATCGCTACAACCAGCGCCCGTGTTGAGGCATTCAACACTGTGGCACATCGATACATTGTCAACAAAGTCAATCACGACAATCCCGACATGGCCGATGGTGCTAAGACCACGGAAGTCGAGAATATCATGAAGGCCCTTGTGAAGAAGATTGCCAATCGCATCCTTCATCACGACATCGCCTTTGTTGACGCGGCTCTCATGCTGATCGTTGAAGCCGATTATCATGGAACCTTCGTCGAGAGCATGTACAATGAACTTGGTGCAGCATATCTGGCTCGTATCCAGACGGCCGAGGACGGTAAGGTTACCGACTTCGACCTGCAGGTCGCCGAGATGGGTGTTGTTGCACGGATGGTCAGCAACTTCGTTGTTGAACATCTGATCACGTGCTGCTCTGACTGCAAGGACAACACTGTCAAGTCTCCTGTTGTTCCTGAGAAGGAGTGATAGGAGTTAGACACTTAACCAGAAGGAGTTCAGAATGAAGATTCTTTACGCTTTTCTGGTCGGAACTGCCCTGCTGTGCTGCGGTTGCAGCACAGCAGGTTGTGTATCTTCTGACCATAAACCGGTAGCACCTGATACCTACATTGACGGTGGTTCTGAGACAGGTGATCCTCAGCTACCTCCTATGAAACCTCACTGGAAGGACTAATGCCATGTTTAAGTGGTTGAAAGATCTCTTTAGTTGGGGTGAGAAAGATGACCTCAACAAAGATGAACCGCTAACCAACGAAGAGGCCTACAGTCTTATCGTTGATGGGCGCAAGAAGTATAAACTGAATTGCGTCAAGGTTCCTGAGAGGGTCAAGACCAAAAGTCTCGCTGCGTTGGCGGCCAGTCCTAGGTTTACTGCACCTAAAACTGTAGACCTTCGTGACTACTGTACTCAGACAGAGAATCAGGGTAATCTTCCTTATTGTGCGGCATACACAGCAGTAGGATTCGCTGAGAACGTGATGTGGCGTAGAGACGACTACATCACTCAGATTGATCCTGTTGCTATCTACAAGCGTGCAAAAGAAATAGATGGAGATCCTGGAGAGGGAACCTCTCTTACCGCTGTTCTCGATGTTCTTCTCGAAAAGAAGTACTTCGACCCTAATCTCTGCAAGATCCAGGTTATTTATGATACCATTGGATTTGAACAGTCTATCAAATACGCCATCCACAAGTTCGGGTGCTTACTCCTTGCGTGCGATATCACTGAAGAATGGTATCTCTGCGGTCCAAAGAAGACCGCTATAACTGGGAAGAACAACAATCGGTCTGTAGGTGGTCATGCTATACTCTGCTGCGGTTATAATCGTGACGGTGTTATTATCCATAACTCTTGGGGTGAGGAATGGGGTGCTTATGGTTATGCCCTCATTACCTGGGAAGCACTCAGGAAACAGTTCCTGTATGCTGCTGTCCTTACCAACTGTCTTAACAATTTGAAACTCAACTAAGGAGAATTCAAAAAATGAAATTCGGTACACAGAGCGCTGAGCGTGCAGTACGTGCTGCAGCTGAAGACGCTGTAACTGCGGCCACTGAGGCCCTCGTTATCGGGCAGGATCTCGTGGCTGCTTCCGCTGAAGCAAAGGAACTCATGGATGTGATTGCCAACATCACTCTCATCAGTGACCTCATCAAGCAGAACGGTCTTAAGTCCAGCTACCATATGACCAAGAGCGTCCAGTCTTTTGCAGACAGCTTCGCTCTTGAGAGCTACACGGCTGGTATGGATAATGCATCCGTCAAGCTTCTTGAAGCCAAGTATGTCGAGGCTTCTCAGGAAGGCGTTAAGGAGATGTGGACGCGTTTCCTTGAAGCCATTAAGACCCTCTGGGCCAAGCTGGTTCAGTGGATCAAGACCACGTTCACGATGCGAGGGATCTATCTCAACCGCATCAAGGACAAGCTTGAGAAGTTCGATGGCTTCGACTCTGAGGCCAGTGTGAAAGCGATGAAGAAGGATGATGCGGAATCCTGTATCAAGGTAATCGATGCGTTCCACAACATCTTCAAGACAAGTGCCAATGCTCGTGTCCCTGATGTATATGGTGGGTCGATTCCGTTCTTTGCCAACCCTGATGATCTAGTCGATGCGTTCGATGCTTGTGGCATCACTCTCTCGATGAAGGATAAGGATGTTGACATGTCTTCCGCTGGGCGCACGATAGATGAGCTCTATCCTGTGGCTGAGAAGAAGGCTTCTGAGCTTGGTTATTCTAGCAGCGCTATCGTTACCGGAATTGCCAATCAGGTTAAGAGCATTGAGTCCAAGGCGGACTTCAAGAAGTGCGCTGGTAACGTCGAATCGTTCATCAAGAATACCTATGATGGAATCACGACTGCGATCAACTCCATCAAGGATGCGGATGGCTCTGGTGAGAAGGAGGTAGTCGAGAAAGTTCGTACGCGTGGTCAGTTGATCCGCGTGGTGAACAAGGCAATCACCCTTGAGAACACACTCATGGTTCGTGTGTGCAAGACTGTTCTTGCACTGCTCGATGCCAAGAAGAAGGAAGCTGCTGCTCCTGCTAACGCGTAAGCAAAATGAAGCTAGGTTAGGGCGATCCCACAAGGGACGCCCTAACCTAGTTATCATCTTTTGTTTCAGAACATTCCCAAGAGTTGAGAGATCATATCCCAGATACTACCACCCTTGAAGATCATGAACAGTATGGACAGACCTACCAGACACACGGCGGTCATCTTCCATCTGAACTTGGAGTTATCCTCCTCAGCAGCACTGAGTCGATTGATCTCCTTAACAGCCGCTTTCCATTCCTGGTCAACTTTCTTGACATACTTGTTGACCTCTCCAAGATTGCGTTTGTTGATAGCCACGCTCTCACCGAACTTATCGAGCTTGACATCGTGAGCCTTGAGCAGTGTGCTGATATCAGAGATCGTCCTAATGAGGACTTGGAGATGGTTCATCGCACTGCCGATACGCATGGTTATTCTGCCTATCTGTTCAGTGTACTTGCTCTCATCTTCCCCAAGACGATCTTCCAACTCAACTATCTGCTTCTGAAGTGCCTGGCACTTCTCATCGACATCTTCTTTAACGTGGGATATTCTTTCCGATAACGACTCTAGTGTAAGCTGTTCATCTGATTTGGCATGTTCAATACCATCCATGCACAGCCTCCTCACCTAGCGTTGTCGTACAGTCTGTTCAGACAGAGAATGTAGTTGTGCTCAAGCTGCATCTGGCGTGTAGTAGCCATGCCATAAGAGTCGAACACAAGCGCGATACCTTTAACTATCTCAGACATGTTCTTGAGGTCCTTACCGGATACTTCAGAGGCATTGTCGTTGACAGAAGAGACAATAGCCTTGAGAGTTCCCTCGATGTCTGTTATGGTTTCACCCATGCGACGTACATCCTGGAGTCTGCTCTCCATGGAGATGAGATCCATACGGACATCGACCCATTCCTTGGTGGAGAGGAAGACTTTGGAGAAAGGAACCTTGACTGCAAACTTCCCAGAAAACTCTCCTAAGCACACATCTACAGCGGCCTTACTTCCTGACAGAACCCTGTGCATTATTAGGGCTGTAGCATCTATTTGCTGGGAGAGGTTCTTGTTGCTGGCGTTGATAGAACCGAGTATTTCCTTGAAGGAAGTAGCAACAAGTTTGCCGTTGTTGATAGCATTAAGGCGCTGGTACACAGCACCGATAGCATCAACAGCAGACTTGTAGGTTCCCTTGAGGTTCTCAGGAACATCGACTTCGATGTTCATCGCCTTGTCGTAGGCTATACCATCAACCACCCTTGTCTTGAGCATGTTTGAGGATACGAACTCATTAAGTTCAGACCTCTTGATGGACTTGGTTATGTTTACCAGGTTGGAACCAAATGTATTCAGAAGTTGTCCGAAGGTATCGACAACACCAACGAAGAGTCTTCCAATGATGTTAGAGTTAAGACCCTCGACGGATCCATACATCACTCCTTGTTCTGCATACAGGGCGTCTATCTCAAGACAGACAGACGAATAAAAGCTTTCCATAAGAAACTCCTTATTATTTTTAAAGCATAAAATGGCAACCTAGTTGGGAGTTTTAGGCTCCCAACTAGGTGCTTAAGAACGTTAGACTTTGAGCTTGTTCTTGATGCAGGTGTAGACCAGCTGAAGGAGAGTCTCCTTGATATTTGTGTCGATCTCGGAGGCATTGACCTTGATGTTTTCGGATATATAGATATCCCCCTTAGAGAGGATCTCGTACGCAACCTTCCAAGCATCCTTGCCCTTGAGACCAGCCTCAATAGCAGTGAGAACTGCCAGTTTGGCAAGAGTCTGGTTCTTCTCATTGTTGATGATGAAGACAACAGTCTCTTTAACACCGAAGAATACGACCTTGACGACAGAGACGAATAACGCCTTTGCCCAACCGAACATCTTCTTGTACCAAGGAGTTTTCTTGTTCTCCTCCTCTACCTCTCTGTCGATGGTAGCCTGAGCTCTAAGCTTAGCGGCTTCAATCGCCTCGTTGAGTTCAATATCAGACTGAACCTCTTTAGTTGCGGTTTCGCTCGCTTCTCCCATAACCATAATCCTTTCTGCTGGTAGATGCCAGCATAGGATAATCAGTTTGGATGGTTACATGAGGAGGTCGTACGAGACTTCGTAGACCGTTTCGTTGTCGTGGAGTTTAACTCCAGCCGCAGCCCGTTCGTCTGCGAGCTGATTATCTGCAACAGATATGCAAGCCTCTGTAAGAGACGCATCTGATGTGACGAGCAAGAGCTTGTCGGTTCCTCCAGTTGGAACACTGTGGTTAGGAACAATGAATACACAGTACTTGTGGGTAGGATCTTCGCTATCCACAAAATACGTGATCTTTCTTTCCTTGACGACTCCAGATCCTGTGTTGTACGATTTCAGCAACGTCATCTTGTCTTCACAGATGTGAGCATACGCTTCGAAGTCAGCTGCAATGAGCGACGGAGACTCTACAGTGGAATAGTACAACTCGATAAATCCTGTCGGATCACTAGAGCTATACCAATCGACAATGATGTACTTAGATTCAGGTACTTTAACACCTGTCTCGAACAGACCAGCAGAAACCTGGGTTGAGTTGTGCCTACTATGTATGAACTTGATAGTCTTACGCCTGGAGTTACGAACGAACTGCCTCAACGTGTACATGATACCGTAGGTGTAAACATTATCAGAACTAAACGTTGAGTAGGTGGCGTTCGAACTATTGATAGTTACATTGCTAGTCTTCCAAGCATTGAAGTAGTTGTAGAAAGTCTGAGATCCTTCAACGATCTTGAACGATTGGGTCATCCAGATGTTAGGAGTCTCGTGACTACCTAGGAGTTTAACTCCGTTATCAAGTGCACCGTACTTCTGCCAGTAAGAGGTAGTTCCAGATATGAGGTTGTTGATAGTTTTGTACTTGCTATCTGAACCATCGATGATGTTACCGAACCGCATTTCTGTATACGTAGTTGCAGGCGCAGATGTCGCACTAGAGTCGTAGTCCTTGGTGACTCGTGCAGCTACAAGACGTAGAGGACGATTGGTAGGAGCTGTGATTTCAGCACGATTTGCTCTAGTGGGATTTGTCCTAGATGCTTTCCAGTAGAACGGATCTATCGCGACGATGTTCTTGAGCATCTTTCCAGTTTCTGTCGCTCTCTTCCTGTAGAACAGAGCAGAACCTCTTGTCCTACAATTGTTTCTGTCATAACCAAACGACAGAGATGTGACTGTTGAATAGAGAACATCAATGAACTCCCAAGTATTGAACTTGTAGATCTTACAATGAGCTTCTCTATTCTCCGATATAGAGGCGACAGATCTTGTGCTTCCAGTGGTTGTTTTATCTTCATCCCATTGAGATCCGAGGATGTGGTAGAACCCTGTGATTGACGCGTTCGAAGTTATAACTGCTCCAAACTCATATTCGTAGCCATCCGATTCACTCTGTGTTATCGTCCTAGAGTCATAGGTAAGGATTTCTTCCATACCAGAGAACGGTACTTTGACCCAACCGTCACTTGAATCAAATCCGTAGTCCTCAGCAACAAGTGTAGGAAGAGCTGATATAGATCCGGTATCAGTTATAGAACCAATATTTTCAGATGTATCCGGATCAGATGCAAATAGTGTGAAACTCCCCTCAGCCTTGTAGATTGATACCTGGAACACACTATCTTCAGATTCTTCTGTATACGTTTTAACTGTGACGAATGCTGGGTTATTGCTAGCTACACCACAAACAAATGTGTTGCCTACTGTAGTAGATGCTGCTGTCAGACGATAACCATCAGATCCTGAGTAAGTTCCACCGAAGACATAAGCTCCTCCAGGGTATACATCTATGTTTGTATCAGTCAGATAGATCTTACTAGCTCCACTGTACGGTATGGATATGTTTCTTGTCTGTGCAGAAGTGTTATTGTAAGTTGTTCCAAAGAACGAACTGTACATTGCACCTTTGATTTTCTTGGAAGAATGCTCATTGGTGTTGGTATTCCAGTAACCAATGTACATCGTCCCATAAGTCCACTCTCCAGGAACTACATCGTGATCGTTCTCGAAATCCACGATCATTGTCCATCCGTTGGCTGCTGGGAAATCAGGATCTGTTGAATCACACCACATTAGACCTGTTCCATCGTAGGACGGTCTAGAGGATGGTATGTCTGCAAATACAAATTGGTCTGGTCCCTTGAGATAAGCAGGAAGACAGTCGTATTCCATAAAACTTCCACACTTAATGAAGGCCAGATTTTTAACAGGCTGCATTGTAGGGGCTGCCATAAGTAACCTCCTTAATTTTGAAAATCATAAAATTGCCATCTACCTGTGCGATATCCTTTCTAGTTTTAATTGACTAATCAATAGTTGCAAAATAAAACACCCTCCAGTGGTCCTTAAGGACCACTGGAGGGCACTGGAGAAATTAGACTTGTTGATGCTGAACTGCACATCTCTGAAGTATATCAAATACCTGATTGATGGACATTCCAAGTGCGCTGGCTGCTGCTTCGATATACGGTACACAAAGCTGATTGTTGGTATTCAGCTCATTAGCCGTATCATAGAAGTGCTTAACGGGCTTAGTCTCTCCATTACCGAAGTCAATGTCAGGAAGTGAACCCAAGAATGTTTCAAAAACGTCTAGTTTTCCTAGTGTTCCGAGCGTGTACTCAAGAGCTAGCTTGGACACACGAATCACTGGGTATGGGACATAAGGATACACTAGAGTTATGGTTCCGGCCGCTTCATCCTTGACTCTCTCAGGAGCACCTCCTTCATAGAGGTAACCAGACGGAGGCTTAGGACCTTCATCGATGATCTTCCACACCTTGTAGACATGAGTTTTGGTGAGGTTCTCTTCATCAGATTCCCAGTGGTCCTCAGCTTCTTCGTCTTCGGCCAATTCCGGAGGATTGTCCACGATGTTCCACACTCTGTAGTTGTGAGTGTTAGTGCCAGCATCCAGATCTAGATCCCATCCGAGATCTTCTAGTTCCTGGTTCTCACCAACTTCAGGAGGATTATCGACTCTGGTTATAACGACATACACGTGTGTGCGTGTGGTACCATCATCTTCCCAGCGATCCTCGTAGATGTACTGATTCTCCTGTAATTCTGGAGGATTGTCTACAATGAACCTTACTTCATAGACGTGAGTCTTTGTAGTACCATCGTCGTCCCAGTGTTCATCGACTATCTCCTGTCCTTCTTCGAGAGTGGGAGGATTGTCTACAATAAACCTGACCTCGTATGCAAAGGTTACGGTTTCACCATCGTCAGATTCTTCATAACGATTGATGATCTGCTGACCTTCTTCAAGAACAGGAGGATTGTCAACTACGAAGCGAATTCGGTCATAGACCTTGGTCTTGTAAGTACCATCGTCTTCCCAATGGAAGTCGAGGACTTGCTGACCCTCCTCAAGGACTGGTGGGTGATCTACGATGATGCGCACCTCATAACGATGAACGTACTTATCGTCGACCACTTCCCAACGATCAGACACGATCTCCATGCCATCAGAGAGTTCTGGAGGATTATCGACGCGTTCGAGTACATGATAGACGTGAGTCTTGGTCATGTTCTCATTGTCATAGACCCACTCGTCTCCGTTATAGTGATGAGTGGATTCGTCGACCTCAGGCATTCCGCCGTCAATGACAGTCCATACCGGATACACATGTACGTACTTATCACCCTGTTCTTCCCAGTGGTCATTTTCAATAACCTGGTTATCTGCTAACTCCGGCGGATTGTCTGCATTCTGAAGCTTGCGTATGTGACGATACACGTATTTATCGCCGTTCTCAAGCTCGGCGTACTTGTACCCATCATCGAGGATTGTGTATCCTTCTTCTTCCTGCGGGCGTTCCCACTGCTCAAGAGGCCAGTAACCCAGTTTGTGGAAAACCTCAATCGGTGCATTTTCGTATTTTATACCGTTGTGTTCAGGAACGGCAGGTGCCAATTCAACATTGGCACCTCCGTCTATCACACGGTACAACTCAGTTGTTAGTGTGTTCATTTAACATCTCCTTAGGGAAGGGTGTCGTAGTTTACAGTAAACTCCGCCGCTGTCTTTCCGCACTTTGTCTCGTAGATCAGTGTAATAGGAATAACAGTGCCGGATGTTGCAACCGGGGTCTCACCAGACGCCGGGGTATACTCGAACTTGACTATGTAACTGTAAAATGTTCCATCAAGTATTCCCTGATCGTTAAGATCGGAAGATACTGAGACATCACGAGTTATTATAGTTCCTCCAGATATCGGATATTTAATCTTTAGAGAGACTCCAGAGTGTAGATTAGTTCCCTCTAATAGCTTACTTCCATCTGCAGTGAACTTTGTACCATCCCACTTAACATGTGAGGCCGTGATGATTGGAGACCAGTCGGTTCCGTCATCCATCTCTGTGAGCTCACCAATGACAAGTCTGCTATAAGGCTGAGTAATCTTAACCTTAGCTGGAAGCTTATGAGCTTGCCATTTTTCATTTACAATTACTGTCTTTATTCCTTTTGGTAACTCATCAAAGTTGAAACCTACTGGCATTCCTGAACACATCTCCGGTTCATTTGGAAGATATATTTCGTAGTTACGAAGACCTCCCACAGGAGGGTCTAAATATATTTCAGTCGAAGGACCGCAGTTGAATTCAGGAAGTATGGTAGATATGGACCCAGGTTCTAGATTAATTGCTATCTCTCCACCTGAGGAGATCACATCAGAAGAAATGACAGCTTCTTTTGGATCTGCAGAACCTCCGACAAGTCTCCCGTTCTCCACAATCTTGACTCCCATGAACTGAAGAGAATTTGGAGTTGAGTTGGTTCCTGTTCCTATCTGGAATGCTCCGGCGGCATCAGCTTTGGCTCGATATCCAATTGCTCCTGTACTCTCATCTGTTGCTTTTGCATTGAATCCAACTGCAATAGCATTCGCTCCAGACGCAAGTGCCAGATCAGAGTTTGGATTCACTGTACCGTTCATTGTATTAGTTAAGAAGTAATTCTGTCCTGACTTTTGAGCGGCACCTATTGCGATTGAGTTATCTCCTACAGCGTTGGCGCGCCAACCTAATGCAATACCGTACTTTCCATAAGCAAATGAGTTAGGTCCTAACGCAACTGCTGCCTGTCCTGGAGCATCAGAATCGCGACCAATAGCCACGTTCTGCAAATGCGTCCCAGAAGATCCATTCGCACTGGAATTTTGTCCAATGGATACACTGTAATCTAGTTGGGTCTTAACTACTGCAGTACCATTGACGAAATTTGTAACTACTCGGGTTTCTCCTAAATGATTTCCTGTAAGATCTGACAGGTTCCGATCGTTTACGTAAACTCCACATAAAGGATTATCTAAGAAACTAGGAACAACAAAATTAACAGTTCCATCTCCGTGCGATACACCGTAATCGGCGTTATGTCTGCCACGTTTCCAGTCTGGAGGATCTAACTCGTATTGTACATATCTACCGTTTGAATCTGGAGAATCCAGCACAGCAGTTATGCCTACAAGTGTCTCAGTTAACGCTTTCTTGGTTCCACCACTAGGAGTATATACAACTCTTATACTGATGATGTTGTCAACTACTCTCTTATCAGCATTAGCAGCCGTTGTTGACGGAGTGCGACACCATTCTTCAAACTCAATAACTACACCTGCAGCATTAGCTGAAATTGCAGCTTGAGATGACGCATCAGATTCTGATATCACTCTATCGAAGTAAAAATCTGCACTAGGTCTAACGCCGTGACCTATGACAACAGATCTATTGTGTAGCGCTGTCAACCCGTAACCAAGTGTCGTGGAATTAGGAGAAAGAGAATTCAGCTGACTTCCGAATGCGTAAGAATGCATGTACTTAGCCTTGTTGCTCACACCAACTGAAATAGAATATCTTGCTTCATTCGGTTTAAGAACTCCTCCTTTAAGTACACCTCCAACCCAATCGTCACCATAACCTACCATACTGTCTATTCCGATGACAGTATTGAACGATCCATAAGCGTATGAAGGATACGCTCCGTACGGATTTATAGCAACAATGCCCAAAGGTTGTCCATAAGCATTAGTTGCAGCATTTGCACCTCCACCTATGGCAACATTTCCTTTCTCGACTCCAGAAATATTTGTAGATACATTCGAGAACGGACCTATCTTCGCATACAGAGCATCTTCTTTTTCACCTGCAATCTCAGTGGCAATTTCTACCACGTTGCTGTGCATCACATACTCAGTTTTAGAAGGAGCAGTACTTTTGGTGTACTGGTACGTGCTGGTAACGCCATTGTGCACTACCTCTTTGTCGGCATATGACATATGCGACATGAGTGTCGATGCTGCAATCAATCCTGCAACAATTAATTTTTTCATTGTCGTTCCTTTCGAATCTTTTTGCTTGGTTGACTAAAGTAGGTACATAAATACATAAGAGAAAACTCTTTTTATACCTACTTTTGTTTAGACGGATAGTACTTCTCTATGACTTCATCGAACACGTCGAATCCGTTCTGTGCTCTAGGCATACCAGTATTCTTGTCGATCTGGACTGCAGAGTCATCACAGAAGAACATCATTTCCCAGTCCTTTTCAGAAGTGACAGGGAGTTCTTCCCCTATGTGCTTCTTCGCCCACGCCCTGATGACATTGGCCATGTCTTCATAGGAGACCTTGTTCAATGACCTAGAAGCGTGAGACAGTCTAGCAGTGAAGATCTTGACTATAATTCCTCTCTTCCTCCAGGCTTTGATCCTGTCGACCATCTTCGGTACAGGATCACCTATGTAATCCCAACTTTTGAAGTGATCGTACTTGGCGAGAGTACCATCCAGATCCACTCCTATCCATCCCTGAGCTTTAGGTTTGTCTTGGTCTTCCCTAGTGGCAAATTTGATCATAACTACTTCCTTGTAGTAATGTTTATAACTATAAAATCGTCAAAAAAGAGACCGATCCTACAGCGAGGAAAGGTCTCTCCCGGACTTAGTTAGGCCTGGGCAGGGTAACCCCACAGATATCACCGATTCTAGGTCCGAACTGGTGTTTGTGGAGTCTTGCAGCGACCCTGCGATCAGCAGCTTTTTCTAGGAAGGAAGCCACACGAAATGCAGTGAAGATATGGAAGGATTCCATACCCTTAGTCATCTCGTTGAGTTTAGCAACCTTGAAGTTGTGCCTCTGTGCAGAGCGTGCAGCAGCAACTGCGGATTTGGGTGAAGGGAAGGTGATCATAGCCAATCCTGGCATGCAATCCATCAGGTAATTGATGAGGTCGACTACTTTCCTGTGAGTGATAACATCCTTGTGAGCTACAAGCTTACCGGATGCTACTGCCCTGGAAATCAGCGATCCATCTACAATCCCGTAGGCCTCCCTGAGTGAAGCCTCGAAGACAATCGACCTGTCTTCATTGCGCTTGTTGATGAACTCATCAAGCACCGCAAGAAGCGCAGGCTTCTCCTCGAAGTCCTCCCAACCGTTAACCACCTCTCTGGCGGCGATAACGTCTTCCGTGAGCATGGAAGGATTAACCTTCCTGTACAACAGAAGAGTACCGAAGTCGAAGAGGCACGACTTGCCTTTCACCTGGACTTTGTTGTAACCGAGTGGAACGATCCACTTGTTCCCTGTGAACGACATAATCGTCGCAGTCTTGTTTCTGTAGTCAAAACGTACGATCATAATTTCTCCTTTGTGGTTATAGACTACAGATGTAATTTATATTCTAGATGGAATGATAAACAAAAAGAAAGTCCCCTAACCTATTGGGAATCCCAATAGGTTAGGTAACTGTTGTCAGCCACCGGAAGGGTAGCACCGGTGCACTCAACCTTGGCTTGATCCATGTTCATTGGCTTACCGCAGTCATCTCCTGGAACATCCCAGAACGACGGCATGCGTTTGTTCAGACGTACTGAATGCTTGAGTTTGCATGGACCTGAAACATCCACGAAATCGTGTGATCCGCAGAACGGGCAGGTTATTGTCATCGGAACAGGCTTGTAATGTTCAGGCATAGTCTTGGTGCCTAATCCAAGACCAGTGTCGATATACATCCTACATCCTTTTCTGCACTTCATACATCCGTACATCATGTAGTACTCAGCATGTCTGGAGTGTTTAGCCATCGGATGGTTCCTTACATAGGTTGTTATCGTTCTTGAGTGTGTATTCGATTCCGAAGATGTACCACTGTCCGGCCTTGTAGTAACTGACTTCTTTTTCTGGAACGATCTTGAAATCGGAATCGAACTCACTGGCAGTAACTTTCGACCCATACAACTCTACAGGATGCATGAATAGAGTTACGCTGTCACAATTATACTTGAATTTCACCTTAGCAGTGAACTTCAGTACAAGTGTGTTGTTGCACGGATTGTACTGCGGTGTCTGGTTAAGCACCATCTCAGCATCGTTGCCCTGGAAGGGATAATCGTTTTTCGTCGATAACCCTCTCATGCAAACGTTGAACTTTGATGGTATGTAGTTCGACATCAGTTCCTTGAACCTGTGAAGAACTGGGTGCGCAAGCTTGATAGCAATGTCTTTCATCAGTGTCCTCCAGTTGCAACAAATTCAATTTGTTTTCTGATCTTGTTGACTCTGTCCCAGTTAGTAGTTAGTATACTTTCAACTGAGTAGACAGTGGAGTATCTGATGGAAGAGTCTACCCCGAAGATAGCATCGATCCATGTTTTAAGCCTTGGTCTACAGGTGCGAAGATTTTCATTTAGATTGATCTTGCTGACAAGCTTATCAATCTTCTTTTCTATCTTCTGAGATTTAGGCTTTCCGTTGTAGAATGGTGTGTTACGATCGATTCTACGGACTTTACCATACTTATCGATAGTTAGTTCTACAACAGGACACGACGTGTAGTCGAACCCTCTTCCCCAGTCGCCATAACCAGAGTAGTAATTGCCTATGTCGATCCTGATGAGTTCAACTTCTTGAGGTATACAGCTATACGCGTTCTTTCCTTCAGGAGACAGTTTGTACTCTGCGCTGTAGTTGACCCCATTCCAGATGCGCACAGTGCCTTCTCCGAGGATAGATATGAGTTTGTCCACTGGAGACATCCTCAAATAGTTTATCCACGATAGAAATTTGCTTAGCATTGTCACTGTCCTCTGTGAATGATTTCTTCGACTGTTTGCTTCATGCGACTTTCCAACATTCCACTGAAAGCCGTGGCTGTTATGAAGTTGTCGAGGAGGTTCTGCATGATGGCTGCAGCCAAGATCTCTCTGTAGTTGTTCTTGAGATCGTCGAGCATAGCCTTCTTGATCTCCTCGATCTCTGGACCGAACTTGATCTCCTTGACAGCTGCTTCTGCGAGAGGTCCGAGAACGATCTTCTTGTTGTAGTAATCACCTGTTTCTTTGATTAAGGCACCGTGAAGATTCGGGTTCTTGTTGAACGACTCAAGAATGACCTGCTTGAGGATGTCCGCGAGTTCTTCCTTGGTGAGACTTTCTAGTCCGTCGTTGATGACCTTCTCGAAGGACGACGCTTCAACTTCGATGTTCAGTTTCATGTGAGTTTCCTTTCGTTTTGATGATTAGGACATAGAAGTTATATATTTCTTAAAGTAATACGAAAAAGAACACCCCCGTGGGAGGTGCTCTTCCCACGGAGCACATGAAGGTTCACTTCATGTACACCGTGTCTCCAATGATATCGCCGACGATGGTACCGTCGACGACAAGCTTCGCACTGCGGTCATCGCCTACGACTTCGGCTTTGATTCCGGCGTGCTCAAGACGCTCAAGCATAACAGACAGGCTCATGGTTTGTTCCTTTTTACTGAAGGCGTAATTACCATTCAGTCTACCAAGGTGATATATACTTGAAGTCAAAACGATCTAGGAAAGAAAAGAACTAACTACCTCCAGGCTCCATGAAGGAACCCGGAGGTAGTGTAGTCATTGAGTTATGCAGAGAGTTCCTTGAGAGGAAGCGCCGACACGTCCCTGGCAGCAATAGACAGTGCTGCAGGCATCTTCTTGGCGTGAGCAAGCATCTGTGCACGAATCTGCATCATGTACATAACAGCCTGCATAGCCTGGAACTTGAGCCTCTGAATCTCTTCGTCGTCACCGGAGCTGTTACCGAGTTTGTTTTTGATCTCAGTAACAGCGGTGTCGCAAGACTTGCCGAGATTCTGGCATCCGAGGTAGATCACACCGTTGTTGGTAAGAAGACCAGCAACCTTGTTGCAATCTTCGAGTGACTTGATACCTGCTTTCTCGCAGGTGACCTCAGACCACTCTGCCTCGATGATGTTGTTCTCAACGTCGTTCTTGTCCGTGATCTGGAGAAGCTCAGCTTTGGATTTGGTGCACCAATCCTTCGCCTCACGAATAGCAAGAGCATATTCTTCTTTGCTCTTAGCAGACTTAAACTTATTCAGGATACCATCGCACAGACCCATCAAGCTGCGTATCTTCTCGAAGAGAGTGCTGAGCCACTTCTTGAGGTTAGCAAGCGACAAGAAACTGAATATACCTTTCTTGGTCTTCTTCTCATCAGCTCCGCAGAACTTCTTGAACCCGTCGTAAGCTGCCTTTGTTGAAGCAACAGACTTCGGGACCGGTTCAGTCTTGACCTTCTCCTTAGCCTTCTCGACTTTCTCCTTGGGAGCTTCAGTTTCTTTCTTCTTGGCATCGCGCATGTTTTGCTGTGTCTGCTGATCAGCATCCGTAACCGCCTTGGCAGAAGCATCGTTCTTGAAAAGACCTTTGATCCAGTCAATGAAACGTTTTACCCATTCAGATACCGTGTTCCACGCATCCTTGAGAAGACCTTCCATACCAGCCTGTACTTTAACAGTGCTGAGTGCTTCGCATGCACACCCAAGAGACTTGGCAAGAGTTCCTTCAGGATCGCAGTTGTCGATGTACCACTGAACGCCGTTCTTCGCGATGCAATCCTGAGCGAACTTCATGTTGTCGATCACAGTACCTAGTTCGTTAACTTCAATACCGAGAGCAAGAACTGATTCGTAAGCGGAATAAACTTCTTCCGCCTGATCGAACAGATCAGTCATCTCCACCGTGGAAGACTGATCCTGCGTACCGAATTTGATCATAGTAAGACCTCTGTTTTAGGGTTAAATCTATAAAATAGTCCTAATAAAAAAATAAGGGGTAGTTGGAGGAGATTCGTCTCCTCCAACTACCTTCCTCATTGCTGTATCGAGTGTACAGATTACTTGGCCTTGGGAGCCTTGTAACCGACCTTGACCGCCTTCGCGAGCTGGGCACCGATCTTGAGAACGAGCTTGTTCTCATAACGGACCATCTCGAGAGCCTGGCGATAAGCCTCGTACTTGTCCTTGATAGCCTGACGCTTGGCATCTCCAGTAGAACCTTCGATGTTGGCAGCGGCGCCGGCTTCCTTGACGAGAGCATCCATACCAGCCGTGAGGTACTTGGACGCGTTCTGGAGCTGCACGCTGCGAGCCGCGTTGATGTACCAGGAGACATGCTCCACGAGCGTCTGGAAGGAGAAGAGAGACGAGAGTTTGGCTTCCTGCCGGCTCTTGCTGCAGAAATCGTCGATCGACTTCTTGTTGCCCTCCCATCCCTTGAGTTCGCGCATACCGTTGCCACCGACCTTGGCCGTCTTGACGGCGGTCTCGATCATGGTGACGAGAGCAGCGTGCGTGGACTCGATCTGCTTGAGCTCCTGCTGACCAGCGCAAGCGACCATAGCATCGCCGTTGAAGCTCTCAGCCTTCCAGGTCTTGATGACCTCGACGGCCTTGATGTACTTCGCACGCGCGGTGAAGAGCGACTTGAACCAGTTGACGATCTTCGCCCAGAGGTTCTTGAGGTACTGAACGAACTTCGCCCAGTACTCAGCCATCTTGCCCTCGACGCCCTCGACATACTTGGCCGAGAGAGCCTTGACCTGATCCTCACCGAGCGCTTCGAGACCAGCAACCGTCAGATTCTCCTGACCGATGCAAGCCGAGAGTTCGCCTTCGGAGTTGAACACGCCAAGCACATTGGCCGTGAGACCGCCGTTCTTGAGCGACTCGCAGGCAATCGACAGATTGTCGAACACCTGGCAGATTTCGGCGCCATCAGCCTGAGCTTCCATGAGCGCTTCGGTAGCGGCGGAAAGCTCTTCGATCGACTCGATGAGCGACTCCTCACTAGCGACAACACTCTTGACACGCTGCAGGGATGCATTCGTATCGAACTTAAGTGCCATATGCTACACTTTCTTGTTTAATTGTTCTTAGCACGCATAACATAGTAGACATGAAGTATTTAAGTTTACAACCACTCATAATCCCATGCTACATACTTAAATTCACCGACGGAATAGGTTCTGTTGATACCAAGAGTACGGATTTTACCTATTTGTTCATAGGTGTCACCTCTAGCAGGATCATACCAGTTTACCACGAAGGCTTGATCCTCCTCATGAGCTATTAGCCTAAGGAATCCGATTATGGAATGTGTAGCCGGGCTCCTGATAGTTCCACCTTTTTCGAAATCAAGATGAAACTTACTCGTGCACTTCTCGAATGTTGCTTCGATTAGGTCTTTGTCAGGAGTTCCGGTGTCAGAACGAACAAGAATAGCTTGTTTGGTCTTGTTCTTGAGGTAGTCTGACTTAGATACTAACTTGATCCTCTCGGCAGTAGCATCCATGAGATAGATCTCATCCTTAATGTTGATAAGGTTGAAGACATGTCCGCTACCAGACTCCCATGTAGTTGAGATAATGGCTCTTGCACCATTTCCCCACTTCTTCATAGTAGATTCGATCTTGCTGACGCAGTCCTTCCCAGGAATAGCAACAGGATCAATCTTCTTGAATAGGTGCCACATGGCATGTGGTGACTTACTTCCATTAGGAACGTCGAATACCCTGTCGAACGGAGAGTTAGTCGGAGTTACCTCCTTACTTACGCCTCTGTACTTGAGTTCCAGAGCAGCAGCAAACTTCTGACAATTGTTGGAGACATTGAACTTGCTAAGTTCCTTGAGGAATTTCTTGGCTTTCTTGATCTCTGGATCTTCAGGGTCTCCTGGTTTTGTATCCTTAGATTCTAGAGCCAATTCGAATTTCACTTTCATTTGAATACCTCGCTGTCCGGTTTAGTGTATCTTTCTCCAGGATTAGGTATTGACTGTTCAAGTTTGAAAGTTTTCTTAGATTTCTTTCCTTTGAATACACCGTTTCCGAGATGTTCTAGTTCTTCCCACTCGCACCCCTTAAGAAGTTTGGATGCGATGATTATTTCAGGATAAGCGTCTTTCGGATGATGCTTGTCAAAATATTCCAGAGTACCTAGATACAAACCACCCTTCATTTCGCTCAATTTTTTACCAAACCTCTTTAGTACACGTTGTTCATGTTCCTTAAACGCTTTTTGCAACTGTTTGTCGCTATAGTCGCCATTAATGACAGCATCTCGCATCTTCTTAAGAAGCTCCGGATGTTTAGTGTGGATGAAATGATAGTGTGAATTCAATCCACAACACATCGTCGTACCGGCGAGATTCTTTGGACGTTTGATGGCGTATATTCTATCAGTTTCATTTTTGAAATAATGACCGATCCAAGAGTAGATGACTGGGGATATGTAGATCTCGTCAGTTGCGTTTTCTAAAGGGTCATCCTTAGACCATGAACCAGATTTAAGAGGGTTGTTCCCGTCTGTAATTCTGAAAACGTACTCAACGTAAAACTTATCAGTTGACTCGTTTTTTAGACTAAATTTAACAGCCATTTTTGTAACCCTTTCATTTCGTATACTCTTTTTCTGGTTTACAAGTCATTACTTTGGATCCTTTTCTGCAGAACGTTTCGAATTCTGTCATATCGCATCCGTATTTAGGATAGCCTGATAATTCATGGATTTGTATTTCTTTTCTATCCATGTTAGCCATGGCTGTTCCTATCCACTTGATAAGATCTTTGGGATTCTTGGCGTGCCAGTCATTGTTCTTGAACGGGCCCCAAGATCCTTCTAGCCACTTCCATTCATCGTCAGTGTCCCAGTAGATAAGGAACGTGTGAGTTGGGCAATCCATGAACACTCCGTCCTTATCAACCATGAAGAATGTCCTGAACTGAATGTTCTTGGCTCTCTTTAGGTACTCTCTACTTATAGCGACTGTATCATAACAATTTCCAACTTCGGCCTTAATAGTTTGTTCTGGAGTACCAAGTCTCCATATAGATTCTACATTTCCTCCCAACTTTTGAAATTCTTCTTCGTTATGTACAGCTTCGCCAGTATTAGGATTTCGCCAACCGTAATGAATCTTACTGAAGATATTCTTGATTTCTTCTATAGGAGTGAAGACCCTTTCATATTCCCAGTCGCATGGCTTGCCTACATAATCAGTGTCGGTATCTTTACGATGAACAATAAGAGTATGTTCTTTACCGGCAGACACTACTTTAATCATCATTTTGTATTTGAGCTTTACCGGACACGTCACCCACACTTCATGCGTTATGTGTACATCCGGCACCATGTCTTTTGTAGGATAGACTATGTTGCTCTTAAGTTTGTCAGGAGATATATCAGGTTCAAATACATAAAAGACTTTTCCTAGTATGTTTCTACCAAGACCAGTCAAACATTTTCCAATAGACCTGGCAAACGACACTCTCTTGGTCTCACCGTCTTCAACTCCCCACTTGATAAATTCGTTGTTTGGAACTCTAGGTGTAAGAATCTTACCATTTAGGTTCTGCTCACTAATGTGATAAAGCCTAGGAACAGAATCTTTACCAAAATTGACTTTCATTGATGATCCTCCTTATGAAATTGTCCTAAACACAAAAAAGAAATCCCCGCTGGAAGCGGGGCTCTTTTGTTGTGAAGATGTTTGCTAGACAATCTTCACGTAGCGGACACCTGCCGATCGCGCGGCACTTACCGAAACAAGATCTCCAGGCTTGATTCCAGGGATCAACTTCTCGACGCGACTCGGCATGACAGGGTCTCCGGGGTGGAACGTAGCCAGGATCGGCTTGTGCTCCACCATGTTGCCGTTGGAGTCGCGCTCAGCGAGCTCGACTATCGCGACCGCGAAGTCGACCGGAACACCTGGCCGGCGGAGAGCATTAAGACCGCTCGAGTCCCACTTGTAGTGAAGCTCAATGTGCCCGGTTTGCTTAGGGTCTGCCGCGACAAGATCGATCGTGTCGTCGAAGCGGCCACGATCTGCATCCAGATCTAGGACACCGACAACGCACGGAATCCCGTACCCACCGCTGTGGGACTGTGCCCACGACGTCAAATCAATCTTGAAAGCTTCGCAACCTTCAAGAAGATTGGGGCAGTCGGGATAGGCTTTCCAGCCTTCAATGTTGTCTGCGAAGAGCCGGTGTGCCGGCGACTCGATCACGCCGTCGCTCTTGCGCGTTAGGAATTCCTTCGTAAAGAAGCTTCCCGCCTGGTCAGGGTGTCCCTCCGTCCTCTGACGGTTCATGGTCGTCAAGTACGACGGACCGTCGGGCCCTTTGAGGTGCAGCAGACGTGCATTCACGCCCGCGAGTGCGAGCTTCTCGGGGACGCTCAGCGCGTCCCATGCCTTCTTGTCCATACTTCCTCCTTTCTGCCATTTGGCTTTGATCGACGGACCCATTTCCGCCAATCGGATGTATAGACTACATTAATAATACATATTTAAAAAAATATGAAATGCACCAACACTCGGGCGCATGCGCCCGAGTGTTGGTGCTGAGGACGAGTGTTGGTACTGGGATTAGATTACATCCCAGTCCTCCGACGCCTCAGCGTCGACATCCCATTCCTCAATTTCGGTAACCGTGCCGTCGTCATGCCTGTGGCGAGGACGACAATCTTTATCCAGTCGTACGACGAACGCACCTCCTGGTATTGTCGCTTCCTCTTCAGAGGCCCCGTCGTCCATAAAGTCGACGTCCACGACGTCTTTGAAACCAATAACGGTCCCGCACAACGGCGGTTTCCCGTCAAAGGCGAAATTCCGCTTTACGCGGTTGCCGACCTTGAGGGTCGGGAAGATTTCAGAATTGTCTTTCATTGTTGTTTTCCTTTTTGTGGTTATAGACTACAGATGTAATTAATACACAACTTTACTTCAACTACAAAAAGAAACCGCACTGGAATGTGCGGCTCTTCCTCCACCCTTGCAGGTGGAGTAACCGGTGTCAGTCCGTCCACGGACCGCACCAGTCGTTGCGGAACCCATTCTCCGTGAGCACGATGTGATCGTGCCCAGGATCATAAGGTCCCTTAGGCTCTGCCTCAGCGTGGTGAGCGCCAAGCACATTGAGCACCTCAGCGGCCTTCTCCTCAGTGATAGAGGAAGCGAAGCGATAATGATCGCTGCCCCTTCCACCGTAGTTGGAAGACTTGGTCTCTTTCCTGATCTCAATCAGGTCAAGACCCAGCGCCTTGCACTTGGCTTTCATCTCATCCCATCCTGAAGTCGGATCCTGATTTCTGTACCATCTAAGCTTCTGCTCGCACGAAGCATCGACCGCCCTGCACACATTCTCGAGCACTTCATCTTTGTGCCAAGAAATGTACTCGTCGAGCGCGGCGATGCGATCTGCGACCTTGCCTCTCGGTCCGTCGAATACCAAGACTGCAACCTTGGCATTGTTCTGGAAATCAGCCATCATGGAAGGAGGAACAAAGATGTCTCCATAACTGGTGGCCACGAATCCGTAGGCCTGCTCAACGCCCTGTTTCTTGGCGCGAAGTACCTTGCCGGCCACAGCTCCTTTAGGAAGCATCTTGGAGATGTAGTAGAAGTCGTCACCCATTTCGCTGAGGAAAGCTTGAGCTTCCTCAAGCGAGCACTTCTTCTGGAGTGATTCCAACTCAGCCGCGTGGGCGGCAACCTTTTCGGAGACCGTGGTGTCATTGAGTATTGTCGTTGTCATTGTTGTTTCCTTTTTGTGGTTAAAGACTACATCTGTAATTTATATCCAGACAGCATTCAACTACAAAAAAGAATTCCCTACCCTGATGCGGACAATCCGCATCAGGGTAGGTTATTATCCAACACACTTTAATCTTTGTTCTTGCGAGGTGCAATAGTCGACACCATGAACCTGTCGCAGTCGAATGCGAACTTAAACAAGTCCGCCGGGAACTCAGCTGAAACTCCATACGGGTTCTGAAGAGTATCGGCATCGTAGAACATAGCCAGAGGAGCGAGCTCGATGAACCTGAAGACGTCCTTGGACTTGGGCATCTTGATTTCGGTGAACTCAGGCTCGAACCCTGCGTAACTGAATCCCCTAAGAATAGTTTTCGCGTCGTTGAACATACCCTCATCGGTGATAGTCCAAGTCGGAGGCGTGAGTTCCTCAGGCTCAATGCCACTGACGTCGTAAGCCTTGACGTTGAGAACGAGACTGCCACCAACGTCGTGCTTCCTTCTGAGAAGCATCTTGACAGGAATTCCCTTATCGAAGTCGGAGACATACACGGTGAGTGTCTTCTCTTCGTAGTCGTAAGCTGCTGACAGACCAGGGATCCGGTCGATCATCGCTTTGATGCGGTTAGCAGCAAGAGTCACCGGATTAGCCAGATCCAGCTTCTTGTTCTGCTGATTGCATTGATTGTTGTTCTTTTTGGTTGCCATATGGTTATAACCCTTCTGAGTTCGTTTGAACTCATATAGTTTCTAAAAATAATCAAAAAAGATGACACCCACTAGTGGCGCCATCTTTTCAGTCTGCTAGATCTGAGTCCAGCAGATGAAGTTCCATCTTAACCTACGACCTCTACGGTCACGATCAAGTTCCTCTTCCGTGAGGAAGATCTTCTCGAACACTGGAACCCAGATCTTGGTATACTTGTACGCAATGTCGAACTCTTCCTGGGAGACTTTGTCATCCAGGAGACCTCTTAAGTACTCGTTGCGAGCAGCGACAATTGTAGCTAGCGTACCAGGAGCTTTATGTCTGACAATGCAGAACACATCGATGGAATCATCGGCATCAGTGTCGTCTTCGACGCGCTTGCTAATGCCTTTGACTATCCTTCTCCAGATTTCCACGTTCTGTTTGCGGTTGTGAGTGTCGTCTGTGTCCAAGTTCCAGGTAACTCCTAACGGATACTTGAACCAGTTGCACACACCGTACCTCCCTCCGGAATCACATCCTGGAAGGAAGCGAATTACGTCTTTGTTAGGCGGTAGGTCTTTGGTATCTTCTTCTGGTGCGAGATCGAAAATGTGAATCATAGTCAATAATCTCCTTCTTGTTGACATTTAGCAGCAGAACACATCAAGGTCTGCAAATGAGCGAAGAGTCGTTTCAGTACGACGCTTCTTGGTCGAGTTGAGTTTTCCTTTCGTTTGTTTGGGTGATTGTGATGGAGTAGTTGTCCTATTGAACGGATCTACTCCTTGGTAACGCTCACGGAACTTTTCAGATTGAGTCTTACCGTTACCTTGGCGCAGTTTAATAGGCGGACGTTGTTCCGCCTGGTAGCAAGCGAAGAACAGTTTGGTGTCGTCGCTCGCCTTAGGCTTTCTCTTGAGGAAGTTGAACATAGTAGTTCTCCAAGAACCAGATATGACGCCGTTATAGCGTAATCTCCGGCTCAAATGAATCAGGCTTCTCTACGCCACAGCAAGAACATTTGGTGACGAAGTAGCTGCCACCTAGCCCACCGTAGCAATATCGCTGCCAGTTGTGATGTTTTCTGATCTTGCAGATCAGCTTGCGTATCCACTGAATCATTGTGGATCATCCTTTCCTTGTTGCTACCAAAACGTCATAGAGTCTGTGAAGATTGGTCTCGATCCGAACGCGACATACTTTCGTATGTCGCATCCGAATGAGATGTAGAACTTGTCAGGCCCTACCCCTATGAATTCAATTGGCATTGCTGCCCTCATCTATCACTAGACAATGTGTTCTACGTTGACCATATCGGCTTGCAGAGAAGCCTCAACACAGTCTGCCAGAAGCAGTCCTGTAGATTCGGCTACTCTGCGGATATCGTCACGGTTGACCCACATGAGTCCACCGCACTTTTCAGGCTCTTCATTCCGAGCTTGATACCAGATGCTATCTGGATAGCACTCCTGGCTGTCAACATGGAAGACAAATGTCTCGACGTTGACTAGTGTACCATCGAAGTCGTAGGTCTTCTTGAACTGTGTCCTGAGGTTGACATGAGCTTCGTTGATCATAGTGTCCTGTAGCTTGACACCTAACTCCTCCCACATCTCACGGCATAACGCATTGAAGAGGAATTCATCCTTGTGGACTTTACCTATAGGAAGAGTAAGCATGTGGTGCTTTAGGTTGATGCTCAAGAGCCACTTCTTCTCGTGAGTTGCGAGCAGAGCTACTGTGCGATGGTCAACCTTGTCTTCGGCATTGAACTGTTGTTCTTTCATCTGTTTCTCCTTTGTAGTCAGGATCCTTTTTGTAGATCCCTTTTGTCCAGTAGGACGAGTTTTTGTCTTGTTTCCAGTGAGTCTTACCACAGTACCACTGACCACTGCCAACGAATCCATGTGTAGGAAGTGCTCCCAGCATGAATCCATGGCAGTGCTTTCCACATACAGGACAAGTGAAGAACTTCCTCCACTTCTCGTACTCCTCTTGTTCAGCTCTCCAATCTCTTTTTGGTTTGAGTATTGACATCATTTAATCCTTCCTAGGTTTCCTTTCTTTTGGTTGTTACCCCTTCAGCACGGATGATGAAGTAGTAAGGTGTTCTGTAGACAAGGAACCTAGTTGCAGAGAGGTTCTCGTGTAACTTGCCCTTACCGTTGCTGAAAACAACGATGGAATCGCAACTTGGGTTGTGCCTCCATTCAAGAGGCAGAATCGGATAGTAATCATCAAGGTGCAATGCCTTGAGATAGTTAACCGCACCGGATACCTTTCGGTACAGCTTGCACACATCTTCTTGGATAAAACCGAAGTCCGATCCCAGTCTGGAATCACACAGATACTTGAATTTCTCAAGTAGTCCGTCTCCTGTTTTGGATTTGAGGATAGTGTCGCACCAGCTCATCTGTAGCTTGTGGATCTTGTATGGTCGTTTGCCCATGGAACTATTCCTTGTTAATGGGTTGTTGATAAGTCTCTCAAGTAATTTATGTATAAATGTAAAATGAAAAAAGAACGAACTCTACGCACAGCAACCGCGATTGGTTGCTGTGCGTAGGTGTTGCATGTTAGGGTTCTGGGGTATCAACCTGAGTTCCGTTGAGAGCACTCTTCATAGCGAACAGTACATCCCATAGGTCTGTGACGGTGAGATTGTCCTTGTCAGGTAGAAGCACAGATGACGCTGCTCCGACCTTAGCTTCGAGTTCAGTGCATCTAGTCTTGAGAGCTTCAACGTCTGCTGAGTAATTACCGTTCATGGCTTTCCATGAAGGAGCTTCTCCGTTATCACTGACATACCTGTAAGCCGTGTATGTAGTGTTAGCGACATCAACAGTCTTTATCACTGCAAGGCTGCCAACTTTAACAGTCTTACCGGCGGTGATACGTGCCAGAACTGCAGAATCCGTTTCATCCTGCTTCCGCGTACCTTCAAAATAGGGTATTTTACTACCAAGAAGTTCATCAACCTCTTGTGTCGAATACACTTCTGTCGACGCAGCAGTCATGCTGCCTAGCTTACTGGCCATGCTAAGTTACCTTTCTGGAAAAAATTAACAGCATAAAATTGTCGAGACTAGCTAGAGGTGCGGTTTGTACGCACCTCTAGCTAGCTTAGCAAGAATGTTTGTTCTTAGTCACCAACTTCGACTTTGCAAACACGAGCGAGACGGTAGAGCGCACGCTTGGCGGCTAGGAAGTTATTTTCCAGAGCACCAATCGTGAAGAACCAGCCTCCATCGTAGTCGTAGATGGAGCAGCAGCCGTACATGAAAATGTGCCACAACTCCTTCATACCCAACGGAAGCTTGCCAGTGTGATCTACACGTAATTTGTCCGAAGCAAAGTCGCAGAGAGTGTTGTTCGCTGCGTACATTGCCTTGGTGAACTGACCGATCTTTCCTGAATCTTCAACGAACTCTCTCCAACTGTCAAAGATAGGCGCGAAGTCATTTGGATTTGTGTAGCCAAGTTGTTTGTATGTCTTGCCCTTGGAATCGTTGTTCCAAATGTCTACAGTGTGATCTGTTGCGCCGCACTTGGCAAAGTACGTGTTGTCAGAGTACATTGCAACCACATGGACAGGATTAGTCTTCTGAGACTTGATGGTCTTGGCCATATCGAGACACTTCTTGTTGAACTCGGCAAGTTTACCGACTTCCTTTCCACGGAGGAACTCTGCCACATCCTTATCTGAGATCGACATCATCTTCTTGAACATAGGAATAACCTGTGAGTTCAAGAATGAAGTAGCTCCAGGAATAGCAGTGAGGAAATTAGCAAACTCTTGCTTGCTGTACATCGGATAGCCAGCTTCGCGATCACTCATATCGGCGAAGGCTTCCATATCAGCATTGCCCAACGCAGCTACTATCTTCTTGCAGTCTGCTGCTTTCAATAAGTCAGAGGCGTTGGATTTCATCCTGTCTTTGACATCCTTCAACCAAGATATCAGACCTTCCTGACCAGGAGAAACAAACTCCCTGCGTGTGGGATACTTTTTCTCCAGATCAAGGGAATTTAGTTTAACCATAGGTTGGCATTCCGTAATCTTCTCGTGAAAATAATTGACACAGACTACCCCGAGAATTGAGGAGGATAGACTGTCTGTGCTTCAAGCACTTACTGTTGTTCTATCAAACACGCCTGACATACACGCATAGCGGTAGTCCAAGACATGTCGAAAGCTTTCGTGTAGATGTTGACCATCTGGGCAACAAGAGAGGCATACTTGACAAGTGCCGCACACACGTACGGATCCTTGGTGCAGTAGTCCGTCGAAATACGACGAACCTCATCCATGATGTCGACCGTGATCTGGTACAGAGCCCTGAAGTCTCTGCTTATTCCCTCAGCGTTCTTGAGAACGAGAGATTCCTTCACCTGATCGACATCAGTCCATCCTGCCTCAAGTAGAGTCTGACTCATCTCAAGTTTGTTGAACCTTTCGCTAGGCACAACCTTAACCAGACCCTCGATACCGTTAACATCCGGTTCCCCGAAAGTCAACTCTACCAAGTTCCTGGCCTTGAGATACTTCATCATCTCACCTTCGTGGAGCATTTCAGTGAGGTTCTTGAGTTCGGCTTTGATCCCATCGTCATTTGACTTCGAGAAGTTCCTCCTCATCCTACCTAGAACCTGAAGCCAAGCCTGTAACGCCTTTACCTGGTTCCTGCTACCATCCACTATAGGGTTGCCGATCTCGCAGTAGTCTCCATAAGTCATGACAACCATGCGCATGGAGGTATCGATCTCTACGAACTTGCTAGTGTCTATACTCTTGTTCACTCTGAGTTTTTTGATAAAGAAGTCGAATAGTCCAGTCGAGTACTGTTTGACAGTGCTCGTCATGGTCTGAACGAACGTCGTGATTTTCTTGGCGTAATCATCGACTGCTCCTTCGAGCCCTGAGTGAATGTCGTGAAGAGAGTAGTCCTTGTTACTTGCGATGACCGAGTTGACGACGCTTCGAACCTCAGCAGAACTAGATGCTATCTGCTCCAGCGATAAACAACCAACAGTGGCAAGCCTGTCAATTCTCTTCTGTGCAAGTTTGCAATTGACCATTGCGGTACAGTCATTCCTGAGCGATGTGTGCATCGCAGGCAACGACTGCCGCAGTTTGACAAGGTCCTCTTCGATGAGTCCCATGTCTCGCAGCGACTCCGTAGAAGCCGATGCATTGAAACTAATAGCCATTTATGAACTCCTTAATTCAACAATTTCATAAAATTGCTAAGTGCGTTAAGGACAAAAAGAAGATCCCCTTGCGGGAACCTTCCTTCTGACCTCAAGGTCTTGTTAGACCTCGAAGTCAGTCGGCACCGACGAGCAGAGCTCGAGCTCGTACTTCTCGCGCTTCGCCAGGCGGTCGGCCGAATCCTCCTTGACCTCATCGATCCAGGTGAGAAGGTCGTGCTTGACATGCTTCCAAGCCTTGAGAAGTTCCACCTTGAACTCCAGACTGGTATCACCAACCTTCTCGCACTGGTCGTTGGGACCATCATCCTCGTCAGTGTACGTCGTGTGGATCTCGACCTTACCGCTGCAGTATTTGGAGACAGAGACAGTGAGCTCGAGATCGTTGTTGGGATAATCCCTCATGGCGATGGTGAACGTTTTGGAGTACGACCCGACGATCTTCTCTCCGAGGGAGAGCAGCTTACCATGGACGTATTCCTCGATCTCACCAGCATGTGTCGTAACCTGTGATTTGTTCATTGTTTTATCCTTTCTTGTGATTTGTGGCTAAAGACTACTTCTGTAATTAATACCCAACATTTCTAGACCTACACAAACTGAAATACCAACCACTGTGGAAGGACTAAGCCCTCCACAGTGGTCAGTCATGTTTCGCACTACTTCTTCTGCGAGCCAAGGAGTTTTCTGAAGACAATGTCAACGTGATCTCCAACAGTGTTGAGATTCTCCGCTTCCTCCTCGGTGATGGCGATGTTGTACTCCTCTTCTAGATACGCGATGAGCTCTACATAGTCCAACTCATCTGCCCCTAGGTTCTTGAGAGTAGAAGATTTGTCAACATCGGATGGTTTAACGCCTAGAAGGTCTGCAACAAGCATAGTTACCCTCTCGGCGATAGCATTCTCCTCTGTCATAGCTACCTCCTATTCTGATACGTAAAATGGTTACTGGAACCTTCCATCCTATGTTCATTTTATTACCTTAAAATAAGGGATGAGTTATGGCTCAACTTCAGCCTTTTAACATCACTATACTTGACGTAGACAAGATCGTCAAGGACGAGATGCTCAAGGAAGTTACCTCGGAGTTCATCCGGGAGTCGTCTTCCAACAAGTTCCATCCTGAAGGACTGTTCTCTGAGCAAATCTTCGGAGAAGTAGCTTCTCAGGCAAGGTTCTCCAGGTGTGGCTACATCAACCTTAACTGCAAGGTGTTCCACCCTGTGATCTACCAGGACCTTAAAGCCATCAAGAGGTTCTATATCGAGATCCTGTCTGGTGTGTCTTACGCAGTCTGGGATCCTGAAGCTAACGACTTCGCTCGTGCTTCTGAGGCAGAAGAGAACGCTCAAACCGGGTTCTCGTTCTTCCTTAAGTACTTCGACAAGATCGATCTCAAGAAGAACAACTCTCTCCGCCGCAACGACAAGATCGACGTCATCACTAAGTTTTCTAAACTCAAGATGATGGATAAACTTATCGTTATTCCTGCTGGTCCTCGTGACATCAAGGAGGAAGGTGGTAGAGATGAAAAAGGATCGATCAACTCGATCTATGCCTCGATCCTTCGTAACGCCAGGTGCATGGTCAAGGGTGCAGACATGAACCCTCTCTACGATTCCGTCCACTACACCATCCAGAAACGAGTCATTGAAGCGTATGAGAAGATAGCGGAAATGGTTCGTGGTAAGAGAGGGTTTCTCGAAGGTAAGTATTATCATCGTCATGTAGCCCGTGGTACTCGTAACGTAGTTACTGCAACCAATCTGGACGCAGAGTCTCCAGACGATCCTCAGTATCACAAGACCAACGAAGTCAAAGTACCTCTCTTTCAGGCTGCTAAGGGTGGGGCTAACTTCTTGGTCTACTGGTACAAGACACTGTTCTACGACCAGGTTGTTTCGATAACATCAGAGAACGTACCTCTCATTAACCCCAAGACTTACAACCTTGAGTATGTTCCGATCGATCCTAAGGATAAGGATCGTCTAACTACAGCAGAGGGAATAGAGCGTACGATAGACAGGTTCCGTGATCCGTTCAACCGGTTCAAACCTGTTACAATCAACTCAAACAACAAACCCTACTACATGTTCTTGGTGTATGACAAAGATAATGTCATCAACATCATCCGTAACCTAGCTGAGTTCAAACAAGCTCTACAGGAAGCAGGTGAAACATTTGATGAAGCTTATCTTCGTCCCATCACACATGCTGAGATGCTGTATATCTGCGCGTTCTCTGCGTTCCATGGCGGACACGGTCTTGTAACTCGGTACCCAATCACCGATGAACAGTCAATGTACCCTGCGGAAACGCATGTTGTGACAACATCTCCTGCGAGAGTTGTAAGGTTTGCGAGATATGTCAAACCTAGTCCGGATGACGTGATACTTCCTGAGTATCCGGATCTCAATGGTAAGTTCCTGGATGCTTTGATGTTACATCCTACGAGACTGAAGAGCTTGTGTGCTGACTTTGATGGCGATACATGCTCCTGGACACCGATCTTCTCTGAAGAAGCCAATAAGGAATGCGCGGCATACTTGCGTACTCCGGGTAATCTCATATTGCCTTCAGGAGATGCTATTGCAGACATTACGAGAGATCTTCCGGATATGAAGAAAAAATAAATCTGGTAATCTGCGATCCACCTGCAGGACGAGAGATCGTCCTGCAGGTGGGGAGCTTCCTAATCATCCGAATGTTTGCTATCGTAGCGCTCCCACGCGGTCTTCTCACAGTAGGCTTTAACTACAGGGATGTAACCGAGCAGGTCGAACAGCTCCTCGGCAGAGTCGCTATTCAGTACATCCTCGTGACGGTTGTACTTCTTGCGCACACTGATGATCACCTCACCACTGTGTGCACGCTTGAAGCCGTACTCGATGACGTACTTGTCATCGAATCCGTCATGAGATGCAAAGAACTCGTACCGACCATCTCCGAGATGGCCAGCAACGTTGTCCCCATACTCCATGATGAGAGCGTACAGTTCGCAACCAATCTTGTTCCTGAGCTTGTCAACAATGTTCATCGTTTTACTCCTTGTTAGGTGTTTGTGGTTGATTACTACTGCTGTAATTAATGCTTGACAGGAGATCATCTACATTCAACTCCTAGGACACCGGTGAAGGCATCCTAGGAGTCGGTAGTTGGAGTTAGATCATGCAGCCCGTCTCGCTAAGGAACTTGGCGAAGCGAGTTATAGAGCACTTAGGTTTGGCTGCTTTGAAGCAGGCTGTTATTGAGCGATAGACTCTGCCTTTGTAGCGGACTGGTTTAGGGGCGCTCTTGAGAATAACAGGGGTGTTCCTTGCACGCTCTTCAGACCAACCGAGTTTAGTCATGCGCTGGCACACCAGGTTGTCTGCACCGCCTAGTTTACGAGAGGCGGATTGAAGACCTCTCTTCCTGTTCCTGCGATGGAGACGCCACTGGCGCATGTTCCACACAGCCATCTCTGGTGTTGTTCTCTTCAGGATATCGACAAACGTTCCGTAGTCGATAGCAGGTGCTCTGTGTGACACCCTGCGGATATCCAGTTTCTCCTGGTTGTAGAGAGCGAGCATCGAGGGATACTCCTCTCCTGAGAAGATGACTTTCTGTCCGGTCCATCCTCTACGCTGTTGTTGCTGGATTGCCATGATTAAGTCCTTGTTGTTGAGGTATTAGTTACGATAGAATCGTAAGACTCGACAAAAAAGAATCGAACCACCGGATGGTTACACCTCCGGTGGTATGATCCGGTTTGCTTACGTAAGGTACTTCAGTTCCTTGAGCGCATAGAAAGCAGCTGGACCTATGAACGGTACGCTAGCAAGATCTATCTGTGGAAGAGGCTTCCCTTCGCGAGTGTACGACTCGACGTGATAAGAGACGCGGTGCACCTTGACTGAGTTCTTTTCATCGAAGAGGAAGAGCCCATAAATGTCACGCCTGTTATCTTCATTGTCCATGATGAACATGTAGAACATATCAGGATTTGCTTCTTTGAGCATGTCTTCGACATCGGATGAAGGGATACAGTCGAATCTATGTTTCTTACCCTTGTCTATCCAGATGGTTCCATCTGTACCAAACTTGGTAGTCATAGTTCCCATTGCCATCTCACGGATGTAGTCACACATCGTGTCATGGTTGTTCTTACTGAAGTATCTCACAACGAATCTGTCCGTCAGAAGAGTTCTATTCGTGTTGCCCAAATGAAAAGGGTCCGTTAGACAGCAGACACCTACGCGGAAAGGAGACACTTCTTCGGAGCACTCCTTGATTACGTTATCAAGTTCAGACCCTTCTTTGATCTGAAACTTGGTTGAATCCGACACGCTGTCGGCGAACTTTATGTATTGCACCTTGTCATCCCCTTAGTTGGTTGAAGCCATTTTGTTTCATAGGCGGTTTATTCCTATTGATTCGTTCATTCGACAGTAAAGAGTAATGAGGTAGGTAACGGTGGATGGGCATTACATCCACCGTTACCACCTTAACCGAAAGTTAATCTTCCAGTTTTTCAAGACTGAGGATGTACCTGATACTGTCGTCGTCTGTTACATACAACAACTTGTACCTTGCACCTTTCTCAATCTTGAGCAGAAGCATCCTGCGGTAGTCATCTTTGAAATGCCACCTGAACAGGTCTTCCAGAGCGTACATCCGGAGATTGCCATCATCATCCTTGACCAAGACATCGGCGTTACCGAGATCGTTGGATCTGAGTACGAAGTTAACAACAGTTCCAGTAGCGTTCAGTTGAACGGTCTGGTACCGTGTGTTGATGGCAACTATCCAGCCTATGGCAATGATGGCGTAGAGGATGTATATCACAGGGTTAGCGAGCAGGATGAAGAACAACCAGTGCGACACTACTGCTACAACCTCAACGAACCTTGGCCATATTTGCTCGTTTAAGTATTGTTTGAATTTGTTCATGTTACTTCCTTGTTATCCGATCGATCGGAACTATGACAGGAATGTCAGTGCTGTACCACCATATCACCTTGCCAAGTGAACCGAGATCCTCCTCGTACACACTGTCGACTCTTCCGTTAGGGTCGAGTTTAGGCAGCGAGTTCTTAAAGGTTTCAAGACTGATCTTTGACTGATCGAGTGAGTAGAACCCGCATCGATACCATCCAGAATTGGTGAGGGTGTACCCCACTATTGAGGTAGCAATTTCATCGATATCTTGACCGATTAGGTCCACTGCGCTAGGCAGTATTCTGATCAATTCAGACAAGTACGGATGATTGATCGCTAGACAGAGTTTGTTCACATTCTGGAAACGCGTCGTATAAGTCTTAGATCCGAGACTGATCCTGTCACTCCTACAAGCACTCTGGTTAACCAGAGGAGAATTCTTGCGAGCTTCCAAGATCCATCTCATTTCAGATATGACTTCAGACATCGGTCTAGGTTCCTTACGCTCAGGCATAGGGAACGGGTAGTCGCATGCTTGGAACCCTGCTGCACCAGGATGTCCTCCTCCACCAAGAGCTTTAGCGATAGGAAGGACTTCCTTGATGTCATCAGGAGAGTAGACACTGCAGCGATACTTCTTGATGTCCGTCGCGTATTGAGACATGCACAGTGCATCTATGCCTGTCTTATCTGCAGAATCGAAGAATGTGCTATTGCCTCCCTTGATAGCAGCAACAAGACACCTTTGTCCTGACTGCAAAGTTGCCTTGTAAGTAAGGTCTTTGCAGAATATAGCATCTCTTGTCTTTCCGAACGTCTGGATCTGTTCGCCGAGAGCAATGACTTTATCCAGAGCAGCTTTGGCTATGTCAGGATTGTCGCTCAACAGCTTGTCCCAGATGAAACAGGACTTGTAAGCCGGTCTCTGCTCGAACAACTGTATCCCAGAAGCAAACTCCATTGTTTTAGGGAGTTTGAATTTCCAGAGATCGTAGTCGTTAACGTGCTGAACAACCATCGGCATCTCTCTTCCTGGGAAGAGGAACTTCCATGCAAGAGCTGCTCCACAGAAACTAGCATCACGTAGACCAGGCAAGCAAATTCCCTTCTGCTCGAGCAGAAGGTAATTATCTTTGTGATGGTCTATCCAGATACAGTCTATGTTTAGATGCTTGCATTTTTGGAACTCGTGTTCCAACAGAGAGTAGTCTGTGACGATCATCTTGCATCCAGGAATGAATGCAGCGCTCGGCAAAGTTCTCCCGTAGTTGCTGTAATAGATCTTGCACTCCGGATACCGCTTCTTGACAACAGCGGAAGACGCGTAGCCGTCAAGATCAGTGTGTGACACGCACACCACTGGTTGATCGTAGAATTCACTCATGCTAGGTTGCTCCCCGATGATGCAAGGATCGCAATGACCCTTGGATCGTTGGTTGTGATGCTGACGTTAAGCTGCATTGGTTCAGTACCTTGTGTGCAAGTGACCTTGGTGTCATACTTACGCTGACCAACGAGCTTCTGGATCGTGTCACTCAGCTGAGTCTCGATGAGTTTCGCAACTTCCTGTCGATGACTGCCAAGGAACGCGTTGTGTGTTGTCACTTCCTTAGGAGTGTCAACAACAGTAGGTGGGTAAGTCGGTGTGTCGGTTTCTTCGAACTCATTGTCGCTCATGATGTTTCTCCGTTTTCTTCTTGTATGCACTCGAGAACGATTGACACGTCTCGATGCAGTGTTCTGAAATCCTTTTCGACGGAAGCTAGTCCGTCGTTGAAAGCTTTAATCCTTTCATCTAGAGTCTTCATGACTTCCAGATCAGACTGATGTTTCATGTCAGTTACAAGCATGTCCTCTTCTCTACGAAGAGCAGCTACTCGTCTAACAAGATCATCTAGTCTTGTTATAAGTCCCTTGACTGCCTTGGCAAACTTGGATTTGCTGTTGGCTGCTTTAACAAGGGAGTTGCGGATGTTCTCAGATGACGAGTAGATCACGTCATACGGAAAGCCGCTTACGCTATTCGACATGTGTCGTGTCCTTTCTCATCATAATGCAATAGATGAAATGTAAAATAACAAGCTAG